TCTTTTTTTATATCTGATATCCTTTCGATATCCATCTTAACATCTCCAGTAATAGTATATTCCTTATCCATTTTCTTAGGAGGATCCGGGAGCCGGCTTATGGCGAACAACCATGCCAGCTCCTTGTTCTTGTTCTCCCTAAGATACAAGTCAGACGTCATGCCATACATTTTTATGATCGTATCGAATAACGTTGATTCCGATAAACTCATATGCACGCTATACACATTTGATGGTTTCCATATCAAGTTATCCAATCTCATCGTATACTCACGTTTAAGATCTATGTGGGATATTACGGCTCTTACTATAGGTTCTTCCTTGAAGTTGGTATTAGCCACGAACCATACGAGCCGTTTCTCCACCTCCTTGATAGCTCCTGTATCCTTACCCATATCGTTATATACCCCAACGATACGGTCCCGGATCCCCTCGACCTCCGGTGTCAGACCGGGTGTCTCTATCAGCATCAGCAGCGATCCTCCCCTTGGCGTTATCTTCCACTTCCCGTTCTTCTGAAGCTCGATATAACCAGACGCTTTATAGCCGTCTATTTTCTCTTTTGGAATGACATCAGCCATCTCCTCTTTTTGCCGGATCATCAGAAGATACCCGACATCAGACATCGTTAACCCGGACGTCATCATCTGCTCGAAATTTATATACATACGTAAATAAGTTAAAATATTGACCTGATCTTTCTACCTATTCTCTCTAATATATCAGGATGATCATTATCGCTATATATGTCTATCAATGTCTTGAGTATGTACAGCCTTTTATCTCGTTCATCCCAGTTAAACCAAAAGCTATTGAGATGCTTATCTATAGGTTTAAACATCCTTAACTCAGGTATAAGCTCATATGCCAGATCATCATCATGCGCTAATCCAAGCATATCCGCCGATTCGACTATAGCTATACACATACATTTCTTGCTGTAATTCTTTATAGAATCATAAGCCTTTGTCAATACCCTAAGGCCGTCTGCTTTCGACAATCTCTTTCCCTTTTTCATACTGTTTAACTGTGTAAGATTCATTAGCCATACTAACCCTACCAACTGATATGGATTGATTTATTGATTGATTAAGATGTCCTATAACCGACATTTTAGCCCTAACCGTATTAGCGCATCTTAGAAGGACTCGATAATCCTCCAACGCCCGCTCGTACCTTACATCCACCCTAGCCCTTTTATCGGCGTCGGTCATGCTCTTACATGTTCCGTCTTCTCTCAGGCTTATAGCGATCTTATCCCGTATGATCCTGATATCATCCTCGGCTATCACCAGCTCAGCGTCAAGAACCCCCTTGTATGAGCTAAGAAGATCCTCCACCGCCACAACTTCCCTTTTTAGGTTCTCCAATTCCAATATCATTGAGTTATCATTTATCCTTTTATACTCCTGTACTTTATTGGATACCTCATCACAGATACTCATGATCTCCTTTTCCCGTTCCCGGTTTATGATATATCTGATGCTGTATTTAGCCATTTCCTTCAACGAGGATATAATTTCCTTTATCCCCATCTTATCCTCAACCGACAATACGGTCTTCAAGAACATTTCCAGCACCTTTATCACTACAAGCAAGTAATTATGTCTCAATCTCATGTCAATAAGGTGTTTCGTCATGTACTACATTAAAATCATCGCTAGGCGGTATATATTGATGCTCCAAAGGTATCTCTGGGGGCGGCGGTAATGTAACGACTGTCGTATCCGGCCTGCCGCTGCCTACGGGGGCGTCCGAGCCTCCTGGTCTTTCTTGGCGCACCACCCCTCCATCAGGATAATATCGTTCATATCCTTTCATGATATCTACATGTATAGCGTCAATCTCCTCCAATGATCTTTGACGGACTTTTACTATATGATGGAATATAAGTCCATCTACACGAAAAGAACGCCTTGATTCACTCTTAAAACGTTCTAGATTAGGATACCAGCCTTGCGGGAATTGCATGTATGATGAATATCCGTATCTTTTTGGGATATTCAACGCTACCATAGCCGTACACAATTGCCCCAATGTATCTGATTGATAGAAATCAGATTGCTTTGGCATATGATCCTTTGGATCCCGCCGTCCTTCGATATCACGATTGAGTTGGGATATTATAAGAAAGAAAATATTAGGAAAAGTTCTTTTAGCGATATTACACATGGTTATCAACGAGTCGATATTTCTTTTGGCGTCTCCTGAACCTTGTACTAGAGCCGTATGATCTATAGACACGAATACCATTTTCTTATCCTTGTTCGCTGGCATATACTCATTCCATAGAAAGTTTTGAAGCTCATCTACGGTTGATGGTTTAGGGATGTATGTTATTCTGCTAGAGTTCTCTTCCTTGAGGCATCTCTGCATTTCTTTTACCTCATCTTCTGACATCTCGTTAAGGAGTATATCTTGTATGTCTTTCCCCATTTTTTTTGATAGTGAACGTAACATCAAATCCTCTGGATTCATTTCAAATTCACATCTGAGCCATACATAATCATCAGCTTGGGGATTGATATTAACATTCATTACATTGCTCATAATCTTCTGAGCCAAATAAGACTTTCCCACTCCGGGCCTAGCGCCGATAGCCACCGCATGTTGTGGGTAGAACCCGCCCAGCAACGCCTTGTCAAGATAAGCGTATCCAGTACGAGCCGGGAGAAGCTCTCCCGACTGATACTTTCTTATTCTCTCATAGGCATCCATGATGATCTCCTTGGATGACCTCCATATCCTATCCTCACTCATCCTCTTGCGTTTCTATCGCCAGCCGTATCGGATTTAGACCCTCTGTTAGCTGATCTTGATTTATATCTTAACCCCTTAGCCGTATGGCATAAATCCTTTCCCTTCCGATAGGCTTTACCTTTCAGCTTATCGGTCTTGTAATTCTTACGACCCAACTCCCGTCTCTTGGCTTTCTGCTCAGGGCGGGCGTTGATCTTCTTATCCGTCTCGGCTTTCTTTCTTCTAGCCTCCGGATGTGTCCTATAGTATTCAGTCGATCTCCCCATCCTCGTCCTCCTCGTCATAATCATAATCCTCTACGATAATATCCTCTCCATCTAAATATGAGGCTTTATCTCCGAGTCTGCTTCTCATGCTCTCATAAGGATTATCTCCGTTCTCCACCTCCCATATGCATGCGTATGGACCTATTATATCACTTAACCTCTCGGCTCGATCCTCACTTATTCCTTTCTCTATCATCTTATCCTTGCAATAAGACTTGTCGAACATCGACCCTCCTACATAATATCCAGTAGGCTTATGAATAAAAATTACTTTCATCTTTTATATAATTGATATTATCTACCAAATTTATTATTTCTCTTCTTTATACAGTCTCCATAGCCCATATCCATATCACACACCACCGTATCGGTCGTGCTATTTACCACATGGAACAGGAACTCCGGGCATCCGTGGCAGGCGTTGCTCCCGATCACCACCGCTCCGTGCCTAGGGCAAGCCTTCTTTACCATGGTTCTATCATATATCCGTATATGATTATCGCTATACTTTTCAATATATCTCATGGTATTAAGTAGTGATGGCAAAGACATCTTATATGGGGATACATGTTCTATTGGTATATCCAATTCACCAGATAGGCTTTTGTAAATATCCTGCACATCCCGTTTTGTTCTGTACGCAAATATATTAATCTCAGTCATTACCATATCCATACTCCTAAGAAGATCCGGCTTAGCCAGCCTCCCCATCGGCTTCCCGAAAGGATCGGATCTCATCCAAGCCCTACACTTCTCGCACCCAACTTGCTTCCCCTCTACCGTATTTATCATAGTGGATGGGACCTTGCAATACGGGCATACGGAACCGTTTAACATAGCTTTCTGGGCTAAAGACAACTCTTTCATACCTTTTCTTCTATCTCAACATTAAATAGATTGCAGAATCTATCAAAATTCCTGTTCTCTATTCTCATATCCTCCTCATACCTGTCAACCGATTTGATGAAATCATTATAACAGTCCTCGCACATCCATTGATTGATCACCGCCACATAATAGCCTACGGACGTAGGCCTGTTACACATATCACAAATGCCTAAGCACCCATATCTGGTAAGCTTATCCATCATCTCTTGTCTTGTTATTTCAAGCACCTTGAATCCCTTGTAATTATCAACTACCTTTGCCATTATTGTAAATTTGTTTAATTATAAAATAATCTGCTATATCCATCCCCTCATCTATATTGGGTTTTGATTCTAGAAAATCACTTATCTCTATATTCATCCCCCTCATATCCTTGTTTACCTTCTTTCTCCATTCGTTGAAAGCGTCGCCCTTATCCGGGTACAGGACTATCCGCCTCCTACCCAATGTCTCTATCATCTCCCTCTTCAACATATGGATACCGCCACAGGCCATGAATAACCTACTAGGGTACACGATGTTGCAGATAACAGCCGTCTTCTCTGACTCTACTATATACACCGGAGCGTCATTGGGATAGAAGTTGATAAGGAACTCCCCGAACAGGCATTGCCTAAGCAGGTAATCCTGACCGTCCAGTATATGCACCCAACATACATGATCCATGGGAACCTTCACCCTCTTACCATCTGGTCCGTAGTCCATTATCTTCCCGGTCCGCACCACCCAATTCTTATCCAGTTGCCAGAACACACAGCACTTACCCCAGTCCCCTAATCTCATCATCCCCACCTTATACAAGCTAAATGCCCTATTGGTATGATACGATCCGAAGATATTGGATAGATAATCCTGAAGATCGGATGTCTCGAAAGGATTAAGGGTCTCAAACATCTTGCTTACCGGAATGCAGTTGGCTATATCTGGGTTCACAGGAGGCCTGTATCTTCTTAGCACTTTGTTAGAATCGGTAAAAAGATCATTGCTCCCAAGCTCATTGCCTGTTGGATATTTAAAATAACCACATTTATTTTTGTGATCACATACCCCAAACTGCTCCCCTACTATCTGCCCGGTGGTTACATCTACGTACGGCGTAAAACACTTATCCTTGCCGCATTGCGGGCACGTCAGCTTCCTCCTTGGCTTGCTATGATCCAGCTCATACCGATGAACGCTCTTATTGAACTCCCTAAATTCCATCACCCTCTCCTCTCGTTCATGACTCTATATATATAGTCCCTCAGCGGCTCTTTCCTTATCAGCTTATTAACATCAAATTCGCCTTCTATATCTAAGGATCCTATTCTTGATGTAACCGTATAATTAGTTTTCTCGAACTTATACTTACCTTGGAGATACACGACTGTAGCCATGTTAAGTATAGGATTATCGGTCTGTCTCTTAAGCTTATACCGGCTGGTCTTTGCGGTAGGATCACCCGGAGCGAAGTTATATATCTCCTCTATCTCCAATATCTTTCCGTAGTTCTCCATTATCATTCTTTTATATAACTCAAGCTGGAAAGCATACTCGTCATAGAAATTGCCTTTCCTGTTTGATTTGAAGTCTAATATAGCGAATATCCTCCTACATCTCTTTATCTTCTTTTTCTCTGTCTTAGGTTGGCCTTTCTTGGCTCCAGTCTTATAGAACTCTCCTGTCTCGACCTCTATCTCCACCATCTCCGGCTCGCTATCCATCTCCACCACGGCATCCACAGAGGAAGCTACTTTCAATCTTCTTGACCTCAACATCTTCTCAATCAACACAGGTTTTACATGTCTTTCTTTACAGAATATAGCGAATGATATTAAGTCTTCTATCAACTCATCCATATTATCCACTAATATCCGCTCCATCCTATACTTATCTATTCTCAACTTGGCTTCCTTGACAGCCTTTCTTATCCATGTCGGAATCAGTTTCATCTTAACTCCCGTCAGATACAATCCAAATAAGTAATGCATGATCGTACCCAAGTCAGCCCGGTAGTTAGCGTACTCGTCTGGGTCCTTACCCTTGAGTCTCATCTCATTTTTCCATTTTTCTAATGCCCCGGAAGTATCACAATACCCATTCGCAATATTATTGGTAGCCCCATCATATATGATAGGGTATCCATCAGTCCCCATTTCATAATAAACACGCTTGCCAGCCACGGTCATTCTGTATAAGACTGGTGTCGGGATATCCTTGATCCATTCAGCGGCATAATACTGTTGCTCAGTCTCCAGATCATACTCAATTTCTATCTCCTCCTTAGGCTCTTTCTTAGGCTCGTCAACAGGCTTTTCTTCCTCATAGATATCTTCCTTCGGAACCGTTGATAAAACGTCTAATATGCCAAAGAAAGCGGTAAATTTAGGATCTGTATGATATGCCCTTAATATTGGAAGTGATGATCGCCAGTAATATGATGGCGCATGCTCATTCATTTCTTTATCAAAACTCGCCTTTATTACCACTCCATCATCCGTGATGACCATATGATGCCTTTCAGATAAACGGATTCTCATATCATCAAACGATTCCTGATCGCTTATGACTTCCATAATCGTTCCGTTATTATATATCGTGTCACTTATAGCCTCGTATCCGAGAGCTAGAAGTAATCTTTGTTTTCTTCTATCCATAATAATAATCTGGTTTTTAATTTACCATCCTCCTCGACTTTAGGTGCGAGATCCTTCATCTTTTTGGCCACTAAAAGCCATGTGTCACCAAACTCCTCTAAAAGCCGATCAAAATCCATCGTGTCTAGCAGATAGTCAAACCTCGTGTGTTCGTCTATCGTCAAATAAATAACATTATCATTATCCTCAGCGACAGACTTATATCTTCGTTTAGGATATAAGTGGCATATATTGCCTACTCCGGGGCATGGTATATACATCCCCGTAAGGGATCTTCTTACCATACTTAATCTTGCCACATGAGCGCCAAAAAAGATGCTGAGGCTTCGTCCCTTCGGCTTGGTCTTCACCCGTATCGCCGTCCTTCCCTTTGGCGGTAGTTCCCTAGCCCGGCACGCAGGGCACAACCCCTTGCTCCTTATGGCTACCATCCTGCCGCACCTCTCACATGGTAACATCCTACCCTTCATGCTTTTTTCTTTTTATAACTTTTATTAAACTCCATGAGGCTCATGGCTCTATATCTCTTAAGCCTATCTATTTTGCCCTTCGTCCAATCCTGATCCTTGAAATTGATGATCGTGTCGAATATCTGAGCTAGTTCCCGGATATTAAAACTCCTGTTTTGTATCTTCTTATAGAACCCCGATCTGCTATATCCTAATTTAGAAGCTAGATAAGTTTTGTTAGACAATGTGAGGATACGATAAATCGTACCCTCCATCTTGCTTATCTCCATCAACTTCTCGGCGACGGATGATGTGGTCTCATAGCTAGCTTTATTGCTTACTATTCTCATGTTTCTCCGGATTCCTGATCTTACCATCAAACTCGTAAAAGTCCATCAATTTCTTCTCTTCCTTGATACAAGTGACAACGAAATCTGATATGGTTCCTTTCATGCCTTCCTCGAAATTCTTTTTGGCATGATCAAGGTCATTGGCCCGAACGATGTAGTTAAACGCCTTGCGTTTCTCATTGCCCGATTTCTCGTCTATCGTAATATAATCAGCCGTGACCTTATAGAACCGGTCTCCATCCATGGCAAATAATTCCGCTATCCGGAATCGTTTGATATCAACGCTAAACTCACCGGAGATAAACGGTCTCATCTCTTCTATAATTCTAGCCTCACACTCGGTATAAGAAAGAGCATCTACTAAATATTCTTCCTTAACCTTCTTCTTCATGCCATTCTCGGCATCGGTCTCATAAGAAACCGTACATTTAAACCAATTGTGCATCTTATTAATCTATGTTGTTGTTAAACAATGGGTAATCCTTTATCCCTTCACGAATATATCTCTCCGTATCATCATCCACGTCATAAGCTTTCTTAAAAAACGTCATAGCCGTATTCGTATCATGATCCACCAACGGAAGATATTCCTTCATAAAAAGAGTTCTAAGATGATTCATGTGATCAATTTTGCGCCTTATATCAATTACTTTTGGCCATATCTCGGCACGGATTTCACACATCTTTTTTGTATTCTCCTTGTATTTATCTACTTGATCTTTATACTCCTCCTCAATCTTATTATTCTTGTCCTTGATAGATTTGTAGGTCTCCTCATCTTTTGTATCAAACATTGGAATATGCTTGATATTGATTATATCCAATTTGTCGTATAGTTTCTCATTGGATACAGCGAAATCATATCTAGTCCTGTATAGATCAAATTCACTTAAGAACTTAGCTATTTTAATAGCATCATCCTGATCAAGAACGGCTATATTCAAACCTTCTAGATAATAAAAGAAATGAGACGGAGAAATAGGTTTATAATCATACGTCTTCATGACTGGAGGCTCATCTATGAATCTAACACCTTCCTCGACACATCTTGTTATGATCAATCTATCTATCTGCTCGTCAGTAAGATCATATATCTCCTGATCGGTCATCTCATTAATTGTCTTCATCGTCATCCTTCTCCATCATTATAGCCTTTACTGCCTTTTGTTTATAAACCTCACTCATAAGGCAGGTAAAATCCATATCATCCATACCAGCCATAACATTGGCTTCTACTTCCAAATTCATCTCAATGTTCATTACCGAGACTTCATAGTTACTATCATCTTCTTTATAGAAAATGACTTTGCCACCATACTCGAAATCATCATCTTCGGTCTTAACCATATCGATGATCTTCTCCAATTTCTTTACAAACTCACTCTTTTTCATATATGCAATTTTTATGTGTCTACAAAAGTAGACATTTTGTTTTTGAATTAAATTAAATAAACATTATTAATAGTTAATACTATCCTTCCTCCCATCATTCATATTTATTCTTTTAAGTAATTATATACAACCTTGCGCTTGATGTAAGGTTGTATATAATCACCTTTCCATATTTCATTCAATTATAGAATAGGGTATAATTGCCTTAACAATTATACCCCAACATCTGCTCCATCTTCTTTAATCCAATTATCTGTATCGCAATGCCAACAATATCCTGTTTTGGAATCCTCTTTATGAGAATGAGATCCGCAAGTAGCGCACCAATAATTATCATCCGTATCGTATGCATAGCTTTTATTCTCATGCATCTTAGTCACTCTGGCTATTCTATCTTCTAGCAGTTCTTTTAGATAAGGGCATTTATAAGGTCTATTCTCTTCATGTAGTATATAAAGATCTATGTCCATCATATTCCCCATCCTGTCCGTGCACATACACTCGGCGGCATGACGTACGCTATCTTCCGGCATCCCCGGGACTATCTTCCGGATCACTGCCTCCATCTTCTCTTGGTATTCGGTGTCTGCCTTGATCACCAAATCCTCTAATTTATCTATTAAGCTCATGATCTTTTTACCTTTTTATATATAACGTCTATATCATCTTTCCTATCTACATCAATACAATGGGTATCCTTACAGTAATAATTCTTACTATTATTAAATACGCATCCTTCACAACTAGCGTCACTGGATTCAATCACCTCCAGTTCTACTTCTTTCGAACCAATATTATATTTAAATATAGAGCCTATCTTATGATACCCTATATTCTCCAAAGTTATATTATCATTTTTATCAGACATCAACTCGGCTACAAATGATCCCATTTTATAATTCGAATTATTCTTACTCAATAACTCCTCGCACTCATTTTTGTCAAATCCGAATGTCCTTATAAAATATCTCGCCATGACAAAGTCCTCCAAATCCACTAAACTCTGTACGCATAACCATATCCCTTGTCTTATGCCTTCCTGCTTAGTCTTATCAATCGCACTCTTGTTCATAATTCTATTTTCTTAAAAATTACACTTTTACCATCCTCCCTAACACTACTAAAACACCTCATGTTTCTACATATATCCGTATCCACAAAACAACATTTACTACAAATGTCATTCCTAATGACTGTCTGACATGCTACCGCTTTTATAATTTTATTATTTATTCTAAAAGAGTGAACTACACCTATTCCAGGGTCCAGAGGACGATCATTACGATATACATCATCCATCTTATCTATCCTCACGACTATTATATTATCATTCGTCTCACGCTCACTCTTATTACATCCTTTGCATAATATCTCGCTATTTGATAGATAACATCCATTACATCCCAACCTTGATCTTTTTACAGCCTTGATCTCCACCATCTTCTTTTGGTTGTTCATGAAGCTATATGTCTCACCTATTTTCATTGTAGATATATCTATGTCAATCATCTGATTATCCTCATCTAAATCTATCTTACGACCGAATACCGTATCAATAAACTCAAGCATCTCATCATTAAACGATCCGCTTTCTTCTTGCAGCTTCCTACATTCATCCTCGGTCAATCCACAAGAAGACACCAGTTCCTCTGCGGCCTGCGTCCAGCGCCCGCCGTGGGCTAGCTCCTGAACCGCCAGCCATATCCCTTGGTTCATGCCCTTCATTCTTGTCTTATCTGAAATATTCTTATCCTCCATATTCTCAATCATTTTTAATTCTTGTTTCCAAAAAGCTATATATCCATCCTCTATATTGCTATGATATACAACATCATTGGTGCCATTATCCAATATCTCATATACGTCACCCGACTCATCCATTACCCCACGAAAAATGTTCTCTCTATCCAAAAAATAACATGGTTTCTGTACTTCCGGTAGAGAATTATCTAATGATATCCACTCCGATCCAATTACGGTTATTGTAGCTCCCATATGATTCTTCGTTTAATATTACTATTTTAACCTTAAATCCCAACACATGATCTATTATATCATCATCCACCATATTATCCTCATTGATAATACCTTCGCTCGCACGCTCCAATGACTATAACAGTCTGTTCCGCACCCGCACGCCGTGAATCTCCCGTTATCGAACTCCCAGACCAGAGGCCGGAGGCCGCATCGTGGACACGGCAACCATTCCATTGGATTCTCCGGCTTCTTGTAAACATCAATACACTTATACTCTACTGTCATAATTAGTTCTATTAAATTGATCTGATCTTTTGATCTCTCATCTTATTCTTATCCTTGAACATCATTATCCTATTTACAATCCCCTCCGATTCCATGTACGTCGAGAATCCATGTATTCTTAGATATTGGATGGCTGATAATGATTTTTCTAGCACATCTTTATATCCTACATCTATCTTAACTTCTTTACCCATAGTCCTCCTCCATTTCTCATATCCAACTTCTACTCATAACACTATTATAATCTATTCCATTATTCATAACCACTTTATTAAAGGCCTCCTCGGTATACGCCAAAGACTCGCCCCTATTAGCTCTCTCGATATTTTCGCTCATCATCCCCATAGCCTCGATCAAGGCCGCTGATGAGTTGGCTATTAACTTAGCCGCTTCCATTATCTTATTGTCATCCATAATCATATTACTTTAACTTCCTCGTTCCACAAATGTCTTTCATATACCATGGTTGTTCCTATTAGGATTCCGGTATCTTCTCCCCAATATTCAAGTATTTGATTCCTGAATTTGTGACGCAATTTTTGTATTCCTCCCTTGTTTTTATCATAAGAAGAGTAATCTGATAATCTTACTGTCTCCATCGTTTACCTCCTTCATTTGTTCGTATGCCAATCTTTCAAGTTCCGGCATGGTGTTTGTTTCTTCTTATTTTCCCCCATACTTATTTCTCATTTCATTAATATAGCTCATATACCAATCTTTTATATCCTCTTCACTATCCATGTTATACTCTTTATTGAATGGATCGTATCTGATAAACTCCTCTGTTCGGCAGAATGGGCATGGAATTTCTTCCAATGGCTTGATTAGAACACCATCATCACCTACATTATCCAGATCATATAATATGCCATCTATGCAAGTTGCGTCTGGATAATTCGCACCGAAAAGCGGAAATTCTGGACATGTGTTTCTCATGCTTGTACTATTCAAATTCGTTCTCATATTCCTTTCTCCTATCCACTTACTTTAAATTCAAACCATCAGGTGTCAATATCTTCTTTTCCAACAAATCAAAGAGAAGCATCGCCCTTGACTCCGCCTCTGTTTTCCCAAATCCGCTATACACTTCTGTTGGCGAATCGTAGGCATTGTAACGAACATAGGCGGCTTCGTAATATCTACTATCCCTATTCGGGAAATATTGTGTCAACTGCAACCATTCATCCCATATTTTTGATTTACTGACATTTATCATACTTGGTAGTATCTCTCCAAGTTCATGACTCATATAAGCCGGTATGAGGTCGCCTTCTTTTCTATATGAATACCTCATTGTATTTTGCACGACTGAATCTATCTGGGTTTCCCCTCCTTTCATCTCTTTCACAAAATAAAATTCCGACTCCGAATTTACGCCCAACTCATGCAACTTTAGCGCAAGCTCATAAGGGCACATAAAATTTTGATATTTCATGTTATTCTATATTTTCGTTTCTGTAATCCCCGGCATAGTCCAACCATACCCTGTAATCATTTCTGTACTTGGCCGCCTTTATTTTCATATTCCGGTATATATTCTTATTCACATTTTCGCCAAGTACTCTCCCTACCTCCTTCTATAAGACCGCCCCGATAAGAGGATAGACGTCCGAATAATTGCCTTCACACTTTTCGAAATCTATCACCTTGTTCCCTATTGCCCGCTCCAATGCCTTATCCATTGCCTTCACGATGGATTCTTGCACATTTTTATATCTATTGATAAAATCCTGTCTTATAGATACCACATCTCCTTCTTTAATACTCATATTTTCTTACGTATTTATATGTTATTTTATTACTCAACCAAGCCAACGAGCAAGGGCTGCGCCTTGTCTTCCCCGACTGCCTACCCATACACGCCGGCTCCACCGGTAACGCCACCCATGATATCTTGGATGTTTCTCCCGTAAATCTGATAGTGATTGCCATAGCTCTCAAATGTCAATTGATAGCTGTTTAATTCCATCCTAATTGTCTCGCAACACCTTCCATCTCGCTATACGCTATCCGGTGACATCCGACAGTCAGTATATCATTTTCATAACGATTGAACGCCCATCTGTGACCGGTTACATCCAATGCCAAATCACGTTTGAACTGACCACCATCATGGAACACTTTAATCAATCCCCAAAGTCTTTCAGCTTCAGTTTGTGTTATCTTAATACCCTTGCTGGTTTCAATTCTGCCATTCTTAATACGCAACCATACGTTCGGCTGATCATTCTCAAACCAACAATAATAACTCAACTGGGAAATCTCGCCAGACTTCCACATTTGTATCCGTTCTTCCAATGTTTTGTTACGAACCTCTTCCTCTTTCCTTGCCTTTTCAAGGGCTATAGCCTCTCTCTTTTCACAACCTTCCGTCCATCTTTGGTATCTGATCGTATATTTAGCCCATGTTCCTTCACCACAAACTTCATCCACAACCACATTAACGGTTCCAAGGACTTCCAGTGCTTGATGATTCAACAATATCTGGAAAATACGTTTCAATTCACGGACATGTTCACGTTTAATCTTATCTGATTCCCGTGATAATTCATGGTTAGTTCCAAGCCATTCGTTTGCGCTCTTCTTAAGAAGACGTTTGGGAGTTCCCATATCGAAGAACTCAATATAACCCATCAGATTTCTAAAAGCTCCCCAAACATTCTGATAAGGTAATTCAGTTCTGGCTTTCTTGTATTTTTCAATAGCGTCTTTAATGGATTCCAACCCACTGGTGACAAATGCCATATTACCAGTATTTGACATATTATATCCAACGCTAAATACCTTTGAACCAGTAGGTATTGCACCGTAAATATATCTCTGATGCGCACTGGTGGAAGTAGAATAATATTCATTGTTAAGCAAATACGCCTTTTCCCCACGCTTATTTCTTACGATTCTTCCTACCTCAAAGTGATAGCCATAAGAATAAATACTTTCACCTTCAAAGAAGAAATTGCTACCTCTAGCTGATTCTTTCTTTTCGTTCGCCCATAAATGAGCTACCATATAGTTATTCATATCAATGTTTTTTTGTTATGTAATTACAGATGGTATATAATTACCTTAGTTTAATCATTGTACTTGTGAAAAATAAAATCCGCACATTCTCCGGGGAGTGTTCCTGCGTCATTATACCGGTAGAATCCTTGTGTTTCCAAGTCTACATCTACCGGATAACCTTCTGCTGCTTCCAAGAAGCGTTTGATTTCCTCACATTCTTCATTCGTTAATCCAGTGTAATCATCATTGATTAACGGGCAAGCCCAATAAATCGGAAGCCTGTATCTTATTACCTCTATATTCATAATCTCATCAATTTACAATGTGAATTTTCAAATACGGGAACCATTCCATGCGCCCTGAAATACTCGGTCGCTATTTTAAAAGCGTACAAGGCAGGTCTTTCCTGGATATTTCGTGTTGTCTCATAAAGAGATATTGGCTGGCAAACATAGAATTTCTCATTACCAAGACACCCAAAAACCCCATCCAAATAACTTTCATCACAATTAGTGCCTCCCAGTATCAATAAATCACATCCTGTCTTTCGTGTTCCGAGAATAAATGTCTTATTCTTGTTTTCCGGAAGCATGAATATTTCCTTATCAATCTTAAACCAGTCAATCTGGCAACTCTCTACATCCCGGAGAACGATCTCATCAATCTCACGGGCATATTCTTCTTGTGTTTTCACACTATTTCATTTAATGGTCCAACATAAACATCTCCATCTTCATAATAAAGTCGATCTTCATACTGATTATGATGAAGCTCCTCACGTATCGCATCTTCATCGTCAACCCAATGTTCATATTCCTCATGCCATGACCTGAAGAAATTATCATAACATTGCTCTATCAAATCCTCTAAAGAAAAACCCTCCGGATAAGTACACCATGCATTGTAATAATCAATTATAGGTTTCAGGAGATATAAATCATAACACATCCCTGTCAATGGGAAATTATCTCCATAGTCAAACATCACCCTACTATATTTGTGCTTATACTCGTATTTCCCATCAACATATTTACATGGCGTGGAGAAACACCTGCCCTTGATAATATGTGGCATAATGTTGTTGTTGATATACCTGAACAGTAATTTGCCACATAAGTTATTAGGATATATATCCTTATCATAATCAGTTGGATGACAGCATATAGGATCATTGTACTTGAATTTGAATCTAAAATCATACCTCGTATATCCAACTTCCCAGCCATAAGCCTCAGTATTTGTCAGATCCCCAAAAGACTTCATGGTGCTTATATAATCATCACCATAAGCTTCCATGCAACAATCCATTACATTCCAGCGCTCACGCTCTATGATCTTTTCTTGTGAGTCTTTTGACAGCTCATCAAACTTATACACTTTTAATACAATCTCTTTCATAATTCCTCCTCTTTTAATATAACTAGATCCCTAACGTCAATTGAATGACTTACGTACCTCCTTATGTTCACGTTTAGAGATATGATTGTGGCTATTCTCACGAACCACCACAATCCAGATTCAGATATTACTCATCCTTTATCTTTACGAATGGGTTTTCTACATAAAACTCCACTACATCCTTAGATTTTATAGATGTCACTATACCGGTGGTATCCACAAATCCATCTGTCTCATCCATTGTCAAATCTTCTATTTTATCTCCCGGTAGAAAACAAAGATTATAGTCTTGATCAATATACATAATCATCTTTAACCTAACCATGTCATCAATGATGCCTTTCATTCTCTCCACGACATCCAATTGATCATCACTAAGCATTAATTTACTTTTTGAAGATTTTACTAATCTCATGTCTCCATTCTTGTCAACTACAGTCAAGTCATTGAATTTATACACATCTTCACATGTTCTGTAATATGTTTCCTTACAATAAATTTTTCCTTTATTATCTATTTCAACATCAAAACATTCCAACTTACACTTGACAGCTCTTCCGTTTTTGTATTTCCATACATCACCTATTGGAGCGAATCCATATAATGACTTAAAAACATCATATATTGATAGTTTTGTCTTAGGGATGCTCTTGCCCTTTTTAAAACATTCTTCGGACGAATAAAATAATTCCCCATCTAATGTCTTCTCAGTCCTACATCCTCCCCATGTCCCTACATATCTAACTACTCCATATGTAAAACTGATCAAGATCTTATTAATCTCAAACCACTTTAATTTTTCTGACATATCGTCAAAAAGATATCCACTCTCTAAATAAACTGATAAATACTTTTTCATTTCCATAAAAATTTATTTTTTTAAAATTAAACAACATCATTTGCCTTGATCAGTCTCAATACTCCTCTAAGTATCATGGTTTTCATGATACAACTCATAATATTACATTGAACTTCTCATTTAAACTATCTAAAGCTCTTTGATACTCCTCTTCCCTGTCGAACTTAATTTGAGTTCCACCATCCAATCCAAAAGATAGGTGGAAGGATATAACCCAGCCCGATCCGTCCACAGCCTGCCCCTTGGGACCCCACGACATCACATGTTTCTTGGATATCCACCATCTTCCTATCTGTACGAAATCAGGATAGTTGTTAATCAAATACCCTATCTGGATATTCAGATAATCAACGTTATCAAAAGAAATTATGTGATACTTGTTCCTTATCCTTATCTTCAGAAACGGATTGTTCCCGTAATATGCGGCGAACGCCGACACTACGGACATAGGATACCTTACGCCTTTTATTATCACCCATTTCATATACAATACCTCCTTATATTAAACTATTTAATATAAATTCATCTTCCTCCGTTCTCTCATTCATAGGCTTATTTTGTACCGTTTTGACAAGATCAAGCACTTCATCCCAAGTCCTTTCTGATAGCGTCCCATTATTTATGCCACAACACCTACATCCACTAGAAAATACCGGTATCATACTTCCATCACACATCCTAACGAATTTATATCCTGCATATTCATTGCATAAGGGACATCTTCTTACTGGGATAAACCTTATTCTACCTCTATTAATGATACTTATTAATACCTCACGATTCATATTATTCCCTTAATTTACGTTTAACCTCCTTAATATATTTAGGGGAATGTAATCCCCTATGTAGTTTTATCGCCCGATCTATATCCTTTTTAGGATTATGATGAGATTGATATATCTCGAACATTTCCCTAGCCTTGACAGGATTCGTTCGATCATCGTATCTATACCGCTTTTTCTGCCGTTTGAGGCGTAATATCCTATTAACCTCATCAACGTATACCCTTTTCATTTGCCATCTTCCTAAAGCCCCGGAGGAGGCGTTATACGCACGATCGTCATCCCTTGACTCCACGAAAGACAGGGCGGCCGCCAGCTTATCCCATACCCGTGCCTCGATCACGGCAGGCCTTGGGGCGTGGGGCAAGCCACCGCTCCCTTTTGGTGGTGTCAGTATCACCATAGCCATCATAAGCAAGTATCTTGTCATATCTTATCCATATCAAAATTATTATTCACGATCTTATCACCTATGTTAATTTCCCCCATATCCAAGATATTTATATTATTTATTATACTCCTTACCCAAAAAGAGGATATAATAGCAGAATATTATGATATTAAGACATAAATCTGTCTATTACCATACTGCCATATTTATCCTCCGTCCAATACCATTCGTATCAGTACACAACTTTTATTATTATGGTCATAAATACACTCAATCATTCCTTTTTCAAGCCGCTATCGCCATTAAGATTATCAGCTATACCCAATATCTTCGAAATAAGAGCCTTTTTAGGCTTATATTCGTCGTTTATGCTTATAACCGAGTAGTTGTATACCACGCCTTCTTTCGAGACCTCCACGCCTACGTATTTAGGCGCAACGGCATCCCTATGCAACACGATAAACGGGTTTTTACTGTCCAGTTCATTTATCAACTGGTTAAACTGTCGCCTTGTCATCTGATAGTGATATTATTTCCATGTTGTAAATACGATCTCTCTTTACCCTTATCTTCTCGCACAGCTCATCGAAGCACCCATCTTCTTCTAACCTACCAACATAATATGATACATTCGATTTAGAGCTTCCTTGAAGATATATATATCCTCTTATATTCCTTGAGAAAAAATTAGGTAAGACCATCTTTTGTCTCTTATCCTTATTATCCATATAAGATATGACAACAACCCATAATTCTGGTTCCCGTTCTTTTACCGATAACATAAGATCGAGACCCGATTGACCATTGATATTCCTCCTGCCAGTTTCGTTATAACGAAGAATAATATAATCATCCGCTTTATCATCCTCAATCATCACGACCATAGGACTATTACCCTTCCCATTATCACATAATACTCTTGCCTCTTTTCCGTTACGTAGATATACCTTATCGTAATCTCCGTTTTTGTATATCTCGAAATCAAACTCTATTATCATTTTATTTCCTCCTATTGATATATTGTTGCGTACGTCCTTCCTCTATCTTCTCGAAATAAAACTTATTCCCATATAACCGGGTGAAGCAGATGTTATACCCGAAATGCTCCGCACGTCTGATTTGCGCATAACCTCTACTGATGTCCTTATCATCAATCAGCGTAACAAAACAATGTGATCCTACTTCTGTATTCAAAACCAAATTTTCCCAATCTTTTACCTCCATATCAAATCTCCTTAAATAATTTTTTGTTATGATTATCGCTATTATACCATTTGTCAATATCATCGTACTGCTTTGGATAAACCCCATAGGCCTTACACCACCTAGGTAACGGCCCGTTCAACGCATCTAACGCCGTCGCAAGGTCGAACGTAGCCTCCTCCTTGATACAACACCCCGATCCACTTCCACGGCTCGGTATATAGGCTCTACTATACGCTACGCTCATTCCATATTCCCCATGACTCAGATACCCGATGTTGGGTGAATCAGGGAAGGCGTAATACAACATTATATAATCACCCTTACTCCAACCTCTATTATAAGTATCATCCTGCCATGCGAAAACCCTGCAACCGGCTTCTTTTAATTCCGCTGCCGCTCTTTTTAAAATATTATCTTCCATACTACTTACATTTAAGTTACGCCAAGGTGCCGGGAACCGACCCCGGACCATATCCGCACACGTACGATTATGATATATCCTTCCACCCCGCCAAGGTCATGGTCACAATATTAACAAACTAAAATCTAATGTTCATATCATTACACATCTTAAAGAAGACCTCCCTTATGATCTTTTTATACAAGATGTATATCTCATCATTATCATCATCGAACTCCACTTCCCATGAACGTAATAAATACCTGATATCGCAATCCGCTATATGAATCCTGAATATAGACGGAACGCTCATTATGTAGTCCTCGAAAGCTTTCTTAATCCCATCCCTTTTGATATGTTCTTTATACTCATCCTTAAACACGTTAAGCATAAAAGCCAGATACTCCCTATCATATCTAAACTGCTTTTTGTAATTATCAGTATCTATATGATCTAGTATATATATCTCTATAGCGTCCCTGTCGTATCTTAACATACCTCTTCCTCCTGTTTTTGATATTTAATGACTCTTTTCTCCCCATACGCCTTCGCTAACTGAATAAGCTGGCCGGTAAATACCTTAGTACGGTGTTTTACGATCTTATCCACCAACTCCGGACATCTGGTTTTCCACCTGTAATTTACCTCGCCCTTAGCTTTCTTCTTGTAATACCTGTAAAATGTTACGGCCACTACCACTTCTCCATTCTGCTCGAAAGCAACCAAATCGTAATTGTTGTAAACTATTTCGTTCATGTCGTTATTATTTTTATGTACTTAATCACCTCTTCTGGCAAGGACGCTAGATCCTTAACCCTTTTCCCAAAATTGTATGAATGTCTCCTATATGGATAATAATCACCAACATACATTCCTACTCCTTGTGGATGAAATGGATTTTCGCTACATGCGAACATAGGATAATATACCAACCCATTACTATCTTTACCACTTACACATATTATCGTGTATCTATCTACCTGACCATCGCCAATATCATACACCCTTACTTTTACCTTCACGCCATTGGCGTTTGTTATAACATTATTCATACGCACCTCCTTTGTTATTCACCATCAAACTAATCTATCTCCCTACCATATATAGTATACGATCCACACCAGCCACGATTCTCATTCGAGACCCTAATATGATCTACAGGCTTATCTCCTGCCATGCAATTGGCGTAAGATAATACCGCCGACATGCTTCTAAACCCGGAATCCATCGCTGATTTAATAATCTTCCTATTATACCCAAATACCCATATCTTTATAACATCTTTCTCTTTTACCGTCCTTCTTACTCGCATAATCTTGCCATATAATAAATAAACATAAAATCTATCTTATCACGATCATCACGATCCACCCTATGCCCGGTCAAATCCAGAATAACACGACGTTTCTCTACTACTGGTATATTATCGACCTGGATCTTTATATACCGGTATTCCATGACCTCCAATTTCTTGGATAGTATATCCCGAATATCTTGCCGACGGAAATACATGTTTATCCCTATGTGGCTGGATGTTAAAAGACATTCGTCTATTATCCCATCAGTATCGAACAACAGTAACATATCGTCCCTCTCGATAGTATATTCCATATCAAGGATCTTGATACGTTTACCTCCATCCTCCTTCTTAGCTATTAAAACCTCCGTCATTTCATTCTCTGTCGTAAGGATATAATACGCCTCATCCTTTGTGATATTATCACGCAGATAAAGCAGCGCTTCATCTTGTAATTTCATAATCTCGTCCATACTATTAGTATTTTATATTACCACGCCAAAGGAAAGAACGGCAGCCGACACCCGCAGCCTACCACGCAGTGACACCGCCGCCCGTTCCCCTTGGTATTATTCTGGCACCTCTAATTTCCCGTAATAAGGATAAAAACAACCGTCTCGATAAACCGAATATCTGAGCGTTTTATCCTTTGCTTCATAGATGGAAACACAACCGCTGTTATAAGCGTTGGATAGTTCTTTTGCTACAAATCCGCCTATTTGTTTATAGGTTTTAGGTGTATCCCTCAACGGTCTGCCTACATATATTTTTACTCTTTTGCACTTCTTGTCGCCTACGTATATATCCTTTTCTCTAAGCTCCGTTAAATACATGAATCTCATATCAGCCGATTTTAAATCCAACATTCCTCTACCTCTATCTCCATATGATCCGCCCAATCACATCTATCAACATCCTCTCCATCCTCAAAGTAATAGTAAGCCCATACCTGTACGCCTCCTACCTCTATATATCCATCACTTTTCCATTCTATCAACCCGTCTTGCCTTACCACGTTGGTAGGCTCAGCCCCTAGCGACAGCAGATTATTTACTATACTACCGCCAAATACGTTCCTTGCTTCTTCTTTCGTCATATCACTGTCAGATTTTTAATATTACACTAACGCCAAAGGGGAACAGGGACGGACGACCAGCGGGACCTACCCCACGCCATCGCCGCCTCCTCCGTTCTCCCTTGGCTTCCTACATTCCCACCATCACCCAAAGAAACACACACACCCATACATAAACATACCTTCATACACATAAGATTCCCTTACCATAAAGATACCCTTGTTTCCCCGGGATTCCTTATCTCACCTTGGATTCCCCTGTTTCCCTTTATTTCCCTTGATTTACCTTGATTTACCTTGATTTACCTTGATTTACCTTGATTTACCTTGTTTGGAGGTGTCCCCTCCCGCAAAACAAATCAACCCCACCAACTCCCAGCACAAAAACCAAGACCTTCCTCCCGATTGTTCCACGTGGAACGCCCGATTAGTCTAGGATATCGAGATCCTTGTTCTTGATTGCCTTATATACTTGCCTAATACAATGTATTGATAATAAAACCAATAAAGAAACTATGATTATAGGCAGAGCGTCGCCCGTAGCTATAACATACCGCCCCAACTCAAACGCCATATACCCACAAAACAAGGTAAGCACCAAATATATAAATACACTCATAAAAAATATACAATAAGTAACCACGATTTTAAAATTGAACGCAAATAATACAATTAATTGAGTATCAATAAAATAATATATATCAACCCCTAGAGCTACCTCTAAAGGAAGACAAGCCTAGATATAAATAAAAAATATACAATAAGTACCGCCTATTATATACCTTTTAGGATCGATTCAAGCGCAAAACCATACATAAGGGCACAATATACCCGTCCGCATGGATATATATGTATACAAAATAATGCTAAATAAAGCATTTTACTTACACATTTTCGGTCAAGGCTTAAAATTTACCGCCTCATCACTTTTATGTGTAAGCAAAATATATACATATGCTATAATTTTGTAAAATATAGGCACAAAAAAGCCCTTTCGTCCTATATCACTACAGTACGAAAGGGCACAAACTTTAAAATCAAATAAAAACAAACGACTACTGTCGTAATTTGTTTGCCATGTAACTAACACGTTCCCGCCTACATTTATCAGACTCCCTACTACAATCTAATTTATTTGACTTGTATAGCTCTTTGGTAAGCTCAACGTAGAACTCAATTTGAGACTTTCTTGCGGCGTCTAAAGCCTTTTCCTTTTTAAGTGCTAGTTTTCTATTCAGATTATCAAACTTTCTCCTATACATAATTTATTCGTTTTAAATGGCACCAATAAGAAACGGTAAGCCGGGGGGCAATACGGCCGGCGTTATCGATACAGCCAGCCGCACGCCCGCACGCCCGCCAATTAATTTGTATTGGTCCCTTTGCCGACAACGAAGCCGGCCAAATACGTACATACGTCACCCGTGATACGTACCGACAAGGCGTATCTTGCCCGTCAATTTAACCGCACAAAATACCCTTGTAAGGGTTGTTATTTTAATTAATACATATAACATATAGGTATTTAAGCAACCCTATATGTTATTGCATTGACATATTGGCACGGTTATAACCCCGTGATGCACTCCATGCGTGCTACTCTTACTACACATGGACATACGCCCTATACATGCGTATATACACCAATATACCCCGTATTATAATACGGCCTATTAAGGAGACCTTAACGTACTAACCCGACTTGCAATAAGGCCAAAAGGATAACGGTACGTCTCCGGACTGGCAACACACCCAAATCACATTGTTAAGCGGCGATCTATATATACATGCTATCGATACCCTACCAACATGTATATCCTTATTGCAATATGTTAAATAACTCGCTATTTTAGTCTGAGTCCAGTTGCGCGACGAGGACGCAATAGCATGCAACCGTTACGGGCTATTATAGCCCGCCTAATTATCTATCATTTTTAGGGTGTGTTAGGTAGTAAGTAATACATTTGGCGATCAGATTGTAAGTATATCGTTTGATGGGTATGGCACACTTTACAATGCGTTTGTCTGATCCGTTAAATACCTCATAATATACCCTTCCATCAAACTGAACAGGCTCGTTATATCCAAATCGTTTATGATTTGTACCCAATACCGCTATACTCTCTATCTTATCTACTGTCGTATTTACATTCTTATCTTGATCCTGTTTATCGTAATACTCACGTTCAATTTCTTTATATGCACAAAAGGTATTGTTAACTCGTGGCAATATTTCTTTGCATAACTGGATTACTATTTCTTTTTCCTTTGCCAAAGCAACTAAAGCAGGTACAACTGCTTTATCTACTTTAATATCATTATCCTTTAGTATCTCATTTATTTCTTTTCCAGATTTAAATAGTTGGCACCACGCCTTTACGGCACCTGTCAATGTTTTCTCACTTGCTTTTTTAACCTCACTTTGCACTTTGTTAAGCTCCTTATTTGTCATTAGATTTACCCATACCTTTGGGATTTATATTGGCATCTGGTACGCCTGTTTGTTAATACTGTTATCTTACAAGGGCAAAGGTAATACAAGTTTTATCACCAAAAAAATATTTTGCAATAAAAATTCAACGATTATATATAATAAAACCAATCAAATATAAATATATATTAAAATATTGGTTTATATTATTGATAACCATCAAGTTAAATCAAAAATAAGCATTCTTTTTTAGTCGGCTGATCGTTTGCCGTTCCCATTTACCGCCTTTCGTGGATTGGGGGGGGCGGCCCCAAAAACGGCAGCCCGGCCGGGTAGATTTCGGGGAGGTGGTCCGTCCCGCATATCCCCGCAATCCCGCATACCTCTACATGTGATGCGCATCCCGCATATCCCTCATATCCCTACATGTCCGTCATCCCAACATATCCCAAATTTTATTATATTTGCGACATAATTAAAATATAACATATTATGAATAAAGAAGTTAAATACATGGGGGGGGGGTATTTTAACCCTCAGATAAGGAGGGGGTATGTTTAGGCGCAGGACTTCTTCTCCCGGTAAGATCCATTACCGTATTAATATAAACAAGAACATGTGCCCTAATCCTGTAGACATATATATAGACAACAATATATATCAATATGGTTTCAATAGCGCTTATCTTGATATATATCGCGATAAGAAGATAAATATCATAAGCATAAGTGGGCAGGTAAATTACAGGAATCCACAAAATGAGTACAATGTTTTTCTTGGCGTAACCGATGGTGTTATAGAAGGGTCTTTTACGTACGAATATAATTCTGGTCATCACTGTGTTTTGGCTAGCAATGTTATATACGGTAATAGGATAACTAATTTTACTCCTATAACTACGATAACCGAACCTAATGAAATTATTAACTTCACTTACGATCCCAGGGTATCTTTAGATAGTATAGAAAGACATTATATAGATTGGGGTGATAGCAGTTATGTGATAAACGGTAATTGTATAAGGACAGATCTTTGTGAGAAATGCAAATTTGAGGTTACTGGGAGAAGCAAATACAGATCATATCGAGTAAATGTAACCATAATATGATCATAAGGGATAGCTATATGAATTAAATAAGCTATCCCTATACTTATAATTCCTTCATAAGATAATACGATCAAGGATCTGGCACGAATTTATCCAAGTCAAAGTTCTTGGCATAATTCCAGATCCTTACATACCTAAACATTCCTGGAAGACCCATATCATATGCTGATGGATATCCTCCTATATTAAAATAATATGTTTGATAGTTTCGTGTATACATCACATTAGTCGCATCCTCATAATTCAGTACTCCTCCAATATATTCCCTTAAATACCCATTTCTCCACGACGCCATTACATGTACCCATTGATATGCTGGTATATCTACAGATCGTCCTTTGGTATAAAAAAGTTTAGTCCCAAATGATGAGACATTAACACCTATACATAAATAGTCTTGTGTAGTAGATTGGGTTCCATATGGAGCGAATAGATAATATCTTCCTTCCTGTTGTGTATTTAAATAGAGCAACGCTTCTATGGATATTTCGTTATCTGGTTGAGGGCATGGTAATATATTCGAGTCATTATCAAATTTGATATAGGAATTGTAGGCTCCTACTCTTCCCATGGAAAATACATATTTACCATTATATTTATCGATATCCATATAAGATGATCTATCTACACTCATATTATATTTTGATAGATCTTTTATCCATGGAGCTTCCACGTAAAAATAAGCGTCATTCACGTTACCGGACGGCGGCAATGGCATTTGACTTAACATTCTTCTTCTTAACATAATCTATTGTTTTTATGGAGGACGAAAAATACCCCCCCCCATTGAGTTAATTTTATTTAATACCATATCATTATATATTTTGTACATACAAATATATGATTTATTATCACATCATGATACGGAATCCAAGGGAACGGGCTGGACTTCGTCTTTCCGGGCCTCCCCCATCCTACCACCGCCCCCCGTTCTTTTTGGCTTCTCAGGTATTGTCTTTGACCGGATATCAAAAATTCATATCTTTGGAACAAAACTAAAATCATGTTTAGAGACATACTTCATAAGATCAAGATCTTCTTCTGCGATGAAGATATCGAGAAGATATATGTAAGGGATAGTACGGTTATCCGGAACAACGAGATCCATAGGATGTATAATGAGATACTTAATGAGCTAGGTGACTTAGCTACGGTCGTATCAAGGAACTACGTGTATGGTAGGATAAAGGACAGGACGGGATTAAGTATCCGTCATATCAGTAGAATAATAAACCACACTAAAGTTGAGGAGATATGATTAAGGATACGATGGAGCGGGATATGATAAATGATATATCCACGTTGTTCGTGATGATATTCATGTCCGGATTGATGTTTGTCATGCCGATGTTAGATATAGAGTGCGATGATATTGCTATTATAATAGGATCAGGAATAATACTATCTTTTATACTAACCATAATACCTATCTTACTTTCTTACGATATAAGGGATGAGATCATTGAGTTGATTGAGGATATGGACAGCCAGATCGTGGTAGATGCTTCGGTATACAAAACGAACCTACCCTAGGTAATTACTAGGGTAGGTGATGTGCTATTTTATTTTAACATACTTATCAATCAAATCTATTGATAGTTTAGTTCCAAGCTCTTCCTCCAACAAATTAAGGTAGTTCCGGTGCAGGCACCCTCCCCGCTCCACCTCCCTAAAGCCGGCCCCGTCCCGGATCCTGACCAGCCCTTTCCTTGGATCCATGTCGATAAGATCCCGAAGCTCGTTCATATTCTTAAACCTGTCTTCTATCACCTTAAATACATCGATCTTAGGTTTCTTATCCTTATCCTTGGACTTTATCTTAAATCTCCCACTCATAAGGCATTAATCACTTTCCAGTACTACCAAATCCACCATCTCCTCTCTCGGATTCTCCAAGATCCTCTAACGACTCTACTTGATCCCATACGATGCGTTCCCGTCTACGAATAAGTAGCTGAGCAACTTTATCTCCTTTAGAATAAGAAGGATCACCATAACGATCTATACGTCTAGTCACTACCATAATCTCCCCTCTGTATCCCTCATCTACGGTACCCGGAGCGTTTTGGATAATTGACTTAGTTTTTGTAATGCTACTACGTGGACGGATCTCCATCTCATAATCCTCAGGTAAGGCTACATGCACTCCAGTATGGTATATGATCCTACCACTGTCAAGTTCTATGTTCTTAACGAACAGATCCATGCAGGCATCGTTATCATGTGCATATTTAGGTAATATAGCCCCCTCTTCCAGCCATATCTTGACCTTACACGTATCTATACCATCAAGTAACTCAACTGCATCTTTATAGCTCATAGGTTGCTCTGAGGCTAATGAAATGGCTCTTGCCAATAAATCTTTAATCTTGCTCATCGTATTTTATTTTTAAATTCTTTCCCCTTCGGGCATTGTAATTTACATTCCTCACCACAAGCGGAACAGTTGGGTCTCATTCCGGGCACCCCTCTTCCCCCGTACGGGTAGTACGCGTAATCGCAGACGCTCCAGAACGCCTCCATCGCCTTGATCTTGGCATCGACGGTTATCTTCTCCTTCACCTTTTTCATGCTTTTCCTGAACTCGTCTTTCATATCCTTCCCTTCTATCTGTCTGGCCTTACGTCTCTCATTCCACCAATTATAGTAGAATTTATCTGCCATCTTATAAGCTTCTGGGTCAAATTTATCACGGTGCAGGATAGGGGCATCCTTGACCTTTCTCAAATTCCTGCCACAAACATAAGCAAGCCCGGCGTACGGAGGTATGTCCTTAGGATCAACCAACCCATCTGGCACGCAGTAGTAGAAGTAATTTGGCCGGCCGTACCTGACCCAATCCCCGGTCTCGTATAGGGCTTGCTTCCGGACCTCGAACCAGCCTTGCATTACTTGGTGCTTGCCTTCCTTCTCGAAATCCTTGTTGTAGTCAGCAAGCGAGATCTTAACCTCAACCTCATAGGCGTACATAGATCTGGTTATAGCCAGATAATCGGACTCCCAGTTATATACATATAGGTTATTTATCACCCATTTAGGAGATACCAAGAACTTTCTGTTCAGGATATCCAATATCCCTCTTTCAGTGTACTCAGTACCTTTATTTGATTGCTGTGTTCCCATCTCCATTAAGAGGATTATTCCTTAATCCAACCGCCATTATAGCGTTCGATACCAATCTCCGTAATCCGCCCATATCCTTATCATGGAACGAGAAAGTGGTTAAGTTATGTGATTCAGTAATCTTATCATAAGACTTTATCATCAACACAGCCACATACTCACCTATCATCTTCCCATTCATAATATCAAGATCGATTATACCGTGATCTATTAGATCAACCACATCCCATCCTGATGGTAGATACGTTTTTATTTGATTAATGTCCATGCCAAATAGTATTTATAAAAAGGAGAGCCGTGCTACCCTCCTATAGATTACACACGAAAAATAGAACTGAAAGCGATCTTAAGCACGTAAGATTTTATTGATTCCCGTAGGCTGTCTACCGGTTATCGTTAATTACCGACCTACGGGAATATGTTTAATAAAACACCATGTGGGGAGTGGGGGAATCGAACCCTTATCCACGCTACGATTAGGAATCGTAAATTCTATCCGTTAAATTAACTCCCCTTTATTCAAAGATCTATAAATTGTATATAATTACCAAACAATATTTTAGCGAATCCGGCTGGAATCGAACCAGCATCTCCAATATTATGGTAATCATCCAATGATCCTCGGATCCATATGTCCCGATCCTCCCGGACAAGGACATCAAACAAAATCTAAACTCTAAATCTAATGACAAATTATATTAATCCAACTGTGGACCCGGCCGGACTTGAACCGACAACCTGCTGGTTATGAGCCAGATGATCTAACCAATTGATCTACGGGTCCTAAATAACCACATCGGCTTTCACAAGAGGATGTGGAACGGAATTTCTCGAAAATTATATAGTATTATGAAATTATTGTCCAACATTCTAGCATATAGCACCAATCCTCGAACGGGAATGTCTCTATACCTGACCTACCCCATCCCGTCCCCCAACTGTTCTGTAGGACGAAGCCGGCTTTATCCCAGCCGGTGAGGATAACGGCATGACCTCCCAAGTTCTGTCCTTGGCCTTGCCAGAATCGATTACCATAATTATAGCAATACAGACCTATAACCAGAGGACCATTCAGCATCAACGCCACCTTAGCTGATACCGGATCTATGATCCTAGCGTAGCTATTTATCTTCTCCCCGTCAACGCCAACTTTCTTTATAGCCTTGATAGCGTCACGAAGAACCATCCCGTCCTGATCCTTATCCTCTCTCAGATCATATATATCGTAAGGAGATATTTTAGCTGGTCTTTTGATATCCTTTATAGCTTTTCTCCAGTTAAGGATCTCAGCCAAGCTTACAGCGGCGCAAATAGGGGAAGAACCTTGATCTACCACGCTATCGACATTATTGATCTTATACTCATCAGGAACAGCCTCATGTTGCATATTCATGATGGCGTCCCTGTCATCCGCTGGTGATGGTATATATCCTAATCCGTATTTCATTTCTTATCTTTTTTATGATAATCGATTATCTTGATATTAAACGTATCGGATCTTTGCCTTACCTGTATCGAACCCCTAGCCTTTCCCTTGGCGTCGTACAGGGCGGTGAAACCAAAGTTATCGACCCGGCCGTCGTCCAACGTAAACCGCCACTCCTTCCATTGGCCCATCACGGTCCCGGAAGACACTATGGAATCCACTACATAAGATATGTCAGTAGTATCATATTCCGTATAGTAGGTTCTAGATGTACTACATCCGACAACCGCTAAGGTAAGGATAGTTATTAATAATAACAAGATCTTATTCATCCTTTTTAGGTTTTTTACGTTTCTTAGATTTCTTCTTATCTTCCTTCTTCTCGACATTCGTATCATTACCGGTATCGGAATTAACGACCTCAGTAACCTTATCATCATTTTTCGGTATATCGATATGACCTGAATTAGGATCCATCTTATCCTCATCGACAACAACCTCATCAGAAACATCATTATCTAAAGCCTCTGGATCGACATGATTCTCCAGATACTTGATACGATCGGACATGATCTTGATCTGATCCTCAAGTTCAATGTATCTTCTTCTGGCTTCGCTTAGTAATTTGGATGATAGTTTATGTTTCTTCTCGATATCCATATAAGCCCGTTTAAGAGTTTCTTTCTCTTTTACCGACTCATTATATAGCTCTCTTGATTTACTAAGCTCATTCCCCATCTTAACTATATGAGAATCCTTGGAATCTATATCCATATCAAGAGAATCGACAAGCGTATCAAGATACTTTATTTTCTCTTCCAATTCCGTTATATTCTTACTGGCATCCTCATAATCCCTTTTTAATCTACTTGAATAGCTAATAGCTTCATCAAGATCCTGTTTTAGAGTATCTATATAACTACTCTTTACTATCTTCAATCCGAACATGTTCATTGCTTTTATAAGTTCTAAAAATATCGGCTTTTATCTTGCCGACTATAATTAACTCAGCTATATGTTTGTCTTTCTCGACTATAGCCATATCCTTACGGACATTAGTGACCCTGATCATGATATTCCCGTTATTAGACGAGACGAACGGTGATCCTACCAAAGTAAGTCCCGTATCTCCGGTAAACGACGGCAGCATCATCAACACCCCTATGGTGTTATCCGGGAACGACGCCCATACCCCTGTGTCTATATCAAGGACATCACCCTGTCCTAATGGGAAAGCATTACCCTGCTTGATAGGAATATCCTTACCCAACGAGTTCCATGCTTTCGAGAATCTTACGGAGTTAAGGAAGATCTTCCCCTCTTCCTCCATCATCCCTACCATAGGGTCGCAATTCAATCTAACCTCGTTTTGTTTATCATCCGGCTTCTCCTCAAGCTCATCAAGGTCTCTGGCTGATGTAAACGACTTGCTTTCCAGAAGCTTTTTAATATCCTCAATACTGGCCATTATAATTTGATTATTAAATAAACGATCTTCAATCCTAACTTCAAATCAGATGTCTTCTCGAACATCTCCCTAAGAGGTAAGATAGTAGCGTCAAGATCTGACGCTACCCATTCTCCATCCTTATAATACATATTCTTTTCCTCGGAATACGCTACACAAGGTCGATGCCCTAAGTTCTTCATAACCGTATCTACCTTATTTTGGGTAGGCATCGAGACACGGTTCACTTTAGTAGATATATTAAAATTACTTTCCATTAAATTATTCATTTTCAATTAGTTAATCAGAAAGGAAGATCATTGTCATCTCCAAAAGGAGGATATTGAGGAGGCTGCTGTTGATCTCCAAACGAAGGTGCTTGGGCTGGCTGAGGCGGAGCCTGCTGATATGATGGAGGAGGCGTCTGCGGCTGGGCTTGCGGCTGATATGACGGTGGGGGCGTTTGCGTTGTAGCCTCACCAGCATTGTTTTGGCTTTCCGACTGAGCAGGTTTCACACCATCTGTCTTAATGCTTTGAATATACTTATTAAGTACCTGATAGGCGAAAGCGTCTTGAGCTGTATAATCAAACTTCTTATTCCCCATTATATCAGTACTCTCAACCCTGTCAGGCCATCCATTCTGTCCATTCTTATAATATTGCTGGATAAGCTCATCATTCCCGTCTGGAGTCTCCCTAGCGTATGAGATAAAGAAATTACCAGGAGCGTATTGCTCTCCCTTTTTAGTATGCGCAGGATTGATAACAATCTTCCGTTTCAGGTCTATATTAGGCAAGTATCTTACAAGAGACTTAGCATAGCTATTAATCCCGCCTTTTGAGGTCATCAATGGAACTTTTATAACATAATTACCTTCCTCATCGCTTATCTTTATAAATAAGAAATTTGTCTTAGCGCCATTCATTTCCTGCTCTAATACAAAAATATCGGAAAGATATCCTTCTATACCATTCCAGAAAACCCTCCAGTAGGATACGGCTCCTGTCTTCTCATTTATATGTTCCTCGAAACCTTCCTTAGGATCTCTTGAGGATTGATATAATACACCACCTCCACTTATATTAAAGTATTGTGTATTAAACGATAATGAATTTTCACGAACTCCCATATTATATACATTAAAAAATTAAACAATAATTGATGATGACAAGAAATACTCGTTCTTATTATCCTCTCCATAAATCTTATTGAAATGAGATTTATGGTCATGCTCGATAACGATCCTATTACATGATATGCTTTTAACTATACCAAGATACCTACCACATAGCACATCGCATATAATATCATTACCGTTATGCGATAAAGCCGTAAGCCGTTCCTTACAAGATCTCCCAGACATAGGGTTCTCTGACATAATACCGCATCCTTTTTCAGTGAATATCAATCTACAATGATCGAACTCATTTACCTTGATATTATTCTGGAGGGCCTGGACGAGTAGATCCTTATCAAAGACATAGGTACTTGTTTTGACAAAATGCTCGTCCACGAACCTCCAGTTAGGATAATTACCGTCAAAATGGATCTCATACATATCCATATCAGGGGTAGAGAAGTAAGTCCTAGTATCATCTACTTTGATAGACAACGTATCTAATGACTTATTTATATGCTTATCAAGTAATAAAGAGGAGGCGTTTGATACCGGGATAAATACCTTCTCTACCTTATCCTGATTAGGAACAAAATACCTGTAAATAGTATTCCTGTCAGTACTTACTATATTAATATTAATCTCATCAATATCAATGACCACATTCTCTATGCAAGGATAAAGCTCGTTGATCTCCGTATAATTACTAGCCTTGTTAAGGACCGATACATAATCATTCATCTTAACATTAATACCTCCATCAGGGATCTTATATACCACGGGGAAGGTATTTACGTCAAAAGCCGGACAACTATACTCACCAGAAGCGTAGTATATGGTAATACTGTCCTTCTTATCGGAAAGCACGATCTTAATCTCACCATTCTTCTGTTTTTTTACAAACCTGATGAAAGAGCTTGCCTCGACCAAGAAGGAGAAGTTAGAGTCAGCCTCAACCTCCAATCGCTCTATAACGCACACCTTGGCGTTTACGGAAGTAATATAAGCTAGATTATTGATAACATCTATCTTAATATTCTTATAAAGTGAATTAGATCCGACATTTTTAACAACCAGCTCCAATTTACTCAACTTCTCATTTAATGATTTTGACAAGCATCTTATAAGCATAACGAACTACTTTTTATTACATCGCAAATGTAATCATAATTATATTAACTCAAATACAATAAACGCTTAATAGTATTAAAATAGCTTAAACTTACGTCTAATATATTCGGCTATAAGCGTAGCGTCACACATCCCATCTTGTATTTTGGTAGGTTGAACTCCTTTACCTGACCATGGTTTTACGAAAGACACCAAAGGGAAAAGGCGGATAGCACATCGGATGGATGTTGCCTTCGTGTCTAACTTAGCCGCTGAATACACCCGATCGGCAGTCGTATGGATCTCCTTCTGCCATGTTTTTGGCTGGACCTCCTCGAACATGAACCTTACGTCCGGATGCGAGTGGTATCGTTCCATCATCTCCACCATCATAGCGAATAGCGCGTTCGGTTCCCGGCGTCTCCCGCCAAAGGTGAAGTTGCTGGCGGCCGAGCTGTTGTGGATGCTGTGGACGTCCTCGACGGCGATCGCCAGCGTCCCACCACCTTCTTTTTGGATATTGTCAGCGGCGTCAAGAAAGAAACTTGATATGGCCCTAAGGTCTATATCCCCTTTAGCGGATATCCTTGGTGTCATAATCACCTTAATCTCTCCGTTCTCCGGGATCATCGCCAATCCTCCGGTATCTATACCCGGATCTATACCTATCACCGCATTCATATTTTCAAGGTATATAATGAGTGAAAATCCTCCGGTCTGAACACCTGTATTGAGTCATCCGGATACATACCTATATAATAACCGTAAAAAGCCCGTAGAATGCCATTTTCTAGGCTTATATCCAAAGCCTTTACCTTGTGACCATCAACCATCAAATCAAGTTCCTTGGTTCTTTGGGATATCTTGTCGAACCATTCAGGTATAGGATCAATCCCGTACCTGAATGCGTTTACTGTTGATTTTATAGAGATATACGTACCCATGATCAGATAAGATTACAATCATCACGTTTAACAACCTTAAAATCTCCCTCTCTAAATAATAAAACTACGTCAGTTCTATTATACTTATATTTCTCGATATCCACCAAATGGTAAGAAGCCGGTCCAGTAGCGGGTCTAATCGGTCTCAATACTGCTATGGCTATATCACCGCCAAGCTCCGTGCCACCGGTAACACACTGAAGGCACATGAAGATATATCCCTCAAACTCATGTTTCTTACCAATAAACTCGCTCATAGGAATACCTACGAACAAATAATTTTTTACATCCTCTTTCTTAACCTCAGCGACGTTCTCGACGCTGTATGGTATTACGTCTATAAATTTAGCTCCTATCGCCATAATTAAATATTTAGTTTAGTTCTTAATTCTTGACACAATTCTTGATTGTCTCTCATAATACTTAACGTATTATCCACTCCATTGCCTACTCGGACCTCTCCGTACCAGTACCATGATCCTTTACGGGTAAAGATACCGGTTTCCTCGCATAACTTCAAAAGCTCAAGCTCCTTATCAAACCCCACGCCATAATACAAGGCTGTCTCTGCTATTTGGAACGGAACGGCTGTCTTGTTCTTCAGAACCTTTATCCTAACCTCATGACCTATTGAAGATCCGTCCTCTCCTAATATAACCTTCTTCCTTGCCATTTCCATACGGATAGAGGCATAGAACTTCAGGGCGTTACCACCGGTCGTTACCTTAGGATCTCCGTATATAACACCGATCTTCTCCCGATATTGGTTGATGAATACCAGAACACAGTCGCTTTTGTTTACGATCCCGGTAAGAACTCTCATAGCCTTTGACATCAATCGAGCTTGCAATCCCATGTTGCTGTCTTCCATATCACCCTCGATCTCCTTCTTCGGGACTAGATTTGCCACGGAATCCACGACAATAAATCCTACCCTTCCGGACTCCACCAGCTTGGCCGTGATGTCAATAGCCAGCTCACCGTAGCTTGGCTGGGAGATCAAAAACCGGTTTATATCCAACCCCATTTTCCTAGCGTACTCAATATCGAAAGCGTTCTCCACGTCTATTATAGCTACCAGCTTATCTGGATGTTTTTTCTGGAACTCGATCATACTTAACGTACACATCATGGTCTTGCCACAAGATTCCATCCCGACCAGCTCATGGATGCGGCCTACCGCCCATCCGCCGCCGAGGGCCTTATCTACCACCAGCGATCCGGTGCTTTCCCTTGGTATGGATATTATAGGCTTATCATCGCCAAAGTTCATTATCGAGCCTTCTCCAAGCTCTTTATTTAAAGATGATACTAATTCATCTACGTCTGAAAAAAGTTCTTTCTTAGCCATTATAATCCGTATTGTTCGAAGTCAAATAAATCTTGTTGTTTCTTTATCATATCCTTCCCGATATCAGATATCTTTTCCGGATTCAAAACACCCTCATTCTCATCTACCTTCTCCATAAAGTCAGATATCTTATCGCTTAGCAGTACCATATCTTCCTTAGGTACTGATTTTAGATAAAGCCCGTCTATAGACCTACATCTTGAAAGAGCGGTATATATCTGCCCTATCTCGAAGGCTCTGCTGATATCTACAAATATATTATCTAAAGTCATTCCCTGGGACTTATGGACAGTTATGGCGTATCCTAACCTCAATGGATATTGTATTATATAGCCACAAGAAATGCCTTCAAGGGAATCATCTACCTGCTTGTACTTCATCTTCTCCCACTTCTCTTTGGTTATCTCCACCTCAGTATCGTTATCTAGATGAACATATATCGTCTCATCAACAGTATCTATGCTTGTTATGATACCCATCGAGCCATTGACATACCCATTGCCGTTTCTGGTTATTATGACCTTAGCCCCTACCTTTACTATAAGCTCATCCTCACAGGGCGCTACAGGCTTCTCACCGAATACAGTAGCATCGAACTTAAATACCTTATTATTGATCTTATCAAGATTAGTCTTATTTATCTCATAAGCTTCTTTGTTAGTTGAGCATATAATTATAGTATTATCCATATTGTCCGGATACTTGACCCTACTATCCAATATCTGTCTTGACTCATCGGTAATAACCCCACATCTTATATCCTCAAGCACGGAAAGAAGCTGAGGATCTTTTTGACGGAATACGTTCTCGAAGGTAATGACCGAGAATCCTGAGGCTCTTAATGCCTTTGATGAGAAAAAGAACCGGCTCTCATAATATCTGTCGATAAAATCATCCGCCGTCACCACAGGCGGTAGTTGTGATAGGTCTCCAAACATAATCAACCTAACCCCGCCAAACGGTTCCTTGCTACGCCTGCATTGTCTAAGTACGTCAGCTACCTCATCAAGCAAATCAGGCCTCACCATACTGATCTCGTCGATAACGATAGTATCAAGATTCTTGATCTTCTTCTTCATAAACGGACTTACATCCACCTTATTCGATAACATACCTCTCTCGATAGAAGGAATGTAAGGATCGTTCTTTATAGAGAAGAACGAATGGATGGTCTGCCCTCCTGCGTTCAATGCAGCCACGCCAGTAGGAGCTACAATAACACATTTACCCAAGAACTTTACGATACGTCTCATGAACGTACTTTTACCACTACCGGCTCTACCGGTAATAAACAGATTCTCCCTAGTGGTGAAAATCTTTTTCAAGGCACGACCCTGCTCTACGTTTTTATCCACCGTCATAATATGACGAAGGAGGTCGTTTTCATTTCTAAAATCCTCTTGCACCATGTCTTTTTAAGTTTATGGTACAAAGATACGAATAGTTATAATTAACTAATAAAAATAAATGTGAATAATATGTAAATATTAAATTTTATATCTGATACTCAAATCATCCAGCTTTACTCATCTCGGAATATTTTTCTCCTAAAAATACATCTCTTATGTATTCTGTCGATATAAGGATATGCATATATTTCCCCTTGTATGATAGTCTTAGGTGTCCGATAGTTACGTTCTTCCTGTCTTTGGTATTCGCCACTCCATTGTTTTTTTTTACCTCTTCATACAAATCGGATATACTCTTCTTACACATGTCTAAGAACATGCTTATGTATCTGTATATAGTGGATTGAGATATTTCACGCATACCTATGCCTATGAGCTTCTTATTCAACTCATTAAGAAGATATGATACATTGAACTTAACTGTCTTTCTTTTAGTTACCTTATATATGTGATGTACGTTTCTGGTTCTGGCTCTGAATATTATTTTGGAAAGGATTCTTACCCGATCAAGTTTCCGGCTTTTGTTAGCCATATTCCGTCTTTCGTCTGAGCTTAAATTCTTATCCAGACATTTGTATACGGATGTTTTCTTGCCTACGAATATGTCTTTCGTATCCTCATTCTTCTTAGCCTTATACGAGTAGATCATGATATCAGATAAAGCTATTCTTATCTCGCCCTCGGCGTAAGCCTTAAGCGTCTTTAGCTGATATTCTATATCCTCATGGCAATCCTCTAAAACATGTCTGTAGCAGAAATAAGCTATGCCATCGGATAGGATATCTATAAAATCATCGGTATTGATCTCGATACGGTCACGGTAACCATCTCTCATCCTATTTCTTAAAAATACATGCTTCTGTACATTTATGATAGAAAGATAAGCCGTTACCTGCTTACACTTCTTTTCTATAACCATACCGGAACCTCTTATATTATCTTTCTTGTTCGAGTATTTTACGGCCGTAACCTTCTTCCCGTCCTTATTAGTTACAGGTTTGTAATCTACTGGACAGACAAGTGATCCTGCCGGAAGCCTTAGGCATCCAAGCTCATCTTTTTTTGCTTGTATATCTTTTGGAATATATGCTTCGGTAAGAATCTTATCGAAGTTTAATTTCATTTTCTGTAAAAGTACTATCTTTGTTCCCATGGAATATTTTATTTGCTGCGAATATACGAGTTTCATCAATACGAAACAAGTTATTCGGATGGATGGGTAGCCTGTGAAGGTCGCCCATTTGTTGTTTAGGGGGTGGAGGAAAGGGGTAGATGATGTCCGTAAAACGCTGTGCGCGTGAACGATGGTTTTTCTCAACCTACTTGTTACGCGCGCGTTAATAGGTATATTTATTAAATATAATTAACTCTATAAACATATACTACTTTCTAATATCTCTATCCGTACACAGAACCTCTCCTGACGTCGAGCTCCTGTGTACTCCACTTAAAGTCTCTATTTAATAAAACATTGCTTTTTACCGCCAAGGTATGGTGCCGTCAGGCAGGATACCGCAGGCTAAACCTGGTAGAAGCCGTATCCTATACCGGAAGCCGGTACCCCGGTAGAGAGATCGGGTGGAGCATAAGCCAAAGAAGAAAAAGCGAGGTCTTGTGCGATCGCTCACGCTCCGGCCGTCCGTATCTTCTACGGCAGGCTCCATGCCCCAAGGCCTCCCATTTCCCCTTGGCTTTATATCCCATAGCTTGGGAAGGGAGTAATCCAAAGGGAAAAAGTAAGGTTGTATGCGGTCGCTCACGCTCCGGCAGGCTAACATAACTCTACCGCCGTCCATGTCAATAGCGAACCTCTGGCGGCATTGTCCGGTATGACGGCGGTAGCCTTACCTTGGGTGTCCCAGCGTGTCCCCCACCAATCTTTCCCCTTTGGATACCTTGGGCTATGTCATGGGACGATAAGAAGCCAAAAAGAAAAAAGGAGTGGTCGCATCCCGTGAGGCAGGATAAGGCTGTCCCCCGCCGTCCACGCGCGTAGCGTACGTGAACTTCACTGCCCTCGCTATTGCAGCAAGCCGTAGACATACATGGCTTCGTTCGCCCTACCCCACTAGCCTTTTCCCTTTGGATCCTCGTAAATACATGCTAGTCAGCATATATTATGTTGATTATGGCAAAATTTCTTGACAACGATATTTTTTTTAAGTAGTTTTGCTGAAAACTAATTCTATTATTAGAAATGAGATTGGTTGATAGACATATTATAAAAGATAATCGATTTGAGGATATTTGCCTTAAATCCGGATTGCTGTACAATTATGTGTTGTATCTGGTAAGGCAGGGTATTTTCAATAAGGAGTATTTGAAGGAATATGATCTCTCGACTAAATTAGGCAGGGAAAATCAATTTGATTTTAGACAGCTACCTGCATCTGTATCACAACAAGTGGTTGGTCAGGTATTCAAGAGCGTTAATTCATGGATCAAGTTGAAGAGTGATTTTGACAGGAATCCGGATAAGTATAACAATCATCGACCTCATCTTCCGAAGTACAAGAAAGGTAAGAAGCAGAATATGGTTGTATTTACGACTTCCTCTTGTCGGGTAAAGGATGATGGTTATATTCATTTTGTTAAGAATGTTGTTGAACCGATAAAAACTAACGTAAAGAAAGATGAGTTAAAACAGGTAAGGATAGTACCTCAAGCTACTTGTTATGTGGTAGAGGTAATTTATGAAAGAAAGGAGATAGATTTAAACTTGGATAAGGATAATTTCCTTTCGATCGATTTAGGATTGAATAATTTATGCTCATGTATCAGTAATGTAGGCATCAAGCCTTTCATTATAAACGGGAAAGTTATCAAATCATTGAATCGGTGGTATAATAAGAAGAAAGCCAGATTGATGTCGTATGTTGGCGATAAGGGAACTTCTAGGAGAATAAGAAGAATCTCTTTGTATCGTAATTGTTGGATCGATGATAAGATGCATAAGATTAGCAAGTATATCGTGAACTTTTGTGTATCAAATAATATAGGTCGTATCATTATCGGTCTTAACAAGGAGTGGAAGCAGGAGATAAATATTGGCAGGAGAAATAACCAGCATTTTGTCTCTATCCCTCATTCTAAGTTAATTGATAAGATAATGTACAAAGCTAAGTTGCTTGGTATAGAGGTTGTTACTCATGAGGAATCTTATACTTCAAAGATCGATCATCTGGCTTTTGAGGAGATGAAATATCAAGATAATTATCTAGGTAAAAGAAAACGCAGGGGATTATTTCAAAGCTCTATCGGCAAATTGATAAATGCGGATATTAACGGGGCTATTGGGATAGCTAGAAAAGTAGTTGGCGATTCGTGCATTAATACGATAGTCAGTAGTGGGTTTGCGTTTAACTCAATTAGATTGAATATCTTGTGATATAAATATTAATCTAATAAATAAAATTTAAAATTTTAATAACGTGGCCGAGCAGAGAAAAGCTTTCGTATTCGCATTACCTTACGACACTAGACTGGATATGATCCAGCAGTTCTTAAGGATATACAACGGCTATCTGGATTCTAAGGGTAGAAGCTTGATCACCGAAAGAACGATAAACTTACTTTCTTTCTACATCAACTACGGATACTCGGATGATACCAGGGCTAAGTACATGGATTGTCATGGGCAGAAGGAGTCTTACATCGCTGTCCTTAACAATGAACTGAAGCGTGGTGGTTTTCTGGTGGACAAGAAGAACGGGAATTTCCGTACCCGTGAGCTGTCTATTGAGATGAGAAGCCTACGTAACTATTTCGTTCTTGACGGGGAGGGTGATGATACCCGTGTAATGGGATTTGTGTTCAAGAGAAACAAATTGGATATTGATGGGTAGGAATCTTATTTCATTCGATAGGGATATCGTGGATGAGGTGGTAAGAAGATCTGATGGGAAGTTTACCAAACAACAGGTAGAGTGGTGCATGAAAGCATCCGTATCTTACATCCATCATCTAGCTAGGTATACTGACAATATATCTATCAGAATCCCGTTTATCGGATACGTTATATGCAATCTCCGAGAGATGCGTGTAAGGCGTGATAAGATACGCCGGATATTTGTCAAGGAAGGTAATCGTTATCCGGATGAAAGGATTCCTATTGAGCTTGATTGTCTGGATAAGAAGATTAAGGCGATAGAGTATATGGAGGGGTTGAAGAACGGAGATCCTCTTATACGTGATAACCATGAGGCCATGTATCAATGTCGGTATGGAATGACATGGGAACAATTACAGGATTTTCAACAAAAACAGTTTAAAAAATAATTATCGTGCAAACAATTGGTAAAGCCCAAGTAATAGCCCAAGCTTGGGAAGATAGTTTATTGGGCAGGATTCCTAAGAATAAGAAAGATTACCCTGAATGGTATAGTAAACGTCTTGAGGCATGTAAGTCATGTCCTAACAACTCATCTAATACCAGTTTATTCAAGTTATTTAAGTTACCAGCGAAGGTATTTCTTCAGAGATTGATTGGTAGATCAGCATGTTCGTTGTGTGGATGTTTTATCAAGGAGAAGGCTTGGATGAAGACCGAGGTATGCCCGTTGAAGTTCGTGGAAGGAGAGAAAGCTAAATGGAATGCTATGGAGGTGATAACCGCCGATCATAACGATTTTAATATCGAGTGCCCTAACGATTCCTTTGATATAGGACTTACGGATGACGAGAGCGAGTTTTATCTAAATATTTTTGATCAGAAAATAGGTGATAAGATAGAAATCGTGTTATTTATCACCCATAAAGATGGTTTCCATGTCAAGGAGCATCATCTTGGATGTGGATGTATGGGAGACGTGTCATATAACAAACATCCTGACAATGAGAATAGAACTATATTTAGGATGACATTGGATACCTCAAAATATACGGAAGGTCATTTTGAGAAACATCTATCTCTTATGGGTTATACGAAGGATGATCCTGAACGTAATTTCAAACATTTCCCGCTACGTATTATAGGGGAAGCTTATAAGTAAATACTATGCGAAGTCCCGTAAGAAGTAAGATAGATGATCGTATCCATGCCCTTATTGTCATGGAAGTCGGATGCCGTGAGTTGCCTGAATATTCGTTGGGTGATATACTTTACTCCGCTTTAAGGAGGATAGCTAGGGCTAATGGTGGTAATGTCCGCTTCTTGCGGGATGTTAGTACCAGGGATTTATTGAGGTCTATAGACCAAAGCATCAGTGATGAGATTGAATTAAATAATAATGATTATAACGTGTGATTATAATGGAAGAGGATAAGGATATCAAAAAAGAGATCAGGGATTATCTTAAAGAAGAGGCGGATACTCATATAAGGCATTGGATAGCCATAAAGCGTGAGAGCAAGCGTCTGTATAGCGATATTGAAGATAGGACTAAGAAGATAGCCCTTAAATCATCTTCGTTGATAAAAGAGGAGGATTTTGTCGTTCTTCATGAGATGACCCATAAGATACAGATGTTGAATATAGAGGCTGTAAAAGTCAATTCTAGGTTGATGTTCATAATCCAGTTGGCTACCAGCTTCGGTATGGATCTGGATTTAGATACGACATATGCGTCCACCGCCAAGAGCATTATAGAAGACAGAACGTCTGGATTCGTGTTTTATGATGACAAGGAACGTCTGAGATATGCCGACAAGAAGCTTGAGGATATGTTCCATGACATGAGCGTGACGGAAGTAAGTAAGATCGGGGTTGTTCAGTCTTATGAGCTTCTTATGAAACAGTATAACGAGTTTAAGGATATGAAAGCCAATGCCACAGGGAAGACGAAAGCCGACGAGTAAGGACGCTGATCGGGTCAATGATAATCTTGAGGTCATAGCTAAGGCCATAAACGACGCTAAGACTTATATTGATAAACATCCTTGGGATAAGGAGAAGCCGGAGGATATGGCTAGGGCATTTGACTTTATATCAAAATTAATCGATAAGATAAATACATGGAATGATTCTTATATGGAGAAGAGCGGGATCATGGATGTATATAGGTCTGTAAGCAATGTCCAGAAAAAGGAACGTAAGGGTCAGGTTTCTGGTGGAATCGAGTCTGTTTTAAAGGATATTATGAAATGAGTCTAAGTACGAGTCCGGAATTTTATGTAAACATGAAAAATCCTCCTGTATGGAACGATCTGTTCGGTTGGGAGGATCAGGATGATGATGTTAAGCAGTTCTTTACAGAGGAGGCTTATAAGGTCAAGAACGGGATAACTATCAACGGTACGTTCATCCCGCCATGGCTTTATTGGCATGTTAATTTCTTTCCCGTATTCCAGGATCTTCCAAACGGGGAACGTGTGCCAGCGATCAGTCGTTTGCGTGACAACGAATGGTTTTTCGCCGAGATGTACCAACGTGCCCGTATGGAGAAGAAGGGGTTGGGGATGTTTGGTACTCGTCGTTTTGGCAAGGCTCTTCTGGACTCGGAGCTTATATACACTCCTTATGGTTCCAAGAAAATAGGATTCGCCGACATAGGAGATATCATATACGGTGATGACGGGAATCTTACTACCATAGTGGGCGTATATCCTCAGGGATTCGTTGATACGTACAAAGTGACCTTTGAGGACGGTCGCAGCGTGGTGTGTTGCGGGCAGCACCAGTGGAAGGTCAAGTATCATGGTGATTATAAAGTCATGAGTACGATGGGTATTATCCACTCTGACTTCTCTAAAATGACTATAGATATGGGGGATGCGGTTGATTTTCCTGAGCGGCGTTGGCTGATATCACCCCAGCTCATGGGGTCTCTGGTCGCATCCTTCCTTTGTGGCGCTACCGACAGGATCTTTGAGCTAAGCAAGAAGGAGATGGATGATGTCATTTATTCATCCAAAAAACAGAAAGAGTTATTTATAAGCTCGTTCATGAAGATCGCTTGCGGTATAAGCACCGGCGATGATCGTTTTAAGGTTGTTTACAAAAGTGAGTATATTATATCCTTCGTAAGAAGAATATTCTGGTCTATGGGATATTATTGCGTCATGGATGGTGATGATATGTATATATCCAAGACCCATAACAGACTTAGGATATCCGATATAGATTATTACGGGAAGTATAAGGCTACTTGTATTGAGGTAGATAATAAATCTCATCAGTTTCTTACTACCAATTTTGTCGTATCTCATAATACGACTATCATGTCATCCCTTCTTCAGATGAACGCTACCATGACGATCGGGCTTAGTCATTCCGTGGTAGGTTTCAGCGATAGCGATTTATCTAATATAGGTGAGTATTGTGAGTATGGTCTTGATCATGTGCATCCTTTTTTCAGGATCAACAGGACCAAGACCGACTGGAGTTCGGGCGTTACATTAGGCAAGAGGATGTCCAACGGGGTTCGTGATGTTCATGCCATAATATCCATAGCCAACATCAACATGGGTAGGAAGACATCCACACAGAAGACTGCCGGTCTGACCCCAGCCACGGCTATTTTCGACGAGGTAGGTAAGGGACCTATCAAGAAGCCTTACACGGCTGCCATGCCATCCTACGACACGCCTTATGGCTGGCGTCTTAGTCCTATCTTGGCCGGTACCGGTGGTGAGGTGGAGTTGTCTAAGGACGCTCAAGAGATGTTCTCTGATCCTGATACATACAATCTTCTGGTCATGGACTGGGATATTTTAAATCGGAGAGCCATGAAAGGGAAAACATGGAAAGAACGGAAATGGGCGATGTTTGTCCCCGGTCAGATGGCTAACTCCGGTGTCAAGAGAACGATAGGGTTAGGTCATTATTTGGATAAGCCTGACGACAAGAAGCTTAATAAGATTAAGATTGATGCCACGGATTTTGAAGCCAGTACCAATAAGCTTAACGAGGAACGGAAGAAGTTATCTACGAAAGATAGGGTAGCTTATACCTCTCATACCATGTTCTATCCATTTACGATCGACGACTGTTTTTTAAGCTCATCACAGAACCTATTCCCTGTCGAGTACGCTATCAAGCATAAGAATGATCTTCTTGAATCAGGGCAATATAGCGGCATGCTGTGTGATGTTTTCCTTGAATCTGGAAATAAACTTGGCACTACTAAGTCGAATAAGCAACTGGCCGGTTTCCCGTTTAGCGGCGGTGTTATCGACGCTCCTGTCCAGATATTCGAGATGCCTCAATCTAATAGGTTTGATGATTTTATTTATGTTGCAGGCCAAGATCCCTATAAACAGGCCAAGTCTGATACCCCTTCATTAGGAGCTTTTTATGTATTCAAAAGGCGTGTTGGTATTCGAGATCCTTATGCCTATAGAATAGTGGCTTCATACGTATCCCGCCCATCATCCATAGATCAGTTTTGCCGTACTTGTGAGGTGCTTCAGAAGGGATATGGTGCTATATGTCTTATGGAGAACGCTGACCAGATGTATGAGCAGTACCTTAACCGTAAAAGCGGTATGCCAGCGTCTTTCTTCCTGTTTGCTGGTGAGGCAATAGCCAATAAGTATGTGAAGGCCGGCTCCCGGCAGAACAGCAAGTTAGGTCTATACCCTACCCCCGGTAACCAGAACCTGCTATTCTCGTGTGTCGTGGATTACTGTTGGCAGGATTTCGTTATCGGATATGATGATAGCACTGGTCTTGATATAACGGTCAAGGGTATTGAGTTGATTGATGATATAGCTCTACTGGATGAAATAATACAGTACAAGCCAGGATTGAACGTCGATAGGATAATATCCTTCGGTCATGCTCTTGTGCTAGCCAGATATTTTGACGATAACAACTACATGCCTAAATCAAAGATCGAGGAGATGAATAACGCCCGTAAGGAAGACGCTTATAAACATCATGAGGTATATGCCTCTGCCTTTGGATCGGTATCTATAGGAGCTTTTAGGTAAATGAATGTCAATTAAACGCCTATCTTTGTTGTAAATAAAATTGAATAATCATGGAAGTGTTTAATAGAGATCATTCGTTTCCGGCAAAAGGGGCGCTATTAGGATTACCTCCTCAGGCTATTTCCACGAAGAAAAAAAATAAGAAATGGAAAGAGGATTGTATGGACGCTCTTGAGGCGATAGGATTGAAACAGTATGATCGTAACCAAATGTACCGTGACTATTATCTGATGGCGGATGGTAAGTTGTCTTTTATGGAGATGGCGGATGTTATCCCACAGTTAAGGAACGTACAGAAGTTAAGGAGTGATATAAGGATACCCTCTTTCTTGAAGCATTATGATATCATAGGTGGTATTGTAAACGCTTTTGAGGGATGGTTGACAAACCTACAGGATAAGTATACGGTTAATGAGGTAGGGGATATGGCTATAAGTGAGTATGAGGATACGATGTCAAACTTACTTCATCGTCATATACAAGAACAGTGGGATATTATCGTCAATCAGCGTCTTGTAGAGGCTGGTCTTGATCCTACGTACAATGAGTTTAACTCTGAGGAGGAGCGTCAGGCTTATGTTCAGCAAATCCAACAGGCCAAGACGTCTATGACCCCTGATGATATCCAGAGGTTCATGAGTACCAGATGGAAGACGCAGGCGGCTGTATGGGGAGATCATACGATCGAGGCTGATCGTAGCCGGTTTTATATGGATGAGCTTGACAGGGAGAATTACAGGGATCGTCTTCTTAGCGGAAAGATGTTCCGTAATCATTTCGTTGGTTTCGATTACTACCGTCCGGAGGTATGGAGTCCTATGGAGGTTTTCCATCCTGATGTAAAATACCCGCAATATGGGTCTTATGTGGGCCGTATTCATTATTACGAGGGTGTTGAGTTGATATCAAGATACGGCCATAAGATGACGGCCAAAGACAAGCGTCGGATTATGGGAGGTGACGATGATTATGAGGGATGGGTATCTAATGACGGTGCTAGGTATGATTGGAAGAAAAAGAAACCGTCTATTACCGGTATGTATGAGAATGAGGTTATTCCATGGAAAGGATACCATGACTATGAGTCTATAGTCGCCGCTGAGGACTATTATGGTGTGCCGATGGGAGAGTACCATACCTTCGGACCTGACGGGGAGGAACACACCCAGCCCCGCTTCTTGCCCCGCTTTCATCCCTTTGGATATTTCAACTCCGGTATGGCCGATGGTAAGAGATATGAGATAGACTCTCGCCTTTTTAGGGTCATGGAGGGATATTGGGTATCCATGAAACCGATATTCTTAATAACTTACATGACGGAGACCGGGATGGTTGATCAGGAACTTGTAACCGATGAGTTGCTCCCGGAGTTCTTGGAGAAGAACGGTATCAAGAAAGTGAAGAGGGTTATGGCCGAAGCCGTTGGTGATCCTGAGGTGAACACCTATATCTTGGAGTATGTCCCTGAGGTTAGGTTTGGCGTTAAGATCACCGGAGGTAATTTAATGGATAAGCCTATATATATTGGTGGGGATCCAATACCTCATCAGATACATGGTGATAGCAGTCTGTATGATTATGTCATTCCGGTTTCTGGATTTATAGGGGCTAGTCTCGCCGATCGCATACAGCCGTTCCAGATGATGTATAATCTTGCTATGAACCAGCTATACAATAACGCAGAGAAGGAGATCGGTAAGTTCTTCTTAGGCGACTTAGGATTCCTGCCTACGGAATATAAGGATATGATGGACAAGAAAGGGGCTTTGGCTACTTTCATGCAGATTGTGAAGTCCGTCTCGTTTATGGGCGTAGGTGGCAATGATACGAATAATCCTTACCAGAATCCGCAGATGAGTAGCATATATAACCAGTTTGGTGTATATGATCTTACTAATACGGATCAGATAAGATCCCGTATGGAAATGGCTTCTTACGCCTATATGATGGCTTATAGGATGATAGGTATATCCGAACAGGCAATGGGTCAGTCAACGAGATATGAGAGTTCTACGGGCGTAAAACAGGGAGTTAACGCTACTATGTTACAGACCCAGACTTACTTTAATGATTTCGATGACTTCAAGAAACGGACATTGGATATTCATCTAGCCGTGGCTCAAGTATGCCAGAAGGAAGGATACGATTGGACCGTGATGTACAGGAATAGCGATCTTTCCTTGGCTTACATCAGTCTTACGGATAATAGCTTGTCGTTACGTCATCTTAATGTTATGGCTGTCTCTAATTCCAAGAAACGTCTGGAATTGGAGAATTTGAAACAATATATATTACAGACAAATACGTTAGGTAATGACTTACTTGATATCACTAGGATGATGAGCGCCAACTCAACGGCTGAGATGAATCAGATCGGAAGGGATGCTAGATCTTACGCCGATCGTGTAAGGCAAGAAGAATACCAGAATCAACAGCGACTTGTCCAGCAGCAAGCCGAGGCCGATCAACAGGCACGTAATGATGAGCATGAGAAGGATAAGGAGCTGGCTTATATCAAGGGTAACTTCGATTTACGGGGTAAGAGCATAATGGCCGCTGGTCAAGCGGCTAGGACCGAGAATAACTCTGAAGGTATGGATTATGTTGAGGCTATGGCTGATAGAGCCTTGAAGGAAAGAGATATGGATATCAAGGAAGAAGAGATGAGAACCAGACAGGCTAACGCCGAGGCCGATAGAAGATCACGTGAGGAGATAGAGAAAAGGAAGTTGGAATTAAAAGAAAAGGAGATAGATGCTAGGAACAAACGTTCTGATACAGATAGGTTTACGTCTATAATAAACAAGAATTGATTACAATTTTTGTAAATATTTTTACAAGATATGTAATCATTTTGGCGTAAGATTCTGTCATATACTATAATGGGCTTGATTTGATTGGTAATTGTGTTAATGATAATTTTGTAAAAAGCAAAAAAGGAAATTGTATGAATGACATGGGTGATTTCGCTAAGGGTTTTAAGACCATGAGTGTCGAGGAGCTTTTTTACCGTGGTGACGGTGATGGCGATAAGAATAATATTGAGGGTAAATATGATAAGGATGGTAATCCTATAGGTGATACCAATAAAGAGCCTGCCGACGGCGGAGCGGCTGACGGTGGCGGGGATAAGGGCGGCGATGCTACAACCCCAGACCCTGATTCCCTTGGCGAAGGCGGTACTGATAATAATAACGTGGTATCAGGATTTAACGGAAAATCTTTCTTGGAGAAGATGGCTGCCAGAGGTATCATAGACAGTATCGATAACCTTGATATTATGGTAGATGATAAACCGGTTGATCTTTCTACTATCACGAGAGAAGATGATTTACTCGATATAGTGGAGGGATTGATCAAGGATAAGGCTGATGAGTTGTTGAAAGACAAGGTTGATACCGGCTCGATGTCTGATTTCATGAAGAAGATGATAGAGGTGGATAAGGCCGGTGGTAACGTTGGCCAACTATTAAGCCAATATCAGAACATTCAGGCTCCGTTGGATAACCTTGATATGAGTAACAAGAATGATCAGCTTGCGGTTATCCAGCATTATTATAAGATGCTGGGTATGCCGGAAGACGAGATAAAGGATAATATGGAGATGATGATTGGTAAAGGCGATGAGTTTATTGAGTCCAAGGCCAATAAGTTTCATGATATCCTGAAAAAGGAAATGGATAACCTTATCGAGGAGGAGAAAAAGAAGTCCGAGAAAAGGAGACAGGAGTTAGTTGAGCAGATGAAAGTCTATAAGAAAGGTCTAAAGACATCTATAAGCTCAGGGTTCCAGTTGACCGACACGATGATAGGTAAGGCTGTCGATTTCGTTACCAAGCCGATAGACAATCAAGGTCATACGGCTATAGATAAAGCTTATTCGGAGGCTATCAAGAATCCGGACATGGCCGCTGATCTGGCTTTGTTTTTGATGAATAAGGACGAGTTCCTTAAACAGAAAACCAACAAGGCTAAGATGGAGGTTAATAAGAAGACCATCACTCTTCTTTCTGGCAATAAGGGAGGAAAGCAGAATAAGACTAATATCGATAATGATACTATAGAGGCTAACTTCCTTGATCTGAGTGGATCAAAGAGTGTATAACATTAAAAATAAATAGAAATGAATCCATTTTTGACAAAAAGTTTTCCGGCTACCGTGAATGGTGATAACGTTATTGCCTTTACCGATGCCAAGAACTATAAGACTTCGCTCGTAGAGCATAACTTAGGCTCATTGGCGAGCTGGTATTATGAGGATCCTGATAAGAATCATTTGGGTCTGTTGAATCTGTTCTCTAATATCGCCAATTACCCCGTTCCGATGTATATGGGTATGATTAATAACGGCGCTACGATCTCCGTTAACGGTATTGGAGCTTCTTTCCGTTATGATTTACCTGTTACAAAGACATTCGCTGTCGTTACGGCTGAGGATACTTCAGGTCATCATCTAAAACCGGGTATTGACGGTAGCTTGTTTGATATCGTTTTGAATACCTCTGAGTTTACGGCTTATGATGTCATTACCTATGACGCCGCTAACGGCTGTAATATCCTTATCTCAGGCGAGATCCCGTCTAAGACAGAAGGTGACTTGACACGTTATTGGTGTCGTGTTATCGGTGGTAAGGCTAAATACTTCCCCAAAGAGAAATTACGTCCGGGTATCCGCTACTGGAAGATCGGTCATGCTCTTGGTGAGTACAGCACTCAGTTCTCAAAGGTATCTGGAGCTGACAAGGCCGGTTCTATGACTTGTGAGTTCCGTTTAGGAAACCACCGTGGTGTTGAGGGCGAGACAACTATGTACGCTGGTATGAAGTCCATGCAGGCTGCCCAGAACAGCACTTCAGAGTTTGTGGAGACCGCTCTTCGTCGTATGAATGCCATGAGAAGTGAGTATGAGGGTAATATCCCTGATCTGGCTATTATCGGTAAGACTGTTAATGGTAGACTTGATTTGCGTACGGCCAAAGTAGCCTCTACGTTGGAGGTGTTCTGTATGGCTGAGTTGGTTAAGCTGGAAGCTAGACAGTTGATGTGGCAAGAAGGTGGTATTATCATGGATCAAAATGGTCCTATCCATTTGAATGAGGGTATCTATCGTCAGCTTCGCCGTGGTTATACTATCTACTATAGCCGCCCGATGGGTATTACCAAGGATACTCTTATGGCCGCTGCCGCTTATATTTTCCGTGGTCGTCAGGATCTTCCTATCACGGAACGTAAGATTAAGTTCAAGGTAGGAGCTATGGCTATGATTAACTTAGAGAAGTTGATCAGGGAATCGTTCTTCACTACCTTGCAGAACTTAAGCTGGGGTATGGGAAGCGATCGTATGTTGCCTTCTAATCCTATTTCCGGTACTAATGACGCCATGATCTTAGGTCCGGTTCAGGTTAAGGGAGCTTTCATCCCGGGCATCGGTAATGTTGAGTTCGAGCACGATCCTTCTTTGGATTACGCTGATATGACGGATCGTAGCGAGTTGGTGAATGGCATGTATCCTAGATCCTCTTATTCTTGTATTATCGAGAATATCACTGACGCCGGATCAACTAACGCGTATTCCGCTATTCCTAATACGGCTAACGCTAAGTTAGGTAATATGAACAACAACGTATTCTATATCAAGCCAGAAGGCGTAAGCATGTGGTGGGGTTATGAGTACGGTCGTTGGGCACACAAAGCTAACGGTAATGAGATCGTATCATCCTTGCCGGGCATGAAAGAGCAATTCTGGTGCCACTCAGCTTCAGCGGCTTGGGTTATGGATAACAGTAAGTTCTTGATTATCGAGCTTCAACCGAACTACTTCGGCTAAGTTTTTTTTCATATGTAATTTGGTTTTTAGAGGGGAGGATATTCCTCTCCTCTTTTTTTAGGAAAGTAACGCAAAAATAAGGAAATGAAAGAGATTTTAAAATCAAAGAAGGTATTGGTCGAGGTAAACGGCTTCAATATCATGTCAGATACCTTGTATGAGGTAGTAGGTAAGCACGACGGAAGCGCTCCTCAGGCCTTTCAAGACGCTAATATAGCTAAAGCTCCGTTCCCGGAGAACGCCACTCACGTATGTTGCCCTTGGGATGATTTCTCCAAGGCCTATAACACCGGTTTTTATCCAAGATCAAGATGTTATAATGGTCTTGACAAGAATGAGATCGACAGGCTCGTCAAACAGCGGGTAGATAATATCATGAAGCCTTTTGAGGAAATGTCACAGATGGATCTATCTCAAACCAATTTAGAATTTTGGGATGACGCTAAGGATAAGATCTTCATGGGTAAGGTTTATAATACGGCTAATACCGTAGATCTATTTTATTTATATCTGGCTGTATTTTCCGGCATGTTGACTCCTCAGGAAATGGATGGAGATCCTATTTTCATGAACTCCATGTTCTGTTTCGTGGAGAAAGACAATATGAAGGATTTCGTTCAGCAGCGTGAGATCAATAAGATGAACATCAGCTATAAGTTTATCAGCGCCCTTAAGAAAGGCGGCGACGATCGTCAGGCTGTCATCGATCTTCTTCTTTACATCGGTATCGTAACTCGCCCGGATTTCACGGAGGATGAGTATTATACAGGATCTCTATCAAACTGGATGAATGAGAAGAAGACCAATGTTGATTATCTGCTTGATATCTGGGATCGGTCATTGGAAGGTGATTTCAAGGAAGTTCTTGAGTTTTACCGTATCGTAAACGTCCTTCAACGAAATGGTCGTATCAACATGACTCCATCTGGCTTGCAATATAATGGCCAGATCATAGGACCTGACGTTCGGACATCCGCTGAGTTCTTGGCTACCAAGAAAGACTTTATTAACATAAAGGCTAATGTATTGGATGAGTATGAGGAGATCATGTCTATGTCTAATATCGATGATAAGTCCAAGGCCAAGAAGGTTAAGGATATTAAGAAGAAGGATGACGTAGAGGAAGGTGATAAGGTTAAGGAGGAATAATTATGACAATCCAAGAAGCGTATCTAAGGTCTTTGCAGAAGAACGAGCAGAATCTGGCCAATGGCGGGATTAAGCTGGATCCGGGAAGGTTCGTGCTGTTGTTCAACGAGGCCCAAGACCGGTTGGTTAAGTACTATCTAAATAGGAAGGATGACGAGACTATACGCTCCATCCAAAACCTTCTTGTTTATTGGATGTCGTTGGATAATGCGGGTAGGATGGATGACCCTGAGTCTACGTCCTTTAACTTACCTGACGACTATCTATGGTTCTCTAACATAAAAGGCGTTTTCTCGTACAAAGGGTGCGAGGTCACTGATTTCGTTATGTGGGAGGCTAAGAACGAGAACATCCATGAGCTTCTTGGAGACGAGAATAACCGTCCTTCTTACGACTACCGTGAGACATTCTACTCCATAGGGAACGGGAAGGTCGTGGTCTACGAGTCAGGCTTCCGTACCGAGGAGGTTAAGATGACGTACTACCGCCGTCCTGTCAGGGTGGACCTGTCGGGGTATATCAACGCCGCCGGTATCCAGTCGACGGACATCGACCCGGAGCTGCCCGATTATCTTGTGGAGGAGGTTCTGGATATGGTCGCCAAGCAATTCAACCTTAATGAGAATGAATTGAATAGATATAGTATGGATAAGGATAATGTGGCTTCTTTCAAATAAACACCGTTAGTTTGATCATTAAGCCTACTCGGAAACGGGTAGGCTTTTTGTTTGGGATTTGCTATCAAGATATATTATAATATATTGATATATAGAATTATATGAATAGGATTTTATCGCATTACCGTATAATTAGATATTATTTTTCTGGATTCGGAGAAATATCCGACTCCAGAAAGTATTTGATTATAAGATACTTACTATAAATAATCTTGTCCTGTTTTTATGGGTATACGCATTCTTGTGGCATTTTTTTAGTATAATATGTTTACAAAAAACGTAATATGGCTGTATCGCCATATATTCCCGACCATGTTTTATTGCCTTGATGTTGTTTATTGTTATGTTTGCGTAGGTAAATGATTTTTAAACTAAAATATTGATAATATGTTGCACAGACCGCAAGACCGGGTACTTTTCGTATCCCCACACGCTAAGATGGTGGATGTTGATTCCATCTTCTTAAAGGAAGGACAGATCGGTATTTACGATACTAAAGATACTTCCGAGAACGGTTGCAAGGCCGTGACTGATTTTACCGGTAAGCCTCGTAACGACAAGCGTTATGAGATCCGTATCGGTCGTAATGAACAAGCGGCTTCCCGCTCTATCTATGATAAGGATTTTTCCACGCCGTTATTCTCTTTGAACGAGATCACGGAGATCTACGCTTCTTGGCCGAAGAAAGATCATGCTTATGTCGATGATGTTATCTTAGGATACAACGGTGTCTCTGATGACACGGCATTCTCAGTTTCCAAGGGAGACCGTATCGCTATCCGCTTGGTTCTCGCTGGTCGTGCCTTTGAGCTTCTTGGCTATGAGGAGGGTCGTGTTGAGATCAATGACGCCATTCTTTTGGATGATTGTGATAATACGCCAAATCAATGCGAGGAGTGCGATCCTTGCGAGGAGGTTGATTTGTTGCCCGCCGTCCTGAAGTGTATCGATCGGATGAAGAACCAACCTATTGCTGGTGGTGGTAAGGTATCTGATTATATTGATATCACTCCGGTTACAAGATGTACTAATGAGGCTACGGAGCCTGAGACGGAGGACGTGAACTTCTATTGTATGGAGGTTTGCGATACTGGTGATGACCTGGCCTTGGCTGAGGTTCGTGCCCAGTATCCGGGATTGAAGATCGTTCGTGAGAGCATCAACGGCAGCATGTCACGTTATAAGGTTATGAAGAAAGGGGCTAAACCTGCTGACTATACTCAACGTCTTATCTCTATCATGAAAGGATGCGAGGAATGCCCGCCTAGCTATACTGAGGTTAAGGGCGGATACCTGTATTCCGTTTCGTTGGAGGATGATGGCGTTGATATGTCTTCTACTATCGAGTCTCTTCCTAACGTGGTTTCCGATACGGTTAGTAAGATGAGCCAGATCAAGGGCACTGGTCTTTATATCGCCGCTACGTCAAAGAAATTGACCGATAATGAGATCAAGACATTCGTAGACGCTAATCCTACTACGGTTATCTATTATGTCGCCAAGACTTCTGATATGTGTGAGAATCCTACGGTTCGTACCGCTTCTTGGTCAGCTTGCGGATCTTGCAAGGTATCTAAGGAGAAGTATTATATCACGATCCCGGACAACGAGTGTGGCGAAAGCGCTTTAGAGGAAATCAAGCAGGCGTTCCCGGAACTGGAGATCACGGATTACGGTACTCCTGCGGCTTGCCAGCATAGTTTCCAGACAGAGGTATATACCAATATGTTGTGCGATGAGTGTGACAAGGTATTTGAAGGATTCTTCACCAGCGAGGCTCCGGCATCATACCGCAACAGGATGTGGAAGAAATTGGAATCAGCACAAGAGCTTGGTAGTAACTGCAAGTGCGGTATCCGTTTCCGTGGCAAGGAAATGTTGTTATCTCCATCAGAGTGCTTGATGGATCAAATGACTTATATCGAGGATAGCGTTGAGATCGTAGGTGCTAGTGGCGGTTACCCCGATTCTTTGGATGAGGGTTCTCCTATCTGGTGGGATCAGCTTCATTTCGAGAGACTGTCCAGCAAAGCCCCGCGTACTCACGTAGGAGGCAATATGATGGATGATGAGCTTAAGGGGTACGCTCACTTCAATGGATTCCCGAAACATCAGGATTTCATGGGGCGGACGTTCATGAACGAATATAGCCGTGTAGAGCAAACGGCTCAGTACGTTGACTTCCAGATTACGCTCAATCCTCATAGATACGCTCAGGGATTCGGAAAGGTTATCGCTGATGATCCTATCAACTTGATCTTACGTGTACGTTACGGCGCTCATGAGGGCGTTCAGGAGATGATTAATATGATCGGTGCTGCTGCTGGTCTTGGTTCGGCTATCGTGACCGAACCTAAATAAGAACGACCTTTTTTGCGTTCATATAATTCCTAAAGGGGAGAGATTCAATTCTTTCCCCTTTTTTATTAACTTTGAGGCATAAGAACTTAAATATTGTAGTATGTCCGCTATTAATGAGTATTTAAAGAGACTGGCTTCTATATTCGGAAGCATGGGTTTCTCCGTTCCGCCAGATGACTTCTCAGGGGTTGTGATAGACGGAAAGACGTATCCGGTCATGATGAGGAATGACGGGTGTTACGTGTACTTCGATGATAAAGGAGTAAAGAGACTTGTAAGCGATGTCCCTAGAAAGGACTATCAGTTCATTAACATCAAGGACGCGCGTGTGTCGATTGTCAACCAATGCTATCGCACGCCGGGTGGTCAGGTAGAGGCTCGTATCCATACCTATATGAATAATAAGGGAGAGATACTGGCCGAGAAGATATTTATCATCAACTCTTCAGATGTTGATACGCCTATTGGTACGGAATTGGACAAAGTTCCTGCCGAGTGGGTAGCTATAGATTGTAGCATAGCGGAGATGACCGATCGGGAGTTGATATTTGTAAGCAAATGTTATGCCACGGAAGGCGGTAAGGTTCAGATTGAGGGCGTGGAGTCGGTTGATCCCCGCCTGAACCCCGAGGTATCCCACTACGAGGTGGTGAATACGACCGACGATAGTAACCCTATCGGTACGGAGTATGACAAGATACCTGATACATGGAATCGTATAGTATGTGATTTCCCTGATATGACTCAAAGGGAGATAATACCGGTTCTTAAATGCTTTGATACCGGTACCGGGAGAGTACAGATAGAGGGATATAGGATATTTGATTATGAGATGGGTACCAGAAAGGAATGGTATCGCGTCAAGCAAAGTACCGATCCTGAGAACCCGGTAGGTGAGTTTATCACCAGCATAAGCGATGACTGGGTTGAGGTTGTTTGTGACTTCACGGATATGGAGGATCGTGATATTGAGGTAACTGTAGAATGTTATAAGACACCGGCCGGTAAGGTGAAGCTGGAGGTTCTCACGTCATGGGACGGGAATATAGGGGTTAGGGATAAGAGTTATAAAGTCCTGGAGACTACCGATCCGTCACAGCCTGAGGGCGCCAGCTTCTCATCCTTGCCAGATACGTGGGTAAGGGCTGTCTGCGATTTCGACGATATGGAAGAGCGTGATATTAGGTCTTACGTCGAATGTTACGACGGAGGTAACGGCCCTGTCAAGCTTCGTAGGCTGGTTTCCTATGACTCCAAGATAAAGGCCAGATATACCCGTTTCGAAGTCCTTGAGTCGGATGACGCTGGCTTCGTCCCGGGGACCGACTTAGCTACCCTTCCAGAGAGTTTCTCTTTGGTCCCATGTGATTTCACGGATATGGAGGATAGAAACGTTCAAGTATATCGTGAGTGTTATGCTTTCAAAGGACAGCGTATTGAAGTGGATAAGGTTGTCTCTTATGACGGTGATCTAGGTGATAGGAAAGCCAAGTATATTGTACGTGAGAGCGAGGACGGCGCTATCTTAATAGATCAGGAATATGATGAGATCCCTGTTGGATGGAAGAAATCTCCTTGCGATCTTGAGAACCTTCGTGACAGGCATGTATCTTACTATGATCAGTGTTATGTCACGGAGAACGATAAACGGGTTAAGATCCATAATATCGTTATATATAACTCTTTAGGATATGAGTGGTATCATTTCTACGAGGTTACGCAGTCAGAGGATGATAAATATGAGGTAGGCGATATTAACTCCTCTATGATTGATAAATGGAGTAGGGTTGAGTGTGAGATGCCTGATATGGAGAATCGGTTCTTGGATACGACAGATACCTGCTATGATACAGGGAATGGTACGGTTAAGATAAGGCGTCAGGAGTCTATTGACTATAAGCTTAATGTCCGGGAGTTTGATTATAAGATCGTGGAGTCAACCGATCCTGATCATCCCACCGATACCACCCCTACCCAAGATACGGTTAGTGGTTGGACGGTAATAAGCTGTGACCTTAATATCATGGAGGTAGATGACTGTTATGAGGTTGGCGGTCATAAAATCCATTTAAAGGGATTCAGGACGGTCAATCCGGCGTTACAGGATATTAAGTCCATATTGTATGTCGTGTACTCTGATCATCCTGATTATCATGCTGGAGATGAGCTTAACTCTATTCCAGAGGGGGCTAAGGTCACGATCTGTGATTACGCGGATAAGAGCCAAAGGCATATGGTCCCGGTGCGCGAGTGCTATGAGGTGGCCGATGGCCGGTTCTATGTGGAGGGAAGTCGGTTGGTGGATAACAATATGGTCTTTGAGCGGATGTCGGTGATGGTTCTTGAGTCATCCTCCCAGACCTACCCTGTAGGAACTACGCTGACCTCTATTCCTGATGGCGCTACTATCGTGGCTTGTTTATGTCAAACCTGTTAATCTGAATGGCTATGGTTAAAGTATGTAATGATTATTTTATGATTGACGCCTTAGCTGGAGGTCAGGTCGTAAGAAAAAGGAAATATCGTCGTGAGAATACGATGATCGGATATAAGTGGTATGATTATAATGGGGTCGAGATAACTGACCCCATTGAGATATCACGCCTTGATAGTCTGGCTACGAAACATCAGCGTGTAGATGAGGCTTACGATGACCATGCTATATTCATGTCATCAACCAACTACGTCAATAGCGTATCCGGTATCCCTATGGACAAACATATGGTGGTGGTAGAATGGAGGCCGGAAAGCGAACAGGGGTTTGTTACGATGGCTCATGAGCAAGGTCTGGAAGGTGATAGCTATTATATCGTTGTCATCAATACAGGTGATAAGCAGGCTACTATCTACACCCCCGTAGATCCCGAGGATCCAAAGGACGGTACCTCTAGGGCGGATGATGGCGATAATATCTCCGTTGGAGGATCTTATGTCTCCATATCCCCCAAGCAGGTAGAGCGGATAAGGGTTACTTTTCGTGATGGTAAATGGTATTATGAGTTGGTTACCAAGACATATCCTAGCAATACCGGTGGTATTAAGATCGGGGATGTTGATTATGTTACTTTCAGGTATTTATGGGACGAGAGTTCGGGAAGGGATTTGGATACGATGACGGAGGCTCTCAACTCGAATGTCCCGACTATCGATAATCTTGGTGTTGGTTATAATGGCCCCGGTAACGGTGATGAGTCCGTAAGGAGCGTGCTTAAATGGGGTGGTGATAACACCGGGTCTGGTAAGGAGTGTGTTTGGATGTCGGTAAAGGATCTAAGGGCACAGCATTATTCCACATTGCCGGATGAGACGCAATTCATGGCTTATGCTACATGGTTCGCTTCTATAGGTACAGGTAAGTGTTCTTTTGAGCTTGTGGGTTACAAGGGCGGTACTATGAGCCAAGACGGATATAATTTTATAAATACCGGTGGATCTGTGGTGTATCAAAATACGTATGATTTTGTTTGTCATACCAGCAAAGGTTCATCTACGTATAAGACATCCTACGAGAAGGTGGCTCGTGTTACCTATAATAAGCTCACTAACGAGGTTTATATGTCTATCGGTGACGCTATAGATCAGGAGGATAATTATGATAAGCTGGAGCGGGAGATCAATAATATAAAGGAAAGACTTAGCGATGTCGAGAACGAGTTGGCTGTCGTAAGACGTATAGCCGAGGGCAAGAACACGGCGTATATATTTGATACGGTCGATGCTATGAATAAGTGGCTGGCGGTCCCGGAGAACACGGCTAAGCTCCGGGTTGGGGACAGCTTCTGGATCCGGGAGAAGGATGTACCTGATTATTGGTGGGACGGGACCAAGGCCTTGGAGCAGGAGGGTCAGAAAATAGATCTATCTCCTTATTATACCAAGGATGAGGTTGATAATATCGTAGATGATATCAATCAGAAGATAGAGGATAAAAGTACGTCGATTATCTTCGATACCTATACCCAGATGAAGTCTTTCGTGGATGATCCTACTAACGCCGACAAGCTTAAGGAAGGTACCATCTTGTTGATACGAGAGAAAAACGTACCTGATTATTATTACGATGGAGCTGGGGTGGTTAAGATGGAAGCCGACGTACAGCAATGCCTTTATATTACTTTGGCTAACAAACCTACGGAAAGTACCGTAAGTTATACCCAAGATCGGGAGGTGACTAATTTCGCTCCTGGAGCTATAGCTAGATGGGTTGACGCTGACGGTAATGACGTGTTCTATAAGCTTGTGGAGGTAGTAGGAGGCAAGGCTAAGTGGATTACTCTTATCGATACTAAATACGGTAATGTGACGCTACAGAGCACTTATGACAAGAACTATGAGATCGTGAATATCGTATCTGGATCACGTTTACAAGCTATAAATAGCGATAAGGATGAGATCAAGTTCGTTAATAGCGCTACCGGTAATGTTACTGTCGTGTTTAACGCCACGGTATCAGGAGGAGTCAAGAAACTTACGAGCCTGTTGGCCGTGAACGAGGTGGTCCTTACGCCTGGGGCGGCGGCGTCCTTCACCCGTACCGGTGAGACCTTCACCCTCTCCGATCTTTTTGGTGTTACGATCTTCCCCGATCTGGCGGATGCCAATCGTGAGGGGGAATGGGTCATGAGCGTAGGCATAACCGGAAAACCGATCCTTATGGAGGTAAAGGAGATGAGGAAATGGGATGAGAGTATTGTCCGGGAACTTACTATTGATGAGCTTAACGAGAAGTTCCCTAACGTGGATATCGGATTCGCTGTCGTATGCAAGACCATCAACAAAGTATATGAGATGGTTAATGGATATAAGGAATGGGTGTCTTATGATATAACCTCAATAAATTAATGGTATGGCTTTTTTAGCAGGATACGACACGGTAGCGTCCTATGTCACGTTTATAGTGAATGAGGACAGGTTCCCTTGTTATGATGGTAAGGGCGCTGATTATATACCCGATCCGATAATATCAGCGGATGCTTTTAATAGAAGTCTTAGGTTCTCGACAAGAAAGCCAGGATTTGTGGACGTTGATTGGGGGGACGGAACAAAGGATCAATATCCTTTAGTTAAGGTATCTGATGGTAGTTATAGGATTGTATTCAGGTCTCTTGACATTGAGTATAAGAAGAATCCGGATGATACCGTATGGTGGTATAAGAAAGAGGATGGCTCACAATACATACCGGTTCCCCCACATAAGTATAGCGATATCAGGCGTAGGGAGGTTACGATGAGGTTCTCTAACGTAATTGATGGGGAATTTAATATGGATGGTATTGTCCTTCATGAGTTCCCTATAACTAATCTTCCCGATATAACTTATTTTGCTGTGGTTAGATCCGTTTTAAAAAATGGCGATATCCCATATGACAGGATAAGCAAGAGCGTTAATCTTCGTAATATACAGATGGGGGTTTTTATTCATTCTGGTGTATGGAGTAATTGGCCAGAAGGTTTTTTGAACATGAAAAACCTGAGGTATTTCGGATGCAATAGCGTTTTTAATTTCGGGGATGATCCTGATTCTAATTGGAGAAGGTTCTCTGAATGGAAGAATCTTACCGAGTTTAATTTCAATTGGTGTAACATCCCTTCTTATGATCCGGCCTTTAATTCTATTCCGGCTGTGGGTATAAATATTATAAGCGATAGGAATAATATACCTGTATTTGATGAGGTGGATAAGGTAGGGGATGATAAGGCAGGCGTTGATTTTATGGGTAATGGTAGCTCATGGAAACAAGATCTGGTAGGAGGGAAGTTGAACAAGATTCAACGGGCATATTGTTCTTCAAGTACGGTGCCGGTAGACGATCTTCCGGATTACTTGTATGAGATAAGGGAATTTAGGGTATGGAATTTGCGTGATGGTGGTAGATTTATAAATACGCAGGAGAGGGCTGATACGTTCGTTAACACGTTTTATGATAAGATGATGTCGTGGAGTTATATAACGATGTCACAGACGGCTTCTGACGGTAACAGGAATCAGTTTTATAAACTTACTTTAGATTTATATACTGCCGTATCTCCTACTAATAAGAGGCCGTCTGGCGTTTATCAGGCTCCTGATGGGTTTGTTAAGGGGGTTAGTAATGGTAATCCTACGACGCCTATGGAGAAGGTGTATGTACTTACCAACAACTATGGGCAGACGTGGATCTTGGCACCTGCCCCGGCTTCTAAGGCTGCCCTTACGAGGGCACGGCGGGCGGGGAAGACCAGGATCACCCCGTTCGTTCTTGGCGTAAAGGATGGCCATGTATCCGTGTTTAGCGGAGACGTGTTAGATGAAAGCATGTCCAAGTACAGTTTTGCCGATAAATACGAGGCTATAGATATATGTAGTAATCTAGGGCTTGATAGTTCACCTGTTGTCGAGTATTTTAGAAGAATAGAGGAGGGAGAGATATGAAGTTGATATGTAAGGATACGAATAAAGGGTCTATAACCTTTTTTACTAAAGGCAAATATGCTTTTAGGGGCGTTGACAGGAATGATACTACTGATGACGTGCCTGATCCTATATTGGATGTTAATAATTACAATGAGAGTATACAGTTTTATTCCAAGACCCCCGGCATGTGCGAGGTCGATTGGGGTGACGGGAATAAAGAGCAATTTCCTTTCGTGAAGGATAGGAGCGAATCCATATACGGGCGATATAGGTTGATGTTCAGGAGAAGGGATATAAGTTATCGTAAGAATCCGGATAGCCATCCATGGTGGTTTTATAAGGAAGATGGGAGTGAGTATATCCCTGCGCCTAATCATGCTTACGCTGATGGGCTAGATAAAGAGCGGGTCATTACCATGACTTTTACGAATGATATTACATACGTTCAAACAGCAAGGATAATGATGGTAGGATTTCCGATATTAGACGCCCCAAGTATTATCAACTTAATCTTATCCATTACCGGCGATGGGAATATAACCGATATTCCTAAAGATAGGATACGTAGATCGGTAAATATAGAGTATATAACACTTAGTGAATTAGGTGTAGGGATATTGACATCCATACCAGACGATTGGGATAGGTTGACTAAGTTAAAAGGCATTAATTTAAGTCGAACGGCTGATTTTAATGATACGGAGTCTTCTAATATAAGGAAATTCCCCTCTATGTGGCCTAATCTTGTAACATTATCTTTGGCAGGTTGCAGGGTTAGGGTATATCCAAGGGAATGGCTGTCTTTTAGCAAGCTAAAAAAATTATATATATCCCCGGGAGTGGCCATGTCATCGTTTGACCCTAATACATGCCCGGCTATGGATGAGGTGGATAAGATAAATCCTAGCTTAAGGACCTTCGACCATATAAATAGATGGTATGGGTCTGTCGTGAGCTGGCATCCGTATATGATCGGCAAGGGGCTGGAAAATATCACTAGCCTTACCGCCTCATATGGCTATAGTAATATAGATGTAAGTAATCTACCGGATTATATATATGAGATGAGATCTATGAGTAGTTTTTATATGCATATCTCCTTGTTGACCCAAAGTCGATGTGATACGTTTATATCAACATTATATGAGAAGGTGATGGGGTTTGATTATCTCACTATGTCCTCCTCCGCTTCCGATGGCAAAAGGAATCAGTTTTATGGATTGTATCTAAGTATGTATTTGGCTGCCAATCCTGTTGATAAAAGACCTAGTGGCGTATTACAGGCGCCTTCTGGTTTTATAAAGGGTCAGTCTAATGGCTCTCCGTCGACTCCTATGGAGATGGTTTATGTGCTTATGAATAATTATGGATGGAGGTTTAGTATGGCGCCAGAGGCTTCGGTGTTAAGGTCAATACGATCTTCTGATATTGACACGAGGTCATATAAGCCATATAAGCTTATCGTATTTGACGATGGACGTACCTTTGTAGGCAATGGAGATGTTTTAGCTCATGATACGGATAAGGTATTATCGTTTGGGGGTCAACCTGAAGGGGAGTATTTATGTGATTCTATAGGATTGGACAGGAATGTTATTGTAGAATATTTTAACAAGATAGGTAATTCTCGCGAATAATACATAATTCATGCAAACCATAAAACATTTGCATCGCATTATGTATAATAGCTAAAAGCTATTCCGATTATTAGCCTAAGCCTTGAGACAAAGGCTACGTTATTTGAGAATACATAGTTACCAAGGGATGTTTGCCCAAGCCCCTTGCTCTAAGGCAAGTGATTAAACAATGGTTGTATTCGGGCCATAGTGTCGCTTGCATCAAAACCTCAAAATAACATTGGCGATGGGTACTAACAGGGTTTTACTCTGACTTATGTTGAATAAACATTGAATTAGTTTGTGAAATGGTGTATGTACAGGACATAGATGGTAGTCCTTTAATGCCAACAACAAGGCATGGGAAGGTAAGAAGGTTGCTTAAATCAAAGAAAGCAACCGTAGTGAATCTTTGCCCTTTTACGATCAGGCTTTTGTATGATACAACCGGTTACAAGCAAGAGATTACGTTAGGCGTTGACGCAGGCACAAAACATGTCGGTTTATCAGCTACAACAAAAAGCAAGGAACTTTACGCAAGTGAAGTTATTCTAAGAAGTGATGTTGTTGATCTTCTATCAACAAGAAGGGAATTGAGGAAGATTAGAAGGTACAGATTGAGATATAGAAAGCCAAGATTCATGAATAGGATTAAATCAAAGAAGAGAGGATGGATAGCTCCATCAATCCGGCAGAAGATTGATTCTCATATTAGGATTATCGGTTTTGTATATTCTATACTACCTGTCTCAAAACTGATTATTGAGGTTGCCCAATTTGATACTCAAAAGATCAAGAATCCAGAGATATCAGGTAAAGAGTATCAGGAAGGTGAACAATTAGGATTTTGGAATGTAAGGGAGTATGTCTTGGCAAGGGATGAGCATAAATGCCAACATTGTAAAGGAAAATCAAAAGATCCTGTCCTTAATGTCCATCATATTGAGTCACGCAAGACTGGAGGAGATTCACCTTCTAATTTGATAACATTGTGTAAGACTTGCCATAAGGAGTTTCATAAAGGAAATATCAAATTGAAAGTAAACAGAGGTGAGTCGCTTCGTGACGCTGCGGTTATGGGTATCATGAAATGGGAGTTATACGATGAGTTAAAATCTTTGTATCCAAACGTAAAAATGACTTTCGGATACATAACAAAATATAATCGTATAAATCACGGGATTGAAAAATCCCATGTATCCGACGCTTTTGTGATTTCAAGGAATTTTGACTCCGAGAGACTTGGATATTATTACAAACGGAAATTAGTTCGTCGTCATAACAGACAAATTCATAAGATGAAAGCACCTAGAGGAGGCAATAAAAGGATGAATCAATCTCCTTTTAAGGTTTTCGGATTTAGATTGTTTGATAAGGTGATGTTTCAAGGTAAAGAACGCTTTATTTACGCAAGAAGGCTTCGTGGAATTTTTAATATCCGTGATATCAACGGAGAAAATAAGAAAGATATATCTTATAAGAAATTGGAATATGTCAGTCATGGATTGATTTCTATTGTAACAGGTTGAGATTGTTAGGAGATAGGGGAGGGTATACGACTCCACCCCTATTCATAATCAATATGTTAGCCAGATAAAGATATTTTAGCTAAACGATAAATTCCATTTTTTTTGTTATTTAGGATTGAGTTTTTGTTTGTCCGTGAGGATCGGCAAAATGATTTGTACTTTTCAGTAGAAACATAAGGTTTGTTATTATTGTTATTTGGCTCCCGTCCGCTCGTGAGAGTAGGCGGGATTTTCATATCTTTGTAACAAAACGATTTAGCTATGGGTAGATCTTGTTATGTTATAAAAAATAAGGAGGGTGGGGTAGATAATGTCCTTGCCCCGAACGACCAACCATCCGGATTATACCAAAGGGCGATGGAGGTGCTTGGCGACCAGAAGCAGGCCTTATCGGTCTGGGGTACGGCCTACTCCCCCGACTTCGTGTCCTTCTTTGGCGACTGGATGTCCATGCCATCAGAATATGACCTAGATAGTAACGGGGAACCTAGGTATGATGATGTCATGTCCTTTATCAAGCGGAAGAACTATTTCGTCGGTAATTTCATGGCCGATGAGGTTAAGGATATCAATAACACCCTTACTTCCTTGGGAGTCGATAATATCAACGATCTTAATGATATGATCATATCCAATTTCCTCTCCGGTGGTGATATATTTCTCAATAGGTACAATCTTGAGCGATCGGGGATGTATGACGCCGATGAGATTGATAATATCATGACTAACCGATTGGAGTATGAGCGGGTAAGGGATATGATGAGGAGGATTGTCGATTTTATGTCTGAGGGGGATCTCAATGAGAAGGATACATATTTCTTGTCCTCCGAATCAGGCCTTGGTGATGATTATATGATATATGAGGATACATATGACTCGTTAGGGAAGAGAAGAGTCTTGAATCCAATGGAGGTAAGGGATACGATCATGAGGGCGGTAGGCGGTATCAGCGACCGCCGGGAGTTCGATCAGGCTTTCGCCTCCATCCCATACCCTTCCTTGGCACTCCGGTATCAGGATGATCAGGATTACGCCGATCGGATGTATGACACGTATCGTAATATGACCCGTATGGAGGTTCGGAGTCAGGACGGAAATACGATTACCGACTCGTACTTCAATAGTACCACACCGTATATCAGTATGCCTAAGGATATGAAGGGTCTAAGGGATAAGGTTGGGGAGATAATCGATATGGATGATTTTAAGGACATCAAGGACGTTTCCGGACGTCTGTATGACATAGCTATGGATCTTGCCGACATGGGCGTGGATATAAGCGAGGCGATCAGCGATGAGATGGTTATATCCAGACCGGAGGATATCCGTGATCTTATGGCGTCGCTGGATGTTATGTTATCTTCCATACAGACCGGCAATCCGGTATATGATAGCTTTATCTCCGATCTTGACAGGATAACAGGAAAAGGGAATCCGATATACGAGGTTCAGGATACTTATTCTACTGGGGATAGGATGGTGTATGTAAGGTCCGGGAAAACATCTCCTTCCGATATGTATGACAGGAACATGTTGTATGTAGGTAGAAATACATACCATAACACGACCCCGATAACCGACACCGATCAGGCCTATGAGGTGCTGGCTGATATCGGGATAGCCCAGCCCTCGTACTTACCGACAGGCGTGGTTCCCCAAGGGGCTTCTCGATCTGATATTGGCGTGGTCAAGGATAATATCAAGAAGTTGGTTATGGATAACATCTCATCCTCGAATACCGAGAACATGATCCTTACCAGATTGATATACCAGCATCCCGTAACCCCTAAGATGGATGATATCGATATTGATCGGGAGTTCAGGAGATACGAGGCTAGACAGGGGAAGGATTGGGATTTTATCAAATCCTGTACCTTGTTGAGGAAAATCCAGATCAAGGAAAGGTTAAAAAAATCGGATTTGTATAATAATGTCTTGCGTTTCCTTGATTTTAATGGATTTTATAACGTATCTTTGAACCACCATGACAGAGGTACGTTAAAAAACATAGAGATGTCGTTGCCGGATGGTCAGGTAAGGAATCTTCTGTTTGACGTGGCTATCGAGTCCGGTGACAGAAGCATGAGAGATCTTTTCTATCTGGATGGTCAGGATAGGATGATGGATGCCGGGTTTTATAGGTATCTGTACCAAAGGAATCCGGGTCTGCTCCGGGAGGTCAACGGCGGTGTCGAGGCGAGACCGGACGGCTTGTTTTTGGCTCGTGGAAGGTATGATGATTTCGTGTCATTCCAATCCGGTTTATATGAGAAGGTAGGTGAGACGGTTGATGGTGCGATATACAGGTTCGTTGATGATCTTATATACTCCGATCCATCATCATATCAAGAAAACATGGTACGAAGGATGGGTGACGTTACGGTAAGGAGTGACGATAACCGCCTGTCAAGGATAGAGGATAATCCCTCATCCAGCAAGATAGTTAATGAATACACTGCTAATACAAATAAGTTGATGCGATATTTTTCGTGTGGTTAATCTCTCTTTGACGTCGTGAGACGTTTTCTTTCGAGCATTGAAACATTGAATTTTATAGATTTGCGATGAATCCGGGCCGTAGTGATACGTTCCGGATTTTTTGTCTTGTACCGGTTCTTATTAATACCAACTGCATGACATGACGTGCCTTGATGATGACATATATCACGATCTTAGGATTATTAATTTTTGAACTTTGTAACGCCCGCCATCAGGTGGGGTTATTATTAATTCAAAAATAAATAGACATGGGTACAAGTGGAGACAAAATCGTTTTGTTAGACGGCATGGGTTCCGGGAGCAGTAGTGCCGCTAACGGTTTATTATCTATGATTCCGGGTATGTTTACCAGCCTTTTGGGTGGAAATAAGATGGATCCGAATCTAGTCGCGGCGTTGATGAACGGCCGTAACAACCAAGACCAGTTCGGAGGAGCCAACGGCTGGTGGTTATGGATCATCGTCCTGTTCTGGTTGTGGGGCGGACGTGGCTTCGGAAATGGCTTTGGCAATGGCAATGAATGTTGCGCTAACGGTCTTCCGGCTCAATTGAACAACGACTATGGCCGTGAGTTACTGATGCAGGCTATCCAAGGTAACAGAAGCGCTATTGATCAGATCTCTAACGCCCTTAACTGTTCTACCTCTCAATTACAAAACGCTATCTGTAACGTACAAGGCGCTATTGATAAGGTGGCTGGTCAGGTAGGTATGACTTCTCAGGCCGTTATCAACGCCGTACAGCAACAAGGATGTGAGATCGGTAACCAGATTAGCGCATGTTGCTGCAACTTACAAAGCGCTATGGCTAGTGGATTTAACAACATCCAACATTCGTTAGACACCGTAGGATGTAATATCCAGAACGCTATCACCCGTCAGGGATATGAGAATCAGTTGGCTATTACCGGTCAGACGAACGTATTGCAGAACAACTTGACTAACGGCTTCAATAACGTTATTCAATCCAATCAAGCCCAGACGCAAGTGTTAGCCGCTAAGATAGATGCCCAAACGCAGATTATCAATGACAAGTTCTGTCAACTTGAGATGCGTGAGATGCAGAATACTATCCAACAGCTTCGTGAGGAGAAACAGGCTTTGGCTACTTCCGCCATCACCCAACAACAGACACAGAACATCGTTAGCCAGTTAGCTCCAAAGGCTCCGGTTCCAGCCTACGTTGTACAGAACCCGGGTTGCTGCTATACTCCTACCGTAAGGGTGGCTAACGAATGTGGATGCGCTTGCGGCACTACTAACGCCGTATTATAAGAAAGGGGGACAATATGGCTGATTTCAGAGGATATATGATCGGTTCATTCGCCTCCTCTCGTCTTGACAGGGGAGGCATCCCGGTAGTAGCCACTACTGGAAAGGTATCTGACGCTTCTGCGGCCGAACCTACGGTTGATTTTGGCATCAATCCGTGTCAGTGGAACTCACTACCTCCGGAAGGAATATTGTTATGGAAAGTCCGTCATCCGGTGACGGAGACAGAGGCTAGTTATCCCGCCACGATCGTTCTTCCGTCTGGCTTATCCACTACCACTCCTGTTACGGTATCCAACGCCGGGGTTATCGTCAACAAGACACCTATAGTGGATAAGGTTGGGGCACATATGACAGGGCAGGATATTACGACTCCCGTGGCTTCTAGTGATCCTATAGTAGGGGCCTACACCGAGCATCTTGTGTATTATAACAAATGCACCGGCGTGTTCAGGATGTTGGGTCATACGGCTACGGCGGCTACCGCCCCTAGCGCATGAATTTACTAAGAAAGAACAGGGAGGGTAACCTCCCTCCCATTTAAAAAGATCGTTATTATGTTTAAGGATTTAAAGAAAGGATATCAGGTTTATACGTTGGATACCTCAGGGGTTCCTAAATTCTTTATGGGTACGGTGGTTAACGTCTCGGAGCCTAGGTTCGCCCAGTCCCAGTTAGGTCAGTATCAGCAGTTGCAAGATCGGGTTATGGATCTTACTATAGAGGTGGACGGGAAGTCCATGACATACGTAGTTCCAGAGAACCAGAACGTGGCTATGGCCAACGGCATTACGCTAGCCTGCTCCGTGGATCCGATAATGAACCACCTGAACGCCATGAAACGAACCAGTACGGATATCGTGAATAGTGTGGATAAGAATAAGGAAATCATAGAGGCATGCGACAGTATCTTGGAAGATATCAATCCTACTTTTAAGCAGACTAAGGATCAGGACCGAAAGATTAAGAATCTTGAGGAGAAGGTCGATAGGATGGGATCTTCTTTCGATGAGTTAAAAGAGTTGTTAATTAAAAAATTAGGTTAAGATGAGAGTTATAGATTTAGGCAATGGCCAAGAGGAATATGATGATGAGATCTATGATCGAAGAGGCGGTAGAGGACGTTCCCGTCGCTCAGACGGCACTTACATGGGATATGATGGCGGGGTATATGACCATTACGGGAAGGATCGTGACGGGATGATGGAAGAGCTTGAGCGCCGTGAACGTGATCTTGAGAGACGTGAGAGGGAACTGGAACGTAACGAGCGGGAACTAGAGAAGCGCCAGAGACATCATGAGCGGGAAGATGAGATGTACCGTAAGGGATGGTTTGGCGAGCGTGAGATCCGTGACGAGTATGATAGTATGGATCCTTACATGCGTAGAGGTCGTAGAAGTCGTTACTACTGAGGAGCAGACGCCGATGACCCGGATTATAAGCGGTATATAGACACCCATGGATATCACTTTTCCAAGGAGCTGGCTAGGGAGGCCGCCGACAAGATGCTTAACGCCGACGGGTCCAAGAGAAGATGGACGATGGAGGATGCTAAGCAGATGTTCGATAAATGCGGGGCCAAGAAACCTGATAACGCCACTTGGGGAGATATCCAATATCTGTTCGCTATGTTTTATAGCGATTACTTTCCTAAGGTATTGGACTGCGACCAGAAAATAGTCAAGGCTGTATTGGCTTATCTGGAAGACCCTGACGCTCCGGAAGGGACGGCGTTCGTAAGGTATCTGGCGGTGCGGTGCTTCGTCGGTGACACAATCAAATGGAGTGAGATGATATAAGACTGATACAACGTTGGAGAACCCTGTCGGCGATAGAATACCGATGGGGTTTCTTTTTGCCCGTAACTTTATTATGGCTACATTTGTTCGAGGTAGATCTTTTGTTCATAGGTAGGGCGGGCGGGAATGAAAAAAGGATATCCTCACGGACACCCTTCCCCTTGGTTGAAAATCACTTAAAACATTATGAGTTACTACTACACCGCAAATATAGATAAATAAACGTGAATAGCAATGGGTAAGGGGTATTATTGGATAGAACCTGTGGATCGGACGTTAAATGATTTTCAGTTTTATAAGGCACGTATCGTGGGTGATCCTGAATATGACGAAAAACATCATCGTGTTATATTGAGGACTGATAAGCACTTCCCTGTAGGGAGTATCTTCCATGTCTTGAAAGACTCGGAGATGTTCGTTATAGAGAGGAAATTCAAGACATGGGGGAATAAGTATGTCATTAAGCCTTGCGAGGGTGAATGGGAATGGGGGTCTGTCCAGAAGCTGAAAGACAAGGCTATTATATTCCGTAGCGGATTCCTGCATGGGGACGGTAGCTTCTAACACTACCCGTATCTCCCCCCCCCTATATTTCTTGGTGTGTATGTATATAGCTATATTTGAGCAAAAATAATTATGATATGGAAGATTTTCAAGGTAAATATAATGGCGAGCAGATAGAGCAGCTTTTGGATAAGGCTAATGATATTGATCTTTCCAAATACGCTCTTAAGACGGATAACGCCCCTACCGCCACAAAATTACAGGCAGCTAGGACCATAGCGCTGTCCGGTGCTGTTAGCGGTAGTGTCTCATCGGACTTTGGGAGTAATGTTACTATCTCCACGACATTGGCGAACTTTGACGCCTCTAAGATCACGTCCGGTACTATCGATATAGATAGGTTGCCTAAGGCGGCCTTAGAGAGAATGGTCGTGGTGGCTGACGATACGGCAAGGTTTAAGCTTACTACAGCCACGGCTCAGGTCGGGGACACGGTTAAGGTAACGGCCACGAATAAGATGTATCTGGTCAAGGATGATAGTAAGTTGAATACCGAGGATGGTTACGAGCCTTATACGGCAAGTTCGGCGTCATCTGTGCCATGGTCTGGAGTGACCGGCAAACCTAGCACCTTCGCTCCACCTACGGCGGCGGCCTCCACCTTAGGTGGCGTAAAGGTAGGATACACGACTTCTGGCAAGAACTATAAGTTACAGGTTGACGCTTCTGGTAACGCTTTTGTTAATGTCCCATGGACAGATAATAATACGACCTATAATCAGGCCACGGCTGATACTTTAGGATTGGTTAAGATCGGTTATTCCTCTAGTGGGAAGAACTATGCCGTATCCTTGGATGCTAATGGTAAGATGTATGTGAATGTCCCTTGGACTGACAATAACACGACTTACACCCAAGCCACGAGCGATAATCTGGGTCTTGTTAAGATCGGATACTCTGCCAATGGCAAGAACTATCCCGTTGTTCTTGACGGTAGCGGCAAGATGTACGTGAACGTTCCGTGGACGGACACCAACACCACATATTCCAATATGGGGGCGGCGACCTCCTCGGCTGCGGGAAAGGCCGGTTTGGTTCCCGCTCCTGCCGCTGGAGCGCAAGGTAAGTATCTTCGTGGCGATGGAACGTGGCAGACACCTCCAAACGCCACATATAATAACATGGGTGGAGCTACGTCATCGGCGGCAGGAACATCCGGATTAGTTCCCGCTCCAGCTGCGGGTAAACAAGCCTCTTTTTTACGTGGTGATGGCACGTGGGTTGTCCCTACTAATACCACATACGCCAAGGCCAATACATCGACCCTTGGGCTGGTAATGATCGGATATGCGGAGAATGGCAAGAATTATCCGGTAGAGCTGGATAGTAGCGGAAAGATGTATGTTAATGTGCCTTGGACAGACACTAATACGACGTATGGTGTTGTAGGAGCTAACGGGTCTACAGGTCTGGTAAAGAACGGAAGTACCGTGACAAGCGCTTCTGGTTATACCGCCTGTCCTATTATCAGTGGTGTCCCTTATTATAAAGACACTAATACCACTTACGTCAATATGAAGGCGGCTACGGCCTCTACTGCTGGTGCAGCGGGATTGGTTCCGGCTCCAGCCGCGGGCAAACAGACGTCTTTTCTTCGTGGTGACGGAACATGGGTCGTACCTACCAATACCACATACGGATTGGCCTCTACTACAGCTAACGGCTTGTTGAGACAGCTTAATGGCAGCACCTCTAGTTTTATGCGTGGAGATGGCACTTGGGCTACACCTCCTAACACGACATACGCCGTAGCCAACGAGTCTACTAACGGGTTGATGGCGGCGGCTGATAAGAAGACCGTGAACAGGCTTATAGGAGTTAATACGGTCACGACATTAGCTAACCTGCCTATTAGTAAGAGAAGTATCACGGCTACGTTATCAGCCGCTACCACCCTATCCGTGCAGTCAGGCATGCAGATAGGAGAGGAGTTGATGATCAGGTGCGTCCCGTCGGCAGTGTTTACGCAGGCTATACCAAACTCTGGAGCTTATGTAAGCATGAGTGGTACTTCTATAACCACTACGGCTAACAAGCCTTTCGAGATAAATATCTGGTGTTACGCTTCAGGCAAGTATAGCATCGCTGTTAAAGAACAAGATTAAAGAATAGATTATGGCATATACATATATAAACAGGGAAATATATCCCAATATGTTGGTTTTAGACGAACCTCTTGATGATAATTACGCTAAGGGTAATAGTTATGATGACTATATTAATGGGAATCCTGCCCCATGGATAGAGCTGGGAGAGGAGCAATTGGCGTTCAAGGAAGCTAATCCTAAAGCCACGGTTAAGGAGATCATTGAAGCTAAGTTAGATGAGTCAAGGGTTCTTAACGAGGAGAAATCGGCTAAATATGAGGAGCTGAGATCTTATGAGACTGAAAATCTCCATGAGTTTTTCTTGGATGATCAAGATATTTATATTCCTGAATATAACAGACGTAGCGCTTTGGCTGATGGGGCTATAGTCGGTAAGATAACGATTATGGGTCTGGAGTTCGATATGACGGAAGGCAAGATCTTGATCGGGATGATGGATAAGTACGATAACGATCTGACAACGGCGTTAGGGGACAAGCAAAAGCAGATCAGTATAGCCACTACCGTAGAACAGGTGAGGGCTGTCGATGTTCAGTCCGGCTATCCTGATAAGGTAAGTGTTACCACGGCGTACATCCAGCAACAGGCGAAGGAGAAGGACGCTTCTGATCCTCAAAAAGTGGCTGTCAGGTTCTCTAGGATGGTAGTTAATAATAAGGCCATATCTTTATCTTCTAACGAGAAATTGGATGTTAAGATCCTATTTCCTATATGGGGACAAGAAGGAGCGGATTTCGGGTTATCCGTGGATACAGGATTTTGTCTTAGGGTAGTTAAGGAGGATACGGATATCCTTTACGAGGTTATCCAACCACATATATTATCGTCTGAATGGGAGCCTGGACTCAGTACGGCCTCCTTATATAAGGTTGTTGACAAGGAGCATGCCGGGACTATAGGTGATCCTATCCCTTATTTCCCTCCTATGGAGATATTTAAGGATAAATATTACATTCAGAACGCTGACGTGTATAAATGCACAAGGGATAGTGGAACTCCTCTTAGTCATAATCTAAAGGACTTGGTCGGGTTGTATGTTGAGGTTGTACAGGGTTAGTCGTATCTACCCCCCCCCTATATTTTGATGTGTAATTAAATATAGATTATTTTTGGCATAATAAAAAGACATTTTTTTAAATCATTTGAATATGGCATCACAAAAATTTGGTTTCGTAACCGTCGATCCGGTATCAGGATCAGGTGATCAGGCGGTTAATTTCTCCGGTGAGAAACACACCGGTCGTCTTCAACGCACTATCAACCTTACGGTCACCGCGAACGGCGGGGCTAAGAAGGCGTTGGTAGTTAATCAGGCAGCGGCTGCTGAGGTGGTAAAATCAGACAGCCCTAACGCTTCCGTACAAAAGACAGGTGGTAATGTTACCATCACCGGTAAGTCTAACAGTACTAAGCTTACGTTCGCGGTCACGCCGGCTGAGGAGAACGGGCTTACGTTACAGCTCCCGGCTAACTACACGGCGGCTGGAAAGACTACGGCTAACGGAGCGGTTATCGCCGACGACCCCGGAGCCGCTGGCGAGTTCGTTTGGAGCATCACGATCTCGGACGTACCGGCCAACGTCACGATCGATGAACTGACGGCTACATTGAAAGTAACCGCCGCTGGTGGTCAGACAGCCAACGTGACGGTAACTCAAGCCGCTGGAGACTCTACTATCGAGCTTGACAATGAGACTATTAACTTGGATGTAAATGGTACTCAACAGACGGTTAACGTAACATCTAACGACAGCTGGACTTGGGCGCAAGCAGCGGCTAGGACCGTATTGAGAATGATGGGACGATAATCAGTTTCTTTTCGCTTACTCAGACCCCGATCGACTTAAGCCGGTTGGGGTTTATTTGTTTTACTATCTTTGCAATAGAACGAAAAAAAATGATATAGATATGGCTAATGATTTGAATATTAATTGGAAGGACGGGGTAGGCGAGGTAACGGACCAGCCTCTGACCGTCAGTCCGGGGTCCGGGACCGGTAACGCCGCTGTTTCTTTTGGCTCTGTAATGAACAAAGGTCTTGACCGGACTCTTGAGTTGGAGATAACAACCCCCAAAGGCGTTAAAAAGACGCTTACGGTGAATCAGGAGGGATGTAGGCAGGCTTATATCACGAGCGACGGTAAACGGTGGCTGACTAGCGACAATCGGGTGTATGGGGTGTTGAAGAGTGACGCTCCGTGTCAGTGCAACGGTACTTGCCTTATCTCTTATGTCCGCCCTGATGGAAGCATAACGTACACACCCTCCGGTGATTGTATAGGCGTTGTCCTTAACGCTCAAGGTAAGAGATTTATGATTGAGAAATATGAGGATCTTAATGAAAGCTATGTAACAGCCGGAGCCGGGAAGGACAGCACTTCCATTTTTTATTGGGGTGGATATGGTACGGATCAGACCGGAATTACAAATTATGACAAAGTAGATGGAAGTGATATTAGAGGTTACCTAAAACCGGAGTCGGGTTCATACAATGGTACCCCTAACCTTTCGGCAAATATTACCGCCTGGACAAGCGGGGCTTTATCTGATTGGAATGGAAAATCCAATTCAGAGATATTAAAAGGAATAACTACCGGTGGTGGGTCTTATACTTCCTATGCGACAATTGGTCATGTGCTTAATACGTTCTTAGCTAGTGCTGACGCTAAAGGATATGATGATTGGTATATCCCATCATGCGCTCAACTTGCGTTAATATTTATGAACTTGACGAGTGTCAATAACGCATTATCGACTATTGGTGGACAACAACTCAGTCCTTCCAAAGCCTATTGGGTTAGCTCAGAATTTGACTCCAACAGCGGGCATCGTGTGTACTTCAAAGATGGCAGCGTGAACGGCAGCAGTAAGGGCAGCCGTTATAGTGTGCGGTTCATCAGGGACATTTAACCATGTAACTGCTTTGTTTTTACAAAATTTGTAATTACATTTGTGGCGCATGTCCATCACCATGCTTTTCGTCGCTAATTTATTATAAAGGGATACAGGTCTGTGATGGGATCGGTATCCCTCTATTTTTAATATGGAAGAGATAAATGTTTTCAATGTTCAGGTTCCTGATGGGAGACAAATCCGTTGTATATCGTATAATAAGGTTAGGTAATTATATACCAGTTTACACCTCCCTATAAAAAGATAGACAAATCTCATTTTTATTGATCGACCCTATGATAAAGCATTAAAAAGTATGTCATAGGGTTGTTTGCGTTTCTAAATATCTATATCTTTGCCCCACGTATTAGAATAAAGACGTAGAAGCGTTAAGATATTATCTCGTATTTGAAATCTGGACAATTTCAACCACTCGGGATAATAGACAAAGATGCCTCCTACGCCTATGTTGTTATATTTATACCTCTAGGGGCAAACTATATACAATCATAAGGCGTGGGGCTGTTGTTTGTTATCGAGTGGTGGGCAGTCCAGAGCCTCAAATACGGTAACATCCAATAGTCCCCACGCTTCTTTTATTTAGAAACCACCGAACGAAGGGGACAGGGAGGATAAAAGCAATAGATTTATGGTAACAAAAGTGAGATTTATGTATTTCTTATTGATGTACATAATGCTTATATTTTCATCATGCGGAGATGATGGAAATGAGGATTGGGAAAATGGAGATAAAAACACTTCGCAAACAGAGTTTAAACTCTCTCCACCGGATTGGTTGATAGGTACATGGAAAAATGGTGATGGACTAGGGATGTTAACATTTCAATGTACTAAAGACAATATAATATATGGATTAGATGGCGCTTCTATGAATTTCGTTAAGCATGCCCAAGAAAGTGCCGCATTTTACAATCAATCCAATCCACCCTTAGGAGATGTAAAATTGTATGAGGAACTACGAGGTAATAATAATTACAAAGTCGTATTAAGCATAACCCAGATGGGGGTTGAGAACAAGATTTTTGTAGAGATATCCAAAATATCATCTACGGAAATATATATTAACACAGAAGAATATAATTCACAAACTAAATTCACCAAGGTAAGATGAGAAAAATACTATATGCGATAGCCTTTTTATTTTTAGTTGTTTCCTACTCCTATTCACAGGGGAGAACACAAGATGTTGTTTATCTAAAGAACGGTAGTGTAATCAGAGGTCTTATCATAGAGCAAGTACCAAACAAATCCATAAAAGTACAGACCAGAGACGAAAGTATCTTTGTCTATCAAATGGATGAGATAGAAAAATTAGGGAAAGAAGAGGATACATCTTATTCGTTTAAGAAAATATTAGGCCCTAAGAGGACTTATGATATTAAAGGGTATCGAGGATTTTTGGATTTGGGATATACTACGGGGGATGATGGATGTATCCAATTTACCACATCTCACGGATACCAATTAAATCCGTATTTCTTCTTCGGTGCGGGAACAGGAGTATCATATTTCACTGATAGTGAATCAGCGTTAATTCCCGTTTTCGCAGATTTACGAGGGAACTTTACCAATGGGCAGATAGTTCCTTTTATAGGATTAAGGATTGGTTATGCCATTGATGTCACTAGCGATTATGGTGGAAATGGTTTTTACTGTAATCCCTTTGTCGGTGTAAAATATATGCTTGGAAAACAATCAGCTGTTAATTTTTCCCTAGGTTATGGGTCACAAGCTAGGAGATATTCTTTTAGAGGGCATTCTTCTAGTAAGAGTATAGACGGATTTAATTTCAAGATAGGTATTGAGTTCTAATTGTAAATATTAATGTTGTAAAAATAAATCTATCGTAATACTATTTTGCGTAATATCAAAAGGAGAGTAATCATGAAACGTATCATATACTTATTAGCGATATCATGTTTCCTACTTATTTCTTGCCACGATGACGATCGTTTTAGTGTCGAAAATGTAGTTGGTAATAATACCTCTATCGTAGGAATGTGGCTTCGAGAAGCAGGCAAAGAACAAATGGTGTATGCGTTCTTTGAAGACGGGACTGGGTATGAAAAAACAACTGATAGAAGAAACAATACTGTTAGCGTAGATGGATTCACATATGAATTTGATCCAAATACGATGAGTATAGTTTTTGATAAGGAGTTTGATAATGCAATATACTCAGAGTGGACCGTGGAAATGAAAGGAAAATCTTATATGATCCTAACACATCACGGGATCTGGGACGCTGGACATGGCTTAACACATGAGGATACTTACTCATTCGAGCTATTCAGAATAATGGATGAGTAGACTAAACAGTAAAATTAAAAGATAAGCGGGATTAGATTTAGGCTAGTCCCGCTTTTGTTTTATCATATTTATTAACTTTTAAAAATTACGAGCATGAAAAAAGAAGAAAAGAAATTTGTAACAGAGTATCAAATCAATGGCAAAAAGTATGCCGGTGAAATATGGGCAACCTCATGGGAAGAAGCTGAAAGTTTTATAAAACAAAGAGCTTCTACCGAAAAGGTTGTTGGATTTATTCCTAAAGATTAATCATCTATATCACATCCATTTCTTATTGCATTTTTTTTGCAATCATTTTTATTTGCATAACCTTGTGTAGACGCACCTACTATTTCTCCATTAGGAGCTGTTCTTCGCCAACGCCATTTATTATTAGAATCTTGATAAAGAGTAGTCTTATCACGTCTTTGATTTGTTTTCTTTACCATAACATTAGATTTTAAAGTTTATTTTCAAATATAGCAATCTTATTTCTAAACAATCCTAATTAAAACTAAAACAATTTTAATGAGATTATATTGGGGGTATGGTTTGATTGCTGGTTTTGAACGAATTTATTATCTTTATAGAGTAAAAATCAGAGTGTTATGTTTGAGATGAATCATTTTAAATCTATTGATGAGTTAGTGAAGTTCTTCCCTACCGAGCAATCATGTATTGATTTTTTGGAGAGGCAGAGATGGGGCGACCATGTCGTGTCTCCGTACGATCCAGACTCAAAGGTTTATAAATGCAAAGGAAACCGATACAAGTGCAAGAATACGGGGAAGTATTTCAACGTCCGGACAAACACGATCTTCGAGAACACGAAAGTGTCGTTAAGGAAATGGATGTTGGCTTGCTATATCGTCATAAACGCTAAGAAGGGTGTCTCTTCCGTTCAGTTGGCTAAGTTCATTAACGTAACACAAAAGACGGCTTGGTTTATGTTGCAACGTATCCAAAATTGTTTCAATATAGATGCCAGCCAATGTCTAAACGGAGAGGTTGAGGTAGATGAGACTTATATAGGGGGATTGAATAAGAATAGGCATAGTAGTAAGAAGGTAAGAAACGCAAGAGGCAGGAGTTGTAAGGACAAGGTTCCGGTATTTGGTATGCTGCAACGAGAAGGCTTTGTTATAGCTAAGGTTGTTAGCGATACGAAAGCCGGAACCTTGATCCCGATCATCAATGATGTTGTATGTCCGGGGTCTACCATCTTCTCTGATGAATGGTATGCCTATAAGGATTTGGATAAGAACTTATACGATCATGGTGTAGTCTATCATAAGAAAGGCGCTTACGTCATTGGGGATAGACATACTAATACGATCGAAGGATTCTGGGGACACCTAAAAAGAACATTGAAGGGTGTCCATCATTGGGTGTCTAGGAAACATCTGCAAAGATACGTGGACTCATCAGCTTTTAGGTATAATACCAAACATCTTTCCGAATGTGAAAGATTCGACGTACTTTTGCAGAATATCGGACACCGATTAAGGTATTCACAGTTAAAGAATATGGCAGCATGAGAAAAAAGAAAGACATAGAAGTAGTAATACATAAAGATATTGAGAAGGAGATGAAGAGAATAGCCGATAACATATTCGGCTATAATCCAAAAATAGATCCCCGTGATCCTCTTTTTCGGAAAACTCTTTCTTGGAGCGTTAAAAAAGAAGGAAAGGGAAAGAAAAATGAGAAAAACGATTGAATAATAAAAGGATACATGGTTATGTGTCCTTTTATTGTTTTAGAGATAGTGCAAAGTAGTATATAATTACCTAAGGTTACTTATTTTGATCTTGACGATATATGTAAGTTATGTTTTGGTTCATACGACTTACATGATGTGGCTGACACTAAAGTCATGAGCGAGTTCCTGCATCGTGAGGGTGGTCGTTATTGGGTTACGGTAGATGGCGTAAGGCAGTTGTATCGTAGGATTGAGTGTAAGATGTGTTTTGAGGTTATAGGGAAATTAAGAGAGTTATGATATATTCTTTAAATACGGAGGTATTCAAATTTCATTCATATGATATTGTGAATATCAATAAGGCTATAGAATGTTTTGGTATATCCGTTACAGAAGGAAATGGATATTATTCCGTGGAGCGTGATAATAAGCACATAATTATTAATGATGGGGATTTTATAGTCGTATCCCCTTCCGCTGAGATATCCAGCTCTTCCGGGTTGCCTGTTTATGAGTTTAAGGCATACACGAATGATCGTTTTATAAGACTTATGGAGATGAATAATCAACTTAAAGAATTAACTGATAAGGTGTTTAGTTATAATCCAAAAAAGGATCCACGTGATCCTATTTTTGGGAAACATAATATTAGAAAGAATGGTGAAAAGAAAATGGATAAAATAGTATATGAGTTTGATCCTAAGATATATCCGAGGAGCTTGTTCGTGATGAAAGGGTGCGAGCCAAAGGATGTTATAGACAGGTTTACGACAAGGGATGACTCTGAGATTGAGATTGAGATTGAGGTGGGATCGGAGCCATCCATGACTACTTTCCCTATGGTGAGATTTAAGGATACCGGTAAATACGGGGAACTGGTTGTCGTGTGGATAGATGACAAGGATGTCGATCCGTCTATGATCTCTCACGAGGCGTTCCATGTCTCTATGGATATTCTTAGCGAGTTAGGGATCAAGTTTCATGCTGACAATCAAGAGCCTATAGCTTATATGGTAGGATGGTGTGCCAGATGTATATCGGATGTCGTGTCAGGGAAAGTTGGCATCTCAGACTGATATGCTGGCTACCGATTGGATGATATTATGATCATCTTCTCGCATTTGGATATTAGCCCCCGCTCTTTTATGGGGGCTTTTTGTTTATCTTTGTGAAAAACATTTGTTTATGTCAAGTTGTGTAATTAAAAGGAATAAGGAGGGTAAGATAACCCGTGTCTTGACCCCTTCCGGCGAGGTATCCACCTTGTTCGATAAGATAGCGGGTATAGCTACCGTAAGTGACCTTAATAAGGCCGCTGAAGCTTATATGACTATTTATAACGATAAGTTTAGGTCTAAGTTCGGGAACTGGACGAGATCCGTACCAAGGAATAAGGAGGCCGCCAGATCCATAAGCGCCAAACTTAACGCTAGCGAGTGGGGGCAACTTATGTCAGCCAAGGTCTTGTCTGCCATAAGCGATATGGATGCCCCGGCGTTGGCCAGAAGCCTTGGGAATAGCGACAATGTCGTGGCTTATCTTACCTCCGGAGAGGTAGGTGATGTCAATGATATGGCTGTGGTAGATACGTCCACGGTACAGGAGGTGGATCTGGATTCCATAAACGAGAATAATGTTGGCGATACGATACTGAAAGAGGCGTCATGGGATGATATAAGGGCTATCAGGGAGAATATAGATATTAAGGAGACAGCTCGTATGTTATGGAAGGCCGTGGAAAGCGCTTTTACCGAGCAACGACCTAATATCAGGGTGAAGGGTGGAAATATAGATGGTGAGATTATATTTTCTGGTAATGTCTTGCCTTTAAATGATATCGAGAATTATACACCTCCATCTTCAAGATTGGTATATGATTCCGGTGAGCCTCGCCTGTTCTTTAGATCGGATGACGGCAAGATACACGACTCTTACGCCAACGCCATAAAAGGATCGTCCGGTGGGCGGGTCGAGGCCGGGTTCTTGGCCGGCAGTGTCGAGGAGAGCGACGTCCCGTCCGGCACGGCTGACATCTCCTTTGGCTCTTCCTCCATAACCCTTAATAACAGTAAGTCATTCATCCCGGTTCTTGGTATTAGCTCAAACTCAGATATAAGTACTCGTGGAGGGTTTATTAATTACCTTATCAAGAAAGGTATGTTGAGTGGGGAACGTATAAGGCTAGGGGATAGATATTATCTTACTGGGGCCGGCAATTCTGATGGTCTTAAGATCTATAACGCTATGAATGCCTTATCCAGCCTCAGGAATAGGTTTGGAAGTCAATCCTCTGAGATGAACGTATTGGGTTCTATAGGTTTTGATACGGAGGTAAGTAATGATCTTGATCTTATCACTACGTCCGGGGAGAAGGTTACGGTAAGCAGACCGGAGATCAAGGGTATGTTAAGGCAAGGTAAGTTCGAGGAGCTTAATAATAAGTATGATGGATTCATGGAGCTAGCCTTGTCGTTGATGATGGAGGATAACGCTTTGTACGGAAGCAATGTCCGTGGGGTTATCGAGAACGAGAAGGCGGAGGATCTCCAGAATAGGACTGATATCACCAATATCTTATCCACGTTAGGTATCCGTGTGATGGGTATGTCTGAGTATATGGATAAGTATAAGATGCGTAATGGCGTGGATCCTTCGGCTAGGGCCTTATCTGACATGGCCAATGAGGTTATCGCCTTGGCTGAGGGGGCTACGGTAGAGGATCTTAATGAGGAGGTGGCTCATTTCTTGATCGATACTTATCGTAACCAGCAGGAGATTGACGAGATACTTGATTCTGTCGAGGGAACTTCATTATGGAACCAATTCGCTGGTCGTTATTATGAGGTATATGGGAAGGAGTACCAAGGAGAGGAGCTAGACCGGATGGTGAAGCGGGAGATCCTAGGCAAGACGTTGGCCCAGCGGTTCGTGCCGGGCATGGAACAGGCGGTGGAGGATCTGACCTCGTCCGAGGACGCCCAGCTCTCTTTGTTTGGCAGGATGGTACGAGCCATACGTAATTTCTTCTCCAGTCAAAGATCGGATTTAAATAAGGTACTTGACAGGATAAAGGAGTCGGCGTTAGCTGATGATCCAAGCGCCTTTGACGTGCTTCTGCTAAAGGATAGCAATCATCTCATGTATTCGTTATCGGACGTTGACGTGGCTAATAAGTTGATCAAGAACGGTAGGTCATTGGAAAGGCTATACACCAGATTGCAGAGGATGAGGTCAAGCCAAAGCCAGAGGATCGGTGAGAGTATCTCCCTTCTTCGTGATATAGGCGAGAAGGTGAGACAAGTCGGGGGTGAGCTTAGTAAGAACAACAACCTGTTATCCACCAAGAGTGTCATAGCTACAGCCAAGGCCGAGGTGGAGTATTTGGTCACTGTTGCCAGTAGCTTGCGTAAGAGCGACAAGGGACTTGATTATGAGACGATACAGGTTATCGATAACGTGTACGGGGAGATAGTGCCTTTGATCAGGAATCTTCGTGGATTCGTCAATAATCAGGCGGCGGATTATTATGGCGTCAATAAGGTTGGTATGGTAGAGGATATGGATGATATATTACGTATGGCTGAGACATCCATGTCCGATATAAACGCCCTTCGAAGTGATCGTAATGAGGACTGGCTGGATGGACAGCTTCGGATGTTTAATATCCCGGAAAGATATTGGAATGGGATAAAGAAGTTGATAAATAACATCCATAAGGATATCAATGTCATGTCCCGATTCTTTGGCACACTGGAGCATAGTGGTAACGCTATCTTAGGCATGTTAGGGCAACGTCTTGCCAAGGCTTATAATGACGCTCATGTTGAGGGTGTGGCTAATATCAATAAGATGACTAAGATGATGAAAGAGCGTGGATGGGGGATAAAGGATAATGAGGATCTTATACAGAAGATAAACGGTAAGAACTCTGATTACCTTGATTCGTCCCGTGATTTCGCCAAATACGATTTACTGTATCGGACAGAGCAGGCGAAAGCTATTATTGATATATATGATCTTAAAAAGGTTACGGGTAAGACCGAGAAGCAACTTATCGACACACTTTTATCTGATAAGGGGCTTAAGGTCAAGACTCGTGATGATATCGTAGGGTATGATGGGGATAAGCCTATTACAAAGGAAGTATATCATATATTTAAGCCAAGTATCCAGAATTTTGATATCTCGGCCATGACATTCGAGGATCAGCAACGATATCTCGATGCGATAAATAGGTGGTTGGATGAGAATCGTGAGAAACCTATGATTCAAGCGTATTATGATAAGATAGAGAATGTCAATAAGAAGGTCGAGGAGAGGCTAGGACGTAGGGTATCACAAGCCACGTCCGATTTCATGTCCCGTATTCGCAGAAGCAGATATGTGGCTATGGATAAATTCGTGAAAGACGGGAAAGTGGATTGGTCGGCATTTCAATCCGATCCTATAGCGTGGAGATCTTATCTGGATATCTTACGCGATAGAGCCATAGCCAAGAGTGAGTGGTATTCCGACGGGACACCAAAGGAAGCGGGGTCCGAGGCGTTGATGATGTCAGAGGAGATCAAGGCATGGGACGAGGCGTGGGCCGAGGAGTTCGGGAATACCAACGAGGGTCGTAAGGCTTCAGCCGAGTTTAAGGAGATACTGCGTGGGATAGAGCGGTCCGAGGGCGGGAAGGCGGCGTTCGAGTTCCTGCTAGCCGGCGGTCATCTTGGTTTCTCTAAGGATATGTGGGGATCCGAGGAGGGTGATTATTACGAGAATCTGGTTGATAAGATCACGGAGCAATCTGTATCATCATCAAGGATAGAGAAGGTAGAGGAGGCGATGGCAACAATAAATGAGATCAACGATCAGTTAAGACCTTTGCTTATCCAGTACCGGGATAGCACGAGATACGGGGAATATGATTTCGATAGGCTACGTGGATCCGCCTCATTAAGAAAGATAAACGAGTTATATGATCGTCTGGCTGAGGCTAAGAGCGTTATTAACGCCGCCGCTTCCGCTGAGGCTATTGAGATGGATATGCCTGATACGGTGGAGAGTGGAGTCACGGATTCTTACCATAACGCTTTAAGGGACGCCATGGCGTACGACAAGGGTATGGATGAACTTAAATTCGCCAAGGAACATATGTCCGCCCGTTCTCGGAGTCAGGTGGATAGGATGGCCGCCAAGCTGTCGCAGAAGAACCCATCATGGACATCCATGGAGACAACGTTCCTTAGAAAAAAATACGGCCCTGATTTCAATAATAAGCTGGCTAATGATATAGCTATGGGTAAGGCTAATAGTATACTTATTGAGTATGCCAGAACCCGGCTATATCCTTATATGAGAAAATACTCTCCCAAAGGGTATTCTGATTTTGTCAGGAAGATAAATAACGGTACGTATAAGGTATCCGAGTTCTTTGACTCCATGGAAAGTGGTATATCCAAGGAAGAAAGCGTATCCCGTTTCGGTTTCGATATTAATATGATTGACTTGTCGATCAACAACCAATGGTTAGATGAGGCCGATTTCGAGAGTTCCTTCCGGAATCCTAATTATAATCCCGATCTAGGTTATGGATATCATACGCCTAGGTTCGATAAGTACAAGAACGAGGCTTTTTTCAAGAAATACGGTATTACCAAGGAAGGAGAGGAAGCCACGATCAACAAGGATAAGTGGGAGATGAGGAAGGAGCTGCTTGACATAAGCCGTAAGGCCATGGAGGATTATGATGAGCGTTTCAGGAATATCTACCAGATACCACAAATATCCAAGGGCGGCGTGGAGAGGATGGTGCAGGCCGGGGTTGACCCGAAGGCGGCCATCGGAAACGCCGTACGTGATATCGTTGGCGAGAGGGTGGATGACCCTATACACGGTCAAGGGCAAGACCTAGGAGAGCTTGATGAGAACGATAACAAATATCGCATGATCCCCAAGTACTATCTGAGTAAGCTAGAGAATGCCGATGACGTATCCCATGACTTCGCGTACTCCTATTCTATGCTATCCCTTCAGGCGGCATCTTATAAGTATAAGAGAGCTGCTTTGGATGATGTTATGGGATATAGGAATATGATGCTTGAGACACAATATGATGGGGGAAAGAATCCAGAAGCCACTCATGCCTACAGGATGTTTCAGGACTGGGTTAACGCCAGTATCTATGACGTTAGGATAAACAATAAGCGGACTGAATGGAATATAGGCAATTATAAGGTCGATCTTAATAAGCTGGCTCTTATGTTTACCAAATTCGTATCCAAATCCAACCTAGGCTTCTCCCCGTTCGTTGCGGCTACCGGTGCCCTTACCGGGCAGGCCAACTTCCTTTTGGAAGGTATGGTAGGACAGTACATAAGCAAGGATTCCATGAAATACGCTTATGGGGAAGCCCAAAAGCAGTTAAGTACGTACGTGTCTGAGATCGGGGACATAAACCGTACCAACAAGCTGTATGTCATTGGAGAGGCCCTAGGTGTGTTCAATGTCCGCAACCGTGTAAGATCGGCGGCGTATAACAAGATCTGGAGAACCTTATTCCGGGATCTGCCGTTTAAGATGATGGAGGTTTTGAACTCGCCTTTGGACCCGCAGGTTATTATCTCGGTCATGGATGATACCCGCCTATACGAGGGTCAGTTCTGGTCATACTCCAATTTCAAGGAGATGATGATGAAGGACAGGAATATGTCCGCTAATGAGGCTAAACGTGATTGGGAGCGTTTAAGGGATTATTCCATATGGAACTTAGTAAATGTCAAGGACGGGAAGATCGTGGCTAAAAACGAAGCTAATAAGGATATTATAGACCGATACATACCTACATTGTCCAGCAGGGTCAGGAGTATGGTGCAGATCTGCGACGGCGCCTTGAACGAGCAGAACCGGGTGGGGGCTAGCCGGAACGCTATCCTTAACATGGTGCTCCCTCATCGTGGCTGGTTTATACTTGCTGTTCAACGGGCATACAAAAAAGCCGGTTTCAATTTCCAGACCAACCAGTTCGAGGAAGGATATATGAGAACGTTATGGAGATTCGCCGGAGATATCTATAATATGATGTCAGAAGGCAGGATGAAGGAAATACATGACGTGCTGAAAGAATATCATAGTCTTAATCCTTATGAGCAGACCAACATCAAGCGATCGCTTGTTAATATGGCGGTATTCGCTACCATGATAGCCATAGGACGGGCGTTGATGGGATACAGGGAGGATAATGAGGATAGTTGGTTCGGGCAGTTCATTACCTATATAGGATTCAGGACGATCAATGAGATCGCTTCCCAGACATCCCCGTTCATGGAGCTTAACGCCATAGATATGCTGCAAGATCCGCTGGTTACGGCCCGGAAGTTAGGCGATCTCACCGATCCCCGGAACTGGGATCCGTTCGCTACCGTCCAGACCGGCGTGTATAAGGGCGAGAGCAAGCTATGGAGGCAGCTCATGAAGTTCTCGTTTGGTAAGCAATGGTATAATATCAAGACAGCTAGGGATATTAAGCAGACATCCGACTACTGGTTGATGACCAACGGCATGACGATGGGATTCTTCTTAGGAGGTAGGGATAAGGACGAGTCCGGTGAGGACGCTAATTGGTACTTTGACAGGGGAAGATAACTGATATAGTATGACAAAAAAAATAGCCAGTCGATTGCTTAAAACAATCAGATCGGCTATTTTTGTATTCCTATCTATCCATCTCGGACGGATGGGAATAAATAATTATCAACTATGAATGCAAATGTAAGCATTTATCAAGATTCCGTAAAGGATAGTAGCGGAATTTTGACGTCCGAATCCAACGAAATAGGGTCTTTGAAAATTATCATGCCTGATAAATTGAATCAGTTGGCAGCTCGATCGTCCTACATATGCCATATAGACGATTTCGTTAAAGGGAATAAAGATTATTATGGATTTGATATACAATCTGATAGAGAAATGGAATATGATTATGAATTAATCATAAACAAAATAAAACATGTCAATAACAATACTGGTAAATATGAACATATATCAATATTTAATGATTTCCCTGTATTAGGTTTTATGCTATGTCAGATAGCTAATTTAAATGACCTTAGGATTCTTGGTGGATACAGATATAGCATAAGATTGAAAAATATATCAGAAAGGGATATTGTTATAGACTATATAAATAGTATTTTTATAACATATGATAATATATGTATCTATAAAGTTGATAATATTGATGTTAGACGTGATATCCCTCGTGAATTTATCGATGATTTAAACGCTCTTTACAAAACTATTATTGATAACATTTTTGGATATAGATTTTCTATAAGAGTGGTGACTGGATATGATAATTGTATAGTAGACAATATTGAGGTGTTTGTCCCAGTCAAGTCAAATATGGATATATCAAATAGTGTATCAAATATGTTTAGAAAATTTCTAGATGCTAAAAGAATTGATTTTTTTAATTTAATATCTGTTTTTGAATATTTTAACAATATTAATAATTTGAGCATAGGGCATGTGATAACTAAGATATATAAAGATTTTGTCTATTTATATGATATGTCATTTGATATATTAGATAACAAGGTAGTATATACATATTTAGGATCAGGTAATATTGATGGTTATATTAAGATAGGTAAAACCAATAATATTGACAAAAGGGAAAATACGATAAGAACCGGAAATATAGATTTTAAGATAATAGCCTTTGTTGGCAGAGATATAGAAAATGAATTGCATAGCAAATTTGAGATAAAAAGGATGGAAAGAGAATGGTTTCATTTATCTGATAATGATATAGACAATATAATCAACGAGTATGGTTTTATTCGGGTAAGGAACAGCGTTAAAGATAAAAAGATATAGTTATATCATTGATACTTAATGTAATCCAAAAATGGATTTACATAATAATAGAAGGATAGGAGATTGTCATCCTATCCTTCTACTGTTATCAGCCCTTATACTTATCCACAAAATCATCCACATCCATATACTCACACCCGAAGTTTTCCGCCGTCTTCTTATCGGAGTCGGAGAACTGTCCTTCTTTTCCGGAAGCGTCCCCGATCATCAAGATAGTATCGTATACGATCTTTTCTTCCTCATCTTCATCATCGTTCATATATTCTACGAAATCCATATACTGCTTTATCATCCCTGTATTTGGCTTCCTATTGGCATTGCGCTTATTATTGCTGTCACAGTAATAAGCACTTACGGATATATCCGTGTAATCTTCCAAGGCGTTTGATATGTAATCGAATTTATACTCAAACATCTCTCTGTCTACGAATCCTTTTTCTATACCTCCTTGATTTGATATGATCAGTATATCATCAGGAGCGTAGTTCTTGATAGCCTCAAACACATAGAGTTTCATTTTCATATCCCATATACCTTTAGGGAATGTATTTCCTGATATGGTTTCAATTAACGTTCCATCTAAATCCGTTATTAACAATTTACATTTTTTCATGATTCAAAATTTAAATTAATATATAATTATCTCACCTTATTTGTATACTACTCGTCCCATTGCTCCTAATAGCTCTTTATCATCCTGCTCCTTCACCTCTACATAATAATATCCCTTGAAACAAAATTTCTTTTGATCGGGATCTGACAAGAACTTTTTATATTCCTCGAATCCTTCATCTGAAAGATAATAAGCTCTTCTTTTTTGTTGAAGTAATTCATCTGATTCTAATATCTGTTTTTTAGTAGCCATAATATCTGTTTTTTGGATGTGGTATAGATGATTAATCTTTAGGAATAAACCCAACAGCCTTTTCGGTAGAAGCTCTTTGTTTTATAAAACATTCAGCTTCTTCCCATGAGGTTGCCCATATTTCACCGGCATACTTTTTGCCATTGATTTGATACTCTGTTACAAATTTCTTTTCTTCTTTTTTCATGTTTGTAATTTTTAAAAGTTAATAAAACTAAGGTTTTAGACAATGAGGCATTATATCCATTTTACGAAGTTTATTATCTTCTGTTTATAAAACTCAATGTCCACATGAGGAAGTCCCTCGATGACGGATTTAAGAGATATAGGATCGTCCTCCCACGTCAAGTACTTACCTGTTAATCTACGGATAGTACCTTTTGGAAGTACGATCGCCGAATTGTGATCCTCGACAGAGAAATATTCCTCGTCGTGCGCTGACCTCTCGTCCGTCCATGCCTCTTCTTGCCGCACGGGAAGGTTATCAAGGATAACCTCGTCACCATTTTTGTTCACGGCTAAAAATACTATTGTCTGTTCTCCTATTTTCATAATAATCACAATAAATTCTTTTGTTTCAATAACACCAGCATCTTATTCCAATCAACATATCCTTTATCCGTAAGTGGAGTGCCGATATTCCTATCATCTATATAATAATCACAATCCAATTTTGGTGATGATGATATTGGCTTAGGATTGTAGTTTACCGAATACAGATTGATATGATTATATTTAAACCAGTCCACGGCATCCTGTAGATATTTACCATCTCTTACTGTATATAATATCAGGAGATTCTTATCAGCTAGTTTCCTCAATACGCTAGCGGCTCCGATATTGTTTCCTACATAAGGGAATAAGTCTGTCACGCATGTCCCATCGAAATCTATTCCTATTATTGCCATATTCTCTTTATTTATCTTATTAAATTTTTGTATCCTACTTTCTTCAACTGCTCTTCGGTAGCTTTCTTCTTCGGGAACTTCCCGTGCCATTTCCCGGGCACCACGACATCACGTCCGTCCGGGGCGGTGGTAAGCCTGCCGCATTCGCTGCACAGCCCCATGCCCTTGTACGGCTGTAGTTCCTTGGCATACTCGAATTTGTCCACCATATACTCGTTTGTCAACATCCAGTAACTAGACGTGGCGGTATTATCGACACAACCGCATTTAGCGCATACAAACAGGCTCATAGCAAGTTCTTTTTTGCCTCATTAAACAACCGTTCTACCATATTCTCAAATTCCCCATCAGGTATATCTATTACATCTTTAGCCTGTACTTGGATGTTTTCACCTTTTGATAAAGAATAGTAATTATTCTTGACATCGCAATGAGCTACAGTACCATTTATGTAAATAGAATCATCTGGTTCTAAATTATCCGCATAGCCATTCATAAAAGATGTATGGACATGACATATATCATCTATTCTTATCATAAAAGAATCGTCATGTTTAACATATTTTCCAATAACCCATTTATATTTCTCTTTTAGATCAATTTGTACTTTTATTCTTTCCGCCATTAACTGGGCTTCTAATTCTTCAATCTTATTCATATTCTATCTGTTTTAATGTTATTGTTATTAAATCTGTTTATCATCTCATCAAAGAATTGACGGTCTATCTCCACAAGCAGGGAGTCCCTTCCCTCCTCGTAAGCCGCTATCCCTGTCGTTCCGCTCCCGGCTACCGGATCCATTACCGCATCTCCCGGATTCGTGTATGTTCGTATCAAGTATCTTAGTAACTCCACCGGCTTCTGGTTGGGATGAATGGCTGATTTTTGCCTGTCTGTCTTAATGTCATGACCGATAGCGGGTATCTCTCCGTGCTATCGTATGTAGTGAGACCGGCTTTGCCATATAATTCCGTTTCCTTGCATCCCACTTTACTGGAGGCCTTGGATACTTTCCTGACATGACCATAAGTCTTTTGGGGATTATATGTATGCTTCCCAAGTGGCATAGGTGAGAAGATAAGTATCAACTCATGATTTCTTAATGGAGCTTTCTTGGCGTTAAGAAAACCGGTAGGGGTAGTCTTATGCCAAACAAGGTCGTACCGGTACCATCCCGCTGGGGCGACCCTCATGATCTCGACCGCCGCCGTGAGGGAACAGGTGACGGCTACCACCCCGTACGGACACAGCATTTTTTGGATTACCTCCCACATCGCCTTATAATCAAATCCCTCCTTGTCGTATCTTGCCTGGGTTATCTTATAAGGAGGGTCGGCAAAAACAAATCTTACCTTCTCTACCATATCCTTGAATACGGACATCGCCATACCCATATCCCCGTTAAACGCCCTTACTTTCCCGTTCATCATCAACCCTCTCCACTTTAATTGTTCCCATATCACCTGAAGGTAACGTAATACCGCTATACACGTTATTCCAGTTCTCGTCAATGGCCAACTGATGTAATATCGACCTATATATCTGGTAGGTGTTACCGATAAGTCTCTTCCTATTTATCTTATCCTTACTACCCCCATCATATCCTATATGCTCATAATCCCCAAGATCAGGGAACAGTCTTCTTCTTATCGCTCGTGAGTTATTGATTATAAAGCTTCTTATCCCTAGCGTTTCCGCTCCATCCATATCATTTATCAACGTATCTGTCGTATGTTGTAGGTCCATGTCGCCAGCGGCGAATCTACTGATGTCTTCCACGCATTGGGATATCAGCATTAGCTGTTCCCTTGTCAACGTTATTTTATAAAGTTGTTTATTATCCATGATTATCTGATATTAATTTTTCTTTTATATGTTTAGATATATCAATTATCTCATCTTTTATATTGCAGTTATCTTTTAATAATGAACCAAATATACATGATATGGCGCTCTTTAGGCCTAGCGCTATCCCTATCTCCAATATTTTTTTATCGGTATTAGAGATTTCTACAGGTTCATATAATATTGATGATATGTTGTTAACGACGTATATTATATCATCTTCATTCATTGATGTAGATTTATCGACAATAGCTATAAAATCTTTTATAATCATAATATAAGCTATTTTTATTTCTTTTATCGTATCATCGCTTAGATGTCTATCTCTTATATGCCTTTCAACATACTTGTTTGCTAGATTCTCTATTTTGTTTGATTTGTCCATTTGTACTATCAATTATTTAGTTAATAATAGATCATAGTCCTCTTCGTCTATACTCCCATTATTGTTGATGTATATAATGAAATCATTTAAAAGCACGGACTTATCCTTGGATAAGGCTTTTATAATAAGCTCTCCATCATCTTTCAACATCACATGCACAGTATCCCAGATAACATATTTTTGACATTCTTTCTCAATCTTCTTGATTGTTTTAAGTATTATCTTATACGTCTCCTCATATCTTTTTACTATTCCGCACAGTTCAGTCGTATTATATTTACGTATAGCCGTGAATATATATTCCTTTTTACAATCCCAGCATTTTATCAGTCTTTCTGATCCGCACGCCTTATCCTCGTAGAAGAAGCAACCCTTACATGGTTCATTATGGTCGTAGCTTAATACTACAAGCAGCTCCATGCCATTCTTGTATATCACGTCTCCTTGTTTCATCTTGTCTATTTTATTAATCTCATTATCAATATAGTAAAGTTGGATATTATCCATACTACAGATATCCAGAATGTTATACTTAACATAAATCCTATATTCTTAGGTATAGGATCTATTCTTCTGAATGTTAAGATCATGTATATAAATGTTTTTATGTTCACAATTTACGATATTTTTCTATATAGTTAACTATTAAATCTTTAACTCCTTTTGGGACATCTATCAGTTTAAGGTTGCCATGGAATATGTCCTTGCCGTACTCGTCCATGATCTCCCCGAATGAAGGATTCATGACTCTTGTTGACATAGATATCGGTTGATCAGTGTCAAATTTGACAACGATCTTCTTCCCGCCGTTTATCGCCTTTTTAAAAGCCACGTAAAGCTTTCGACCTTTTATTATATCACAATTCCCTTTCAGGATATTAGACATATGTATGACATATTCTTTCTTCGCATCTCCGGGGTTGTCCATAAGCTTAAGATCTCCTCCGGTATCTCTCCATTTCCTGAAGCACGGGAAACATAGACCGTAATTTGCCTTGGCGTGTCTAGGTATCATCCTGCTGCTGCCGGCTGGGATCGTATCGCCACAGCAGATACACGTCCTATCCTTGTTGGTGCGCATCGGCACATAGCTCTTTATCGGGTATTCTTTTCTTTTATACATCTTCTTCTGTTTTCAAAATTATCATCACCATACTCATAATTAGGACAAGCTTTGTTGCTTGGTCGTCTAACATAAGTCTTTTGCTTCCTGTTATATTTACTGTTAGGGTTTATATAATGGTCACACACTTGCCAAATAGAACAACATACCTTGCCATATCTTTTCGCCCATTCATTATCATGCAGATGTACGCAAGTGCCGCAAGTCGGATTCTTAAGCTTATCCCTGTTGTTATCTATAATATCTTTAATCTTATCGAGAATAACATACATATTCTCAATATCCATATCATTAAATTCATTTGGTACCGGGAGATACATTATTGAGCTTATATCTATATCTATTCCCTTTGACTTGTCGTAAGCCGATTTGTATTTCCTTACCATCAAATCTTTTAATTGATTTACTTTTCTCTTGTATGTTCCCATATCCTACTCAGTTTTCCATCCCTGTTCCCTTAATAAATTCACCATCATCCCTTTTATCTTAGGGCTAATGGCTTCGGTAAGTATATCAGCGGCCAAGTTGATAGAGAAGCTGGTCATCCTAGACTCCCCTATATATTTCTCGCTGGTAACTTCTTTTACATAATCGTGGATATCCTTAATCATCTCGTTCTGAGATCTCAGGAGATCCAGTATCTCATCAATCTTATCATCCATTTTTCTCGAATATACCTGACAATAACCAGACAATCACTATCAAAAAGAAAAACAGCCCAAGAGCCTCATCCGGGTAATCATGTATAGCCTCTAAAATTTCCCTCATAACTTAACATCCATTTTACCGATTATACGATAGAAAATGTCCCTAGTCAGCTCAATATCGTAAGTAGCGTCATGGAGTTTATTCTCATCAATCTCAATACCCATAGTCTTAGCCACGGTCATCAACTTAAAGTTCTCCATATCGTTTCTTACGCCCATAAGGAATGGTGTCACCATAACATATACATCCATACAGTTAGGATAGAACCATGATCCGAAATACTTATCCCCACATTGCTGGAATAAAGCCCGTAGGAAGCTGTTATCGAATCCAGCGTTGTTATACCCCACTAAATACATTTTATCCCTCTTATCGAACTTATTCACGTATTTGGATAATATACCAACTAACTGCCTGTATCCGTCTTCCATAGGCTGATAAGACTGCACTTGCTCCAAGGTAACGCCGGCCACGTCCAGCGCCTCCTGCTCTATCGTGGCGGCAGGGTTCGGGGCTAGGCGGATGTCGAACCTCTCTGCCTCCTGCCCGTCGATATCCACGATCCCTCCTATTTGGTGTATCCCGTTTCTCCAGAACTTAACACCGGTTGTCTCTAAATCGAAAAATAGTAATTTCATATCTATTGATTTTTAAAATGTTCCTTAACCTTCTCCAATGCCTAAACAATTAAACGCTAACCATCCACTTACAACTCCCATCGCAAAAATAAACAAAACCATAAGTGAGAACAGCGTCCAATCTTTTGTATTTAGTTTATTGCTCTCCTTCTTTGCTTTTATTTTTTCAAGAATATTCTTGTCAACATTGAAATCGAAATCAAATGTCGTATTATTAGCTATCTTCCCATCAATGTCTTTGTTATTAATAAATATCTGTCTCTTAACACTCATATCCCTAATATTTCTGCTACATAAACAAATCCATAACATATATAATTATCATCGTCATGCTCACCATAATCTTCATGCCAGATAACAGCGCATGGGAAATAGAGTGGCATATCCTCAGCCATAGGCTCCTCTCTAAAGTCATCAATGTTTATCTTCTCCCTCCACCTCCACAGGTCTTGGATATCGTTCAAAATTAATTTCTCCATAACTATGACGGATATTAGATGTTAGTAATTCTATAGCCAAGCTGATCATGGCTCCCGCTTCCGTAAGTTTATTCATTTGGGCGTACACCCTGTGCTCTGCGCTACGATAAGTCTCCCTGCTGCTTATGGTATCTAGCAAATCATCTATAGCGTTTCTAAGAAGATTGGTTATTCCTCTTTCTCCCATACCCTTGAAATAATAAATATCACGACCAACGTAAAACATGTCCTGACATCTTTTAGCTACGTACTCTATTCCGGATAGATGGTATTTCTCGTTGTCTATCTCCACCTCTCCTTTTTCTATAGCCCTCAACAACTTCCAATCTATCGTTACATAAGTTTGACGATTTTTTACCTTTACATAGGTATATCCGCCATAATGAGAACCCAGCGTCCTCATCGTTAGCTCATTGACTTTTTGTTTGTTTTCATCCATAATAATCAGGTTTTTAATGTTGATACAAAAATACGATTTAAACAAAAATAAAAGCATGAATAATATTAAAATAATATTAATCATGCTTAAATATAAATATATTCCTTCTAGTTCTCACGGATATACGTATTCGTACTCATCTGGAGGAGATGTCTTATATTCAACATCGCACTCCATATTGGTGTAATAGTTATCCCCTTTTCTGTATACTAACGCTACCTTACAGTCGTATTTCCAACTGTATCCTATAAGAGGAACGTTCGCCATAGGCGGATTATCCTCTGTTTTGTATCTTATTCTTGTTACTTGTTTCATATTTTCATGGATATAAATATTCGTATTCTTCCGGTGGATATGTTTCAAATTCAGCATCATACTTCATGCAGGTATAGTACTTATCCCCTCTCCTGTACATTACTTCCCACGGACAGCTATATTTTTTGTTGTATCCTAAAAGAGGAACGCCTTCCATAGGAGGATATTCCTCTGTTTTATATCTTATCCTTGGTTCCTGTTTCATACAATCCATTTTTTAATAATGTTGTCATCAGTGAAAACAATGTGTCTATAAGAAGTCTCTCGCTACCCCAATATATAGGGATGTCATCTACATCGCTATATGATACAAACCACGTATGTCTTAGCTTATAACATTCGAATGTAGAACCCTCTATCTCATATGGGAGTAAATTCAGTAACGTCCCTACATCCCAAACAGGGTTGGATATATCCGGGGTAACGGCCTCGATCAGTCCTATACGACCAGCGTTATCCTCCATAGAATGCAATGAGTCAAGGTACTTGTCTCTGAAGCCGATGGCGGTGGAGATAGGGAGGCCGGCCTCAACCAGCACTCTCCCCTGTTCTTTTGTGGTGAATATCCTTTCTTTCATCTAACCCTTGATCTTTTTCTCTACAGTAACAATCGTATCATTATGCCATCCCCCATGAGCCACTAGAAGAATCTCCTGCTGCTCGAAACCAAGCCCTGCCCCTATACCGCCGGAGTTCCATGCGCAGGTAATGACTACCCCACCCTTCTTGGTGATCCTAGCTATCTCCTTCTTCTGCCTAGCCCAGTAGCTGGATTGCGTTGTTTGCATATCAACAGCACCTCCAAGTCTTTTATACGACTCAGATACCTGTCTCGCAGAATATGGTGGATCATATAATACCATATCAGCTATATTATCATCAAGATGACACAAGAAGTCCGTGGCGTCTTTATGATACATAGCCTTAGTCTCAGGATCAAGATCGTTGGTTATCGTCCCTATATCGCTGTTTCTGGCGAATGGATCCACTATAACCATTCCGTCTTTTTTATATCTATCTATAAGTTCTCTTATCGGTTTTATGCTGAATGTCTCGCTGTTCGGCATTGACCATTTCTTGTTTATAATCATCCCTTAATTCTGTTTTAAATTTAAGCTTCATAGTACTTCTAGGTACAGGATCGCATATGTCTTCCCACCAATTCTTGTGCCCTTTTGGTGGGTGTATATCCTTTTTCCATGAAGACCCCTTAACTGTTTTGACTCTTCCGTATGGCTTCATTTTGCTCATGTTTATCACATGTCACATTAGTATCCGTTTCTGATGATCCGAACATAAGCTCATCAGTGATCTTGCGAAACTCCTTTACAATATCATTCATCTGCTTACGCTCTATGCTTCTTAGCAAATGGGCTATCACATCCACTGTCCATCTGTTTCCCGCTAAAGACATGGCCGTATTCGGGGCTATCCCATCAAGGTAATCATCCGGCAATGTCTGTAGCCTACACATCTCCACAGGAGTCAGGTATCTGAACTTATCTTTCAGGTCAAAGGCGTTCAGATATCTTCCGGGCGGTAATGATGATATCACGTTATCTTTCATGACTGTTGTAAGGCAATTACTTTTCTTAATAGGGGTGGTATTCTTATCTTTTCTTATCTCCAGACATTGCGTTATTTTTATGTCCATGTCACAATCCTTTCGATACCCGTCCTCTCCTATCCTTCTATCGACAATGGATCCTATATATCTTCCTCTTATGGCTCCCGGATTCCAGCCCTTGTCATGTTCTAAAATATCATCCAATGATATATGTTTGTCTTTCGGCATTTCTACCGGCCAATTACACCAATAAAGACGATGCCGGGTCTGTGCCGAGACCAAGGCGCTATCGATCTCCACCGGCTCTACGCCCAGCTCCTCTGTTATCACCCGGCGATGCTCGTCCCGCATCCGGACGTTCTCGCCCAAGAACAGGATCTTACCTTTGGTCTCCTTCCTTAAATGCTTTACGATGTCCGAGAAGCAAAAGAACAGTCTTCCACGAGCGTCCATAAACCCCTTACCCTTACCTGAGCTAGAGAAGCTCTGGCAACAGAACCCTCCCATGACCAGATCTATGTCTTTCCAAGGGATATCCCATGTTCTCCAGTTATTAACATCCCCTAATTGAATAATATTAGGAAAATGTTTTTGACTTACCTTTATACATATCTTGTCTATCTCCGAGGCGTAGTAAGTCTCTATAGGTATGCCGGCTCTTTGTAATGCTAGATACCCACATGATATCCCATCAAATAATGATAATACTTTCATATTGTTCATTTATTCTCAGACCTAAAAATATCCTTTGCTATCATCTCAAGGGAGATTTTATGTATCTTAGGTAAGACCTTAACCAATTTAATGCCAAAATTTTCTCCCCTCTTAACAAAAGTCCATTTACCATATATGATTCCATGCATCATATTCTGTATTACTTCCTTACTGTCTGTCAAGAATACTTGGTAATAGACACTTTTGGTATAATCAAAATCCTCCCCATGATCATTTGCCGGTCTTAATATCATTACAGCCGAAGAGCATCCACGAACGAATCCGTGTATCTCAAGGCATTCATCAAACTCATAATTATCACGTTCCTCGTCATGATCATCTTTAATCCACTTACATGGTTTCCCGTCTTTAAACGGGATTCTTAACTGTTTCTTTGTCATAATTGTTTTTATATTAATTGTGATATTACTCTAATAGCATAGAAAGAAACGCCCTTTCTCTCATCATTTGGATAAAACTCATTCCCGTTATAAGTTACTAACCATGCTTTCTCATAATTATATTGAGTGCTAGTCCAATAACTTGTAGCGCCTTCGTCTATATCTAATCCATCGATAAGAGACATGCATCTGTTAATCTCATCTAAATTATTTATGATCTCCATCCATTCTCCCACTGATGCCAGATATCCCATTTGCCCGTTCTTGAATTGAGTAACAGTACATTCATAAGCGGCACTAGCATGCGTATATTCCGCTATACTTTGTGTGTTTTGAAATCCATTAAAATCTTTTTTGGCTTCATTACTTGATGTTGCCGTAGTTACTCCTTGGATCAATCCAGTCGTATTAGACCAGCTTCGATTCTTAAGCTCAATACCTGAAATAACGAAGCTGCTGTTGTCGCTTATCAACGCCACTCCTACGGCGTCGTTTCTCCACGAATAATTCCATTTATCACTAATATATAACTTGCCATTGGTGTGTAAGATATATATACCGTTTGAAACGGTTTGACCGCCTATCATCCTTCTTCTCATATTCTTCTACCTTGTTAATTCATCTTTCATCCTAATCTTTATGCCTCCATATGATAATTCCTTATGAGCTGTAATAAAATAATCAACCGCATCTTCATCTAATAAACTATGCGGACACCTTTCCCATACAGGGTTTTGATCTAGATGATCCCATGTAGCTACAAGTAACTTATTCTTGTTATTATCAATAGCTATTTTATATGTCCCTATAGTAGCCTTACGTTTAATGATCGCTCCATTTAACATCTGCTTCTTAGCCCAGCTCCATGAACCTCTCAACCCAAATGTTCTTATAACCCAGTCATTTATCTTCTTCATTTCAAGTTATTTGTTAAAAGCGTAATATAAATATAAATACATAAATTGGATAGGGCTATTCACCATACCCTTATCAGTAGGCTCGTCATACTTGTCAAGCCAAAGACGAAGCGCTTCCCAATCGATATCCTTATGGTCACAGACCATGCAGGCTAGGTTAGCCCCGAACAGATCCCCTCCTCCACGTAAAGACTCGTTAAATCTCTTGGCTAGCCTTTTCTTGAACCCTTTATTGTACCAAATACCGGAGGTGGCGGCATAACAATAATAAGCGTTGTATTTCATTTTCACGCCCATCCTCTCAAATAAAGGCGTATGCCATATCCGGTCAAGGAAGAATACTATTCCACGATAGATAAAGGTTCGCAGGTTCTTTCTGTATCTTTTCCCCATGAAGTTATCCACACAAGATATAGTTCCGCCTGAATAGTACCAGTTATTGGCGCCTCTCTTAACCTTATCCGTCATCTTGAATTTATTCTTTCTGTCTTCCACCCTATCCCAAGGTTTCAGCTTATCCTCATTAAATGTCGGGCAATAATGATAGTAATGATTGATCCATGAAAGGTATGGGTTGTATATCGTGTATCCATTATCACTTACATATGAGTTTATATCATACCCAAGTTCCTTGGCTAGAATAGATCCTTCATCAGCTAGTACCTTCAATATCGGGTTCAAGTTCCATATCTGGTCTTGACTGACGAACATCGAGTAGCATGGATCCTCATCCTCCCCATACCATCCTCCCATACCGCTCACTATTTTATCCAAATCAAGTGAATAATCTTTCCCGGGTAAAAAATCATCTCTAAGAAAAAAACCTCTATATGGGATCATATCATGTATGCCGGGTTGGTCGTCAAATATGAACTTAGCGTTCTTGGTCAATCTAATCAATGTTTGCAAGACAGAGGATATATCTATGGGTGCATATTCACACCCATAGACCTTATTATTTATCCAAAGATATTGAAGAAGCTCGGCTATATTAATAGTCCCGTCCTCCACATATCCTGTCTTGTTATCGAAGTTTATTTTGGCTAGAGGTATATTACTTCCTTGTGGTTGGTCGCTTTTTTCATTACAACAATGTACGAACCTGTCAAAGAATATATCTTTCCAACCAAAATATTTATCCCTTATCGTCATAAGCCTATTTCTTGTCGTATAACGACATGACGTTAATAAGATCAGCTTTTCTGGCCATCCCCTCAAGTTTATTAAAGCCATCCATGTTATCTCCGCTGACGATGATAGTAGGATATACCTCTATACCGTACTTGGATATCTCCTCCTCCGTGGCTTTGTTCTCCGGGATCTGGTTTAACGTAACCTCACCCTCATACTCCTGTAACGTGTTGGCGATAATATATCGCATGTAATCGCTGTACTCAGCGTCTTTCTTCGTGAAAAAATCAATTCTTACCATCTCAAATAGTTTTTAATTTATTAATAATTAAATCCGCTGTAAATATAGCATTATCTATCTCATCTACACCCATCCTCCTCCCATCGAAACTGTTAGATAATAAATCCTTAACAATCTGATATCTACGCTGCTCCCAATTTACGTTTACATCAAAATTCAGATTCTTTACATAATCATAACTTAATTCATTATAACTGTAACTGAGATACTTAACTATCGGGAATAGGCTATCATCAATAGTGCGCTTGATTACATTAACGTATTTACCTGTTCTTTTGTCGATAGCTCTTAATCTCTCATCTACTACTCTTTCTCCCGACTCTTCCATTCTATTAACCCTTTGTTATGTTTATCGTAATATAATAACGCTATGGCATTCCATGCTACTTGAGCAAGATGCATACACCCTGTATCCGAATCAAACCTCTCTCCTTTTGCATAAGCGACCAAGTGTCGCATGGTCGCCGCAAAATACCTATTGAATCCATCAGGTATATCTTGCCATGAGTTATCAGCGTACTTCTTGGCTCCTTCCGTATATACCCTCACGATGTCCTCTATCTCAGCCAAAGGAAGGAGATCCCACCGGAGTTTACCGTCGGCCCGGTCGTCCTTGCCGCTGCCGTCTTTCCCTACGAGCGGCCCGCTTTCCTCCACTGCGTCTCCTATTTTTGGCCTCCCGAAATTCACCGCCTCATCTGCCGTCTCATCATCAATAAGCCTTAACTTGATAGCCCTTTTTAACGAGACAACCATCTCCTCATCAACCCAAATGGATTTATATGTTTCATCAAATAACGGTTTTATTTTCATCATTCCCGTATTGTCGGCGGTCTCAACTACCTCAAACACATCGCCATCATAGACCACCATTTGATACTTATAAAATTCCTCTTTCATTTTAAATTCCTTCTTGTTTTATTATTATTACTGGATCATCATTAAAAGGAGACAGTATTCCAATATGCAGCAATATGCTTCGCTCATCCCCATCATTCTTTTCTGCTTTAAAGCCATTGATAACACATTTGTCACTAGATATAATAAAACCGTCTGTATCAGGATTATTTTCAATTGTAACCCATCCCTTTTTAATCGGTTCATATCTCTTTAGTTTATCAGTATCATCTTTCGTTAACCAATATTCCTCAAAAATAGTATCCGGATATTTGGCTTTTATCTCCTCGTAAGTATCATACCATGTCACGTTATTAAAATTTTAAATTTTATTTATTAAACTCACATTCGTATCACAAGATGTTTACTCTAACTGGGTTAAACGCTAACCCACTATCGACTATCTTACTGACGTAAGAATCACCGAATACTTTCCTGCCTATCCCAACAGCTCCGTTGATATCAGCATTTAGCATCTTCCCTATAGAGCTTTGGAATAATCCACGTTTCTTTCTTTTACCTAGATAAATATCATGCTTGCACAGTTTCTCAAAAGCCAGATGATCTACCTTGGAGGTATAGGATTCCTCATTGGTTCGAAAGTCTATTCCAACCAACTTACACTTATAGGATATCTTTTCAACAAGTTTTGAGAATGGAATCTCTACAAACTTCTGGTTTATCCTCTTTCCTAGATTTATCCCATTCTTCCATCCTTTATTCAAACCCACAACAAGGTTTCCAATATTGTTTTCAATACAGATATTTACAATAAATCTGCTAACCTTGTGGATTTTATCTTCAATCCAAAAATTCCTGTAATTGTTTAGCTGCCTAAGTCTCTTTGAAGTTCCCTTATCTCCGATGTAAGACATCAATCTAGCTTTCTTTTTATTGTACCACTGATTAAAGGACTTGATAATCTTGCCGTTTACAATGAAAGGCTTGATACCTACATTGCTTATACATGTACATAAATTATTCAATCCCAAATCAATCGAAAGAACATTATCCTTATCAAGATTAAGATCCTGCTCCTTCTTCTCATAAATAACCTCAACCACATAGCAAGTTGCTTGCGGAATTATCCTAACCTGACATAATTTATTATCTCCTATGTTTGTTTTGATTGGTGAAATTATACTCTTGACAAAATGGATGTAACCATCTTCTTTCAATCTGCAAGCAGAAGTCGTAAAGACTACCATATTCTGCTTCTTGCCTCGTTTGTACTTCGGCAATTTAGGTCTTGATAAAAATTTAGAAGGATTCTTCTCATATTCCTTCTTCAATTTCATCCAAGACTTTATTACCGAAAATACTTGAGCTATGACTTGCTGAGATACCGCTGTCGGTAAATTCCTAAAATCAAATTGATTCTCCTTGCAGAGTTTAGTAGAGAACTCATATTCCTTTAGATAGTTACCATCGAATATCCCTTTCCTGACGTTGAAAAGAGCATAATTATACAACAAACCTGATTTAAGGCAGATATCCTCAAACCGGTTGTCTTTTACGATATGTCTTTCAACTAATCTCATTTTTAATATCTTATAGTATAAACATAAACATTATTTATGAAATAAATAATTTATTCAACTATATTAATCCTCCAAAGTCATTATAATCTTATCTTTCCCGATAATAACCTCATTCCCGCTCCTTACATCAAAGCATCTCCCTTCATCTGCCTCCTTGAAATAAAGAGCGCCATTGTACTCGAACAAACCGAAGCCGTAATCGTCTAGCTTCATTTCGTCAAGTCTCTTGAATTTATACACCTTTCCCATATCTTTTGTATCTATATTTTGTATTACTAAGCACATCAAGAAGATAGATAAGATCGTCGCTATTAGTCCTCCATAAAATTCAGTAGAATCATCCTTCTTATTCCCTTCTATTATCAAATAGATAGAACCTGCCATTATTATAAAGGCAAAGGCTAACCCTATCATAACATTTTTCTGTTTTTTAGAAACTCCATCATATCCTCCACGCTAAGCTGGAAGCCGGCAGCCATCTTATGACCACCGCCACCGGGGTTGGCCTTGCGTGCCAGCGCCGAGACATCCACCTCCTCTTTGGTGGTATAGAATGAACATCTAAAGAATCTTCCGTTCCAGCAAAATGGCATCATCAGATCATGTTTCTTAGGGTTATACATAGATTCAAATGTAGTAGAGTTAAACTCCGTGGTATTCATACATATAGCCTTGTATCCAAATACATCAGCCTCGAATGAGAACATATTCATCTCCCCTCTGTTTTTCTCTACTATATACTCTATTATAGCCTCCCCGTTATTTATCATATCATTCACTAAGTTGTTATCGGCTTTATCTAGTACATCCTTAACAATGTCTACATCAAGACCGCAATATCCCCTCATCCCGTACTGGAACGCCATGACATCACTCCACTCGAACCGGTCGTGATCCCATACATCATAAGCGCTCAATAATTTTACCACGTCAGGGGTTTCGATATCATCGAAAAGATATTCCCACGTAAGCTCACAAGCCGCCGTTCCGATACGTCTTTTGCCTTTAACATTATAGTCCTTCATAGCTTCTATCGCCGTCTTATGGTGGTCTATCCATGTGACATCTACCCCCTTGTCTTTCCATTCGTCGAATAAGAATCTCGTTCTATCGCCAAATGATACATCAACTACAAATATCTTATCATACTTATTAACGTCAGGTATCTCCTTTCCATAATTGTAAGGCAGTAAATCAATATCCTTTCTCTTAAAATATTTATTTACTATGGCCGCTGACATTACACCGTCAAGATCAGCCTCATGATATATACACCCTATCATAATCATAATAATCCTTTTATTTGTTTCAACTCACATTCTATTATCTTGATACGACCAATGATAATATCTTTATCATTATCGTAATCATGATCTCCGTTCTTTTCTTTAGATAAAATATTATCTATTTGGGCTGACGCTAATACCGTCATCATGCAATGATTTGATTTAATTTTTTGTGATATATGTACGCCATTTATAGTGATTTGGACACAAATATCTTTTATCTCATCTATACTCATATTCATAATCTATTGTTTTTAATTAAAAAATCTATGTATTCTTTTATCTCCCTATTTCGATCATTACTCCAGTCAAAGGTCTCGTTTATGAATTTGAAGTACGATACCGGAATTGAATGCAACATCCATCCACAATACTTGCCGAATGTCATTAACGTAGAGCCAAGGGGATGATCCGGCCTTCCGGGAACAGGGGCGGCGGTTACGCCCTGCGCCAGCCCCCTCCTACGATCTTTCTTGGCGGCTTTGATATCCAGATCTGTTTTCGTTACCTTATCCCCCATCGGGATATTGGTAATTAGTTTATCGCCGATAAACATCCCCCATCCATATCCTTTGTAGTTCTCTATACTAAGTTTCCTTATATCACCGAACCTTGACGAGTTGTTACAACAATCAACGACCAATGCGCTATCCTTTCCGTCCTTTATCCTGACAGCTCTCCCAAGCCACTGATAAAACGACGAGAATGAGAATGTTGGTCTTCCTACTATCACACAATCCAGACCCGGATGATCGAATCCCGTACCGAGGGCGGAATAGTTGAACACTACCTTCGTCTTACCCGACTTGAACCTCTCAACTATAGCCTCCCGCTGCTTCTTTGGCGTGCCTCCGTGAACTACCTCCGCCATACCAGATCGGATCTTGGCGTTCATCCATTCGGCGGCCGTATTGCAGCTCTCAACAGAATCCATAAACACCAGTATAGATCTACATACGTCTTTTAATACCATCAATCGACGTAAAATAAGGTTGTTTAAGCCATTTTTTCTCACCGCCTCACTAATTGACTCAGCCGTATATTCGGAGCCGTTAGAATTAAGTTTAAGGGCATCTCCGTTGAAATCCCATGTCTCGTACTCAAGAGGAGTCCAGAACCCTTGCCTTATCATCTCCTCTACCTGTATCACGTGAATCAGGTTCTTGAAATATACCGGTCTCATACGAGTGATGAAATTAAGTTGGGAATATGATGTCTGTCCTATCGACATGTTTTTAAGTCTACATGGCGTGGCTGTAAACCCTATCACCTTTCTCGGCTTCAGCTCATTCATGAATGTCATGAACTCACTGCCGTCCTCAGGACTGTATCCGGCATGAGCCTCATCTATCAATACGTTTCTGATTCCCATCTCCTTAAGCTGACCAACAACTTTCTTGATAGATCCTAACGTGGCATATATCATGTTAGATAGCTCTTTCTTGCCACAGGAAGCGGAGTAGATGGTAGCCGGTATGCCATATGATGTAAGCTTGCAGTAGTTTTGTATTAGTAATTCGCGAGACGGCTGGAGAACCAGCGTCTTATCTCCCATCAATCTAGCCGCTTCTGCTATGAGGATCGATTTACCGCAACCTACCGGTCCGATGACTAATACTGGATCATGTCTATCAGAGTTTATGTAATCGGAGATACTTTTAACACACTCCTCTTGATATGGTCTTAACTTGTATATCATTTGGATCTGTAGTTATCAAAAACGTCTTTCACATACTCTAATCTTATCGCACACTCCCGACCATCGTCCATTTTCACCATTAAAGTTTCCTTGGTCTTGCTTATGGCTATTACCTCTCCTGTTCCTATCTGGGTATGGACTATATCGCCTAGCTTTATATTACATTTGATCATGGTCAAGTTTTTTATTAAATTCCTCTATCTTACTCCTGTCTGTCTCTTTGGTCATCTTAGCCTCTTCCTTGAACATGTCGTACCCTTCTCGGATATTGTCTCCAACCATATTCTCTATCATCTCCCTCATCTCATCGCTTCTTACGGCGAAAGATATCTGGAACGATTTACTTGTGCCTTTCATCAGATAATCAATTTCCTTCTTACACTCCGTCATCAACCGATCTAGATTATCGAATTTAACGAACTTAGAGTTGCCATTGGCTTTCCTTACCCCATCCTTGAAATCCTCCAACATCCCGTTAAACACATCTGCCATACACATCATGGAATGTAGCCATACCAACATCTTGAACTTATACTCATCGCCAGAGCCGTTCATTAGCTCAATAAGCGACTCGCTTCTTGTTAGCATGATCCTGGACTCCTTGTCAATAATATCTTTTATCTGTTTCCGGTATTTCATGGCTCCCACGAAATCCATTTTAGAATAACATTCATTCGATTTCTCTACCAGCTTCCTGATATCTTTTCTCGACATTAATAAATTTAATACATCTTTCTCTTCCATGATCTGATCTTTTTGTATTGCAAATATAATTAAAGCCTAGATGTTTACCTAGGCTTTTTAATGAAGTTAATCTTTTTTATTCTTTCTTTTAGACTCGTCCCAATCCGATGAGTATCTGCATGTCCCTTGCTTGTGGGTCGAGAAATCACACCAAAAGCACAAGGGCTTGGGGCGGGGTTCAAGGCAGGCCGGCTGGCGTCCCATGAGGAAGTGTTTCTCGTACTTATACTCTTGTTTGGCATCGTCCCAAACGTGAGCTTGGTAGCTATCAATCTTCTTTGTCTCGAAATCATACATATCAAGGAGAATATCGTTAAGTTCCTTGACCGATCTCTCCACTTTCTCCTTATCTACCTTCACGTTTTGGTTATCCAACATACGGGTAAAGAAATAGCTACACATATCCGGAAGTACCTTGTATTTCCTTAGTATGTAAAAGGCGTATATCGGGTGCTGGAGATTGTGAAGCAATTTATCCTTATCGAATAATTTTCTCCCAGACTTCCAGTCTATCGTATACATAGCTGTTCTGTCTTTTGTCTTATACTCACCTCTCCAGTCTACTGATCCTATGATATGTACCTTATCGTACGTAACACCATCCAAAGTAAGGGGCTTGGGCAACTTATAGGGCAAGACGAAGTCCTCCTCCACGCCGGCCGGTCTCGACCCCCGGATCACTTTCTCCATTGGCGTAAGATCGGACCATACCTTCTTATAATTGCCAGCAGCATCCCTCTCAAACAATCCTACAATCCATCTTATTAGTCTAGCCGCATGTTGCATGGACTCGATTTGGGATTTTACGCTATCGAAAGGAATCTGCTCTATATCGGCGTAATAGTTAAATGCCTTACTCATGTCCTCATAAGAAGGTCTGCATCCGTTCTTGAAGAAGTACTCCATCGTCTGGTGGATAACCGTACCATATGACGTAGCCTCATGCTTCTCCGTGGACCTATGACCCTCCACGTAAGTCTTGTACCATTTGTATGGACATTGGACGAACGTGTCTATCTGCGAGTAAGAGGCGGCGAGAACCTTCTCTCCGTTTATAACCTTACATAACAAATTATTCTCCGGTATTACCATAAAGTTTATCTATGTTTATATCAAGTCCGTATAAGTCTATTAATATATTTTGTAGACGGTGAAGATCCTTAATCTGAATAGGATCGCTTAGATCGTCTTCCAGATCCCTAAGGCTAAGATAATACCCATCATCAAAAATCTCTATAGATATTCCGTAGCCTCGATATACATCCCGTCCCTTATCACGCTTGAAACCAATAGTATCAAGTATATTATCATCTATCCCAATAGGCATGACATCATCCTCCCCGGAATACCATTTCATTATCCCATCATCAACCTCACGTTCAAGGACTAATGATCCACTTTCATTACGCATGCCGGTAACGCACCCTACTCTCCATATATTGCCAGCCTTGTCTTTTACAAGATCCCCTATCCTTAGTTCTTTAGCCGAAATCATACTCGTCCTCCTCGTTATAATCGTCATCGCAATCATCGACAAGAGGGGTTTCTAGCCCCTCTTCCCAATCATCATATCCAAAGTCCATTACTTACTCTTAAACCAATCATACAACATATCCGCAAAAATCCCTACAGTTAGTTCATCAACATGTTTATCACCGAAGACATCATCCGATATCCTTATACCAATCTTCTCTTCAATATCCATCAACACCTCTAATAAATCAAATGGATTCATAGCCAGATCAGATGATAAATTACTATCTTCTTTTACATCATCAATTACCTCTATATTATTAATGTAATTGAACTTATGCATTTTTTCAAATATCTCTTTTCTGGCTAGTTTCAATATTTTATCTCTCTCCATGATTATTTAGATAATTATATAATATATCCATAAATTCCCCTACCGTAAGTTTAGTATAAGGTTTGATGTTTAGTGTCTCATCAGGTATAGATATACCCATCCTTCTCTCTATTCCCATCACCACCTCTACGTAGTCCAAGGAATCCATAGCCATGTCAGTCGCCAGCCCATCCTCGTTATCGATCTCGGCAGCATGATTAAGACCCGTAAACTCACCCATCTTCTCAAATATCGTTTCCTTGACTATTTTTTCAACTTCTTTTCTTTCCATACTAAATTGATATTTTTAATCTTCTACCTAATTCTTTTTTTATATCTGATATCCTTTCGATATCCATCTTAACATCTCCAGTAATAGTATATTCCTTATCCATTTTCTTAGGAGGATCCGGGAGCCGGCTTATGGCGAACAACCATGCCAG